GTAAGCTAATAAGACCAGTAGACTTCTACATAAAAAGAGGTTTCTCCTCTGAGATTCTTGACATCTTCGACGTTGGGATATGTAATGATCCTACGAAAGAGATGCATGGTAGAGTAGTATTTCCAGTTTACGATCCAACTGGAAAAGTCTTTATCGGATGTGTTGGGCGAACCCTCATAAGTGCTCCAGATAAGTGGAAGAACCAAAAGGGATTTAAGAAATCTCACCACCTATATGGTTTATGGTTAGCTTTTCAGGCCATTTGCCAAGCGGGCCGGATTATACTAGTAGAGGGCCAAGGTGACGTGATTAGATTCCATCAGGCCGGGATAAAGAACGCTGTTGGGATTTTCGGGTCACGCCTATCAGATCATCAGGAGCTTCTACTGCAGAAAACTGGGGTTACAAATGTGACCACTGTCTTTGATCGGGATGAAGCTGGAGATAAGTGCAGGGAAGATTGTAACAAGCTCAGTCGCCTATTCAACGTGAAACATGTTGTGCCCGACATCGACGATGTTGGAGAAATGTCAGTAGAAGAAGTTCAAAGGTTGAAATTATGACACAAATTGTTTGTATGGCCGGAAGCAAAGAGTCTGGTAAAACGACAGCGGCGAACTTCCTCCATGGGCATCTCTTGAAGCTCAATGAGGTCATAAAGGAATATGAGATCACCAAAGCTGGTGAGCTTAAGGTTAATACTCATTACATGAAAGATGGGGAAGTCAAGGAGGATATGGGGGTCTTAGACCTTTCCAGAAAGGACGATTTGTACGTTCAGTACGCCGATCAGAGGATTTGGCCATATGTGAAGATGTATAACTTCGCTGATGCGTTGAAGGAGCTTTGCATCACAATGTTCGATATTTCCCATGAGCAGGCTTACGGCAGCTACAAGAATAGCTTGACTAAGCTGAAGTGGGAGAATATGCCGGGTGTCGCAAGCTCCACCCAAATCGAAGATTTGTCCTTATCGACTGAGGACCTAGAGAAGCTAGGTATTCAGTCACATAAGCCCGGCTTCATGACCGCTCGTGAAGTCCTCCAATTCGTCGGCACCGACATCTTCCGCCGCATGTACGAGCCAGTCTGGGTCAAGCTCCTCATGAACAAAATCAAAGCGGATTCTCCACTTGTCGCCGTTATTGCTGATTGCCGCTTTGATAATGAAGCACAGGCAGTAAAAGATGAGGGCGGCACTATTGTGCGACTTACACGACGACCCACAAGAGACAACCATGCATCTGAAGATGGGTTCAAAGAATTCTCAGATTTCGACTTGGTTTTGGATAACGAGATTCTTGGCATCAAAGATGCAAATCAGCAACTGCTAGACTTCTTGGTTCAAAAGGGCCTTAACGAGTTCGTAGCAAAGGCTGAATAATGATTTTGACCTACCTACGCTCTAGTTCTATCGGCACTTATGCTATGTGCCCCCAGAAGTACTTATTCACATACGTTCTAGGTATGAAGGATAAGGACAATGGTAAGGCCATTATGGGTTCGACCACTCACAAGGTGCTCGAACTACTAGGGAAGCAGAGGATAGCTACGCAGAATAAGAAGCGAAGTTTCGAGGATGAAGAGTTTGGCAAAATTGGCCACTCTAAGTGGAATATTGAATATTTCAACGAGATCTCTCACGCTTACTATGAGAAGATTTATCCGGGGATTATGCCACATAATTCTAAGAAGCTAACTCTTGAGTGGTCTCATCTAGCTGTTACTCGACTCGATGGGGAAATGGACCCGAGGAATCAAAACATCCACGCTGTAGAAGAGTTCTTCGAGGTAGAGGTTCCTCACGAGTGGGCGAATTACTCATACAAGGTTGGCGACGAAGTCATTGAGGGTCGATTGGGACTCAAGGGCACGGTTGACCTGATTGTGAAAGAAGATGATGTCTTCTTCCATATCATGGACTATAAGACTGGCCGCAGGTACAACTGGGCCACAGACAAGGTTAAGACCTATGACTGCCTAGCGGAAGATAAACAGCTCTTACTGTATTACTATGCTTTGCGACTTAAGTATCCGGACAAACACTTCTACATCTCAATCTATTACATCAACGACTACAAGATTGATAAAGTAGATGTACCCGGAGGTATTTTTACTTTCGCGTTCGATGATAGCGATTTTAAAAAGGCTGAAAGCATGATTAAGGAGCAGTTTGAGACGATCAGGGACGATAAATTTCCCAGAGTGATCAGTAAAACCTGCAACCATTTCAAGTGCCAAAGACTGTGTGCTTTTTCCCAGATCATTCCAGAAATTTCCCCAGACGTGCCAGCCTGTATCTTTATCCGTAGCGAGATTGAGAGAATTGGTATAGATGCAGTCACAGAGAAGTATGCCGACTTGAATAGGATGAAGGTATACTCTGGTGGCGGAAGAAACGAGGTACAACTTGAGCCAAAAGATTAACGACGATCAATGTGGGATCAAAAGATGTTCGGAGTATTTCGCCGACATATACATTAAAAAATGCAATGATGAAGCATGGAATTCTATTTTGGAACCTTGCGAGGATCGCGACCCCACGCTCAATGAAGAAAAAGTCCTCGAAGAAAGCCATAAGATTTGGAATAAAAGAATTTCTAGAATACTTTGTCGAGCATATGGAGACGGGGTAATAAATAGCGAACAGCTTCATATTCTGACATCAGCATTCGATCCTTCGCAAGATCATAAGGTATACGGACCAAATTTCAATAAAGGATTCAAATGAACTACGAGAATATAATCGTCCATGACCTTGAAACGACTGGTGTGGACACCAGCACGGCACAAATTGTACAGATCGGTGCTATCTGCGTCGACGCCAGAAGACTTGAGATTATTGAAGGCAGCGAATTTGACGTCCTTATTAAGCCTTTGTATGGAGAAGAGTGTGCTAAAGCAGGTCTGCAAGAATTGACTGACGGAGCTATTAATATCCACAAAAAGGGCCACGCTTTATTAGCAGAGAAGGGCGTAACCCTAGAAACTGGGCTATCTAACTTTGTTTCCTATGTGAACACTCATAACTACGGGAAGACTAAGTGGAAAAGTCCAATCCCCGCTGGCTACAATATCAATGGGTATGATACCCCAATCCTGAAAAGAGATTTGGCAAGAACTGGACTATCTAGCCCATTCCACCCATCTATCTCAATCGACGTACTCCAATTAATGTGGATGTTCTTCGAAAATGATAAGAACGTAACCCGCCTATCCGCCGACTCACTCATTAGAAAGCACATGGGATGGAAAGACAAGGGAGAATCCCACGACGCTCTCGGGGACGTAATCATGACAGCGGAAGTCCTCATTAAATCAATGCGACTAATCCGCAAAGCCGTAGGTACTGTCAAGTTCGAAAATTGTTTCGCCCTCTAGTACCAGACGGAGTCTCTATGGATATCCTCGAAAAATATGAAGCCCTTATAGCCGATCTTGCACACTCTCTCTATAGGAAGACCCACCTATATGACTTTAAAGACCTCTTCCAGATAGGTCTGCAATCGGCTATAAGGCTTGAAAAAAAGTTTGACCCAGTCAGGTCGCAGAGGAGTACATTCTTTACTCTCTGCGTTCGAAGAGATATGGTCAAATTTATCAAAAAGCATAACAAAGCTTTTACCAATACAATCCTCCCAAGTGGGATTGGCTCAAGCGATGAGCTTCAGCTCTGGGAATCTCTACCTGATCTCTGCCCCGAAGATGCAGAGATGGTCAGGATGCTCTCAGAAGGCCACAGTAAAAGAGAAGTGGCTAGACGACTACAGCTACCACTGAAAGAAGTAAAAAATCGGCTAATCAAGGTTGGGGAGTTAATATGCTCAAAAGAGTGCTAGTTGGATCTGAAGCTTCTTATCTGAATACTGGGTACGCTTCTTACGGTCGTGAGCTTATTAGGCGGCTTATCGCTACCGGCAAGTATGAAGTAGCCGAGATCTCCTGCTACGGATCTGCCGATGACGAAAGACGTAGGGAAATTCCTTGGAAGAACTACCCAATGGCTCCCTCTAAGGGCGATTCTGACGAGGTAAAGCAGATATATGCCTCTAATCCGGCCAACCAATTTGGGGCATGGAGATTCGAGAGGGCCTGCCTAGATTTTAAGCCAGACTGCCTAATTATGCAGAAAGATCCATGGATGGATTCTTGGGTGAAGCATTCGCCATTTAGACCATTCTTCTCTTGGTCTTGGGCCAGTACGGTGGACTCAGCCCCGCAGAATCCAGAATGGATTAATCAATTTGCCGATGCTGACTACTTCTACACTCTCTCAGAGTGGGCCGAGGGGGTCATCAAGGAGCAGGCTGGCGATTCAGTAAACCTAGTTGGTTCTGTGACGATGTGTGCTGCTGACGAGTTCAAGCCAGTCCCTAACAAGGCGGCACATAGGCTCTCTATGGGTCTAGATCCCGATTGGAAAATTATTGGGACCGTCATGAGGAATCAGCGAAGAAAGCTCTTCCCCGAACTCCTAGAGGCCTTCGCTCTTTATCTAGCCACTACCGGAGATGAAAAGACTTATCTCTATTGCCATACGTCATACCCAGACAATGGTTGGGACCTTCCACAATTGATGATGAAGTACGGTATATCATCTCGGGTCCTATTCAGCTATGCCTGCGAAGAATGCGGCAAATTATCAATCAGCAAATTTAGCGATACGATCAAGCAATGCAAGGGCTGCAAAAAGTATGCAGCAAAGCTATCTAGTGTAAGTAATGGTGCTACGACCGCTGAGTTGGCCAAAATCTATAACCTGTTTGACTTATACATCCAATATTCAAACTCAGAGGGAATGGGCATAGGCCAGCTTGAGGCGGCTGCTTGTGGAGTACCAGTTATGTCTACTGACTATTCCGCAATGGAATCCATCGTCCGTAAAATTGGCGGATTCCCAATTCCACTCAGGGCAAAAGTCCTAGAGCTTGAAACTGGGTGCTATCGAGCAATTCCAGAGATAGACGAGGTTGTCTCCTATTGGAAGATGTTTTTCTCTTTACCGGAGAGTGATAGGGCGGCGATATCTGAGAAGACTTTGTCTGAGTACTCTCGCAACTTCAATTGGGACGAAGTAGTCGGAAAGTGGATGGTTTCACTCGACCAGTCTCCAAAGGGGGCTTGGGATAAACCATTTAGACAAATCAAGATCCCGGATGACAAAATCCCGAATTTCACCAACAATAAGGATTTTCTTGACTGGGCTATTTCTTCCTATTTGCCCCATTCTAATCTGATTAACTCATATGAGGCTAACTGCCTACTTAGGGATCTGAACTTCAAATCCTATAAACCCAACCCATGTGGTTTCTTCTATTCGGAGAACTCTTACTTTAATAGGGTTCCTTTTGTAGATTTCAGCAGAGACCACGTTATCAAAATGTTCAAGGGCAAGGCTGAGACATTCAATTTCTGGGAAAGCGTGAGATGTGGCAAGAGGAAACTACAATCGGAGGACTGGCTCAATGATTAGTACAACTTGTAAAGATTGTGTCTTTAAAGAAATGCATGGTAAGGTTCAGACTGGATGCAAACTACTTATTCTTGAGAGATTCAGAGATGCCGGAGAAGAACTATCTAGATACCAAGACGAAGAGTCTACCTTCTACAAGGTGGATCGCATCTGTATGTGGCGAAGGTCTGAGCCAACCGAGGATATCGAAAAAGATGTCTATATCAAATCTAACATTGTGGTAATGCATGATGAAGGTGACGATCTGGACCAAACCCTAGAAGATATCTATAATCTTGACACTCCCAAGCCTCCGAGGGTTATAGTATGTCATACAACCAAAAATTTGCTTGAGGGTTACGACAAATGGTCTAAGAAATTTGGCCCACAAAGATTCTCCTGTATCATGTTGGTTGAATCTCTATATAGCGGCTCTGGATGCGATGAAGCGTTTAAGAGATCGAAAAATGGCTGGATCTTTTTCATCAAATCTGGCGATAGAGTAGATAAAGATATGCTGAATGCTCTAAACTACTCTGTGAACTACAAAATGAGTAAGCATTTAGCGACTACCGGAATTATTAGTTATATGGCCGTTGCCTATAAATTACTCAAAGGACAAATGGGAAATATCCACGAGACATTGCTCGAAATAAATGGGGCTACAAAAGACTGGAAAGAAATCTATGAAGATTATCGGCTATACATTTCGGGACAAAGCTCCTAAGACTAGTCCATTTGTCGACGAGGTCGTTATTCTCAAAGAGTATAGCGAGCTACAGGGCGACTATGCGATAGACATAACTCTGGGAGAATTAGCAGAAGACCCAAGACCTTGGCTCAAAGATGCAGCCGCCTATTATGGCGACTATTTCGACCAGTATGGTACTTACTCTCTGCACAGCATGTTCCCGTCAATAAGGACAACTTATCCCGGAATGATTTATAAGACATCTCTGCTGGTGGAATGTAAAACCAAAAACCCGCTAGAGGAGATCTGTAAGAATAATACCATTTCCTATATTCCTCGCCCAATGTTTAAGATTGTAATATGAGCACCTATATATTGCTTTCTGCTGGGGCAGGAAGGTCTATGCAGACTAGAGGGGCTAAAGCCCTATTAGAGTATAATGGACTTACTGTGCTAGACCATCAGGTCAAAACTATACAGAGGTTTGACAAGAAGGCAGACATTCTTGTCGTAACTGGGGTTGGTCATGACAGGATCGTCAAACACATCAGTAAAAGAGAGTATGACATTCGTGTTCTATTCAACTATAACTACAAGCTAACTAGCCAGACCGAGAGTCTCAGGCTAGCCCTAAATGCAATAAGGCATGACGCAGTCTATATCATTCATGGAGACATGATTTTCAATGAGGCGAGTCTGTGTTGCTCGAATAGGTCATCTCTGGTGCTGTCGTCAAATGATGACAAGAAAAGTGTCGGAGTCGCATATTCAGATGGAATGGTTATCCATTTGTCCTATGGCCTTCCAGAGAAGTGGGGCCAAATAGCCTATATCTGCAAAAAGGACTTTCAGATCGCTAAGAGGACGATAAACTCGTTCAGAAACAACAAGATGACTTTTGAGTACATCAATATGCTCTTAAAAGAGATTACGATGTCTATTGTCTATGATGGTGTTAAAACATTGGAGATAAATAAAGACTATGAAAACGCTAGTGATAACATCTAAAAATGACTTTAGAATTCATACCCTGATGGCTCCACTAAAGAGTCTTATGGAAGTCGGATTCATGGCCAAGTACGATGGCCAATCAGTTTCTGATTTCGGTGCAGACTTGGTATTCACTGATGAGCCAGAAAAGACGCCCGGAGCATATGACCTCAGCAAAATTGGCTCTATCCGCCCGTTCATCAATCTAATATCATATACTGAGCCACACAATACGCCAAAATATGAGTCTGATATCTCATACATCGGTCCAATATCCGATATGGACTCTTCATTGTTGGACCTATATCGACTCGGATACAATGTGAGGAACTTCTTTGGGTCAGCTTCTCTTTTACCGTGCTATTCTGGCTCTATCCAGATTGGCGAGTGTTGGTCCATCTATAAGACGGCTAAAGTCTCGCCGATTCCTAGATCAGATATTGGATATAGAGAGCTGGACATAATCGCCGGAGATGGGAACCCCCTGAAGTTTTCGACAAAAGAAGAGTTCATATCTGAAGCGATCAAGGGGATTAAGGGCAAAAAATTTAAGCATACTATGTCCAAGACCAGCATTTTTGCTGGTCATACAAATTTTGACAGACTTTCTCAGATCGTTCATGATCTAGGGTTTTCTGCAGTGGCCAAGAAGATACTAGAGGACAAAAAATGCTTGGTTTAATAGTGGCCGATACTAACTTTTCAGAACGATCAATAATGGCGTTTGAGGAACTTAACAAGAAGGCTAGGGGGCTAGATGAGGCTTCTTTGTTCTACGTGAACCTAAGCTCTCAGGTTCTGCCAGCCGACTTCTCCATCATGAATATCACAGAGATCGCCAATGCATATGATTGGACTCTAGTAGCGACTTGCCTAATGTCAGCCGATATACTCAAAATGGCGACAATAAGGGCCAAAAAAGCGTATTATATGATGGATCTGGCCTTTTTAATGAAACCGTATGACTTTGTGAAGACATATGAGACCTTGTCTAAGCTGAAGCTCATCGTAAGGTCAGAACATCACCAAAGGTTCATCAAGAACCTATTCAATCTTGACTCTATTGTTTTACCGTTTGAGTTGGATAAGATATGCAATACGCTATAGTTAATTCTGCGAAACTCCGTTTCTCCTATTTGGATGAAAAGAAGTCTGTTCCCACCATCGCTGTCGAAATGGGCACTAATGAAACCAAGATTAGGCGAGCCCTAAAGTTCTTGGGGGTTCCAATCCGCTCTTATGCGGAAGCTCAGAGTGTAGCCATTTCTCAGGGGATCGCTAAGCATCCCACCAAGGGGAAAAAGCTCTCCAAGGAAACAATCAATAACATTTCAGCCCAAAGATCAAAAGCTTGGCTTGATTTGCCGGAAGATGAAAAGCAGAAATTCCGCGACCTCAAAAAGGAACAGTGGAATAATATGACCGAGTCAGCTAAAGAGAATCTGAGATCAGCAGCCTACGCAGCGATCCGAGAATCAGCCGAAATTGGGTCTAAAACTGAGAGGTATGTATCTGCCGCTCTTGAAGAAGAGGGCTATGGCGTAATCATTCATGCCAGAAATCTCATACAAAGTCAGGCTCTTGAGGTTGACATGTTCATCCCTGACCTTAAAACTGCTGTAGAGATTGACGGCCCGTCACATTTCGAGCCGGTTTGGGGACCTGATCGGCTGAGAAAGCAACAGTCTGCTGACACTGCTAAGCAGGGATTGTTGATGAATAATGGGTACGCCCTGATAAGGGTAAAACAATTGGATAGGTCGATGAGTGTTAAAAGAATGAAGGATGTTTATGAGTTAATCCTGTCTGAACTTAGGAAGATTGAAGTTGAATTTCCTCCACTCGGCAAAAGGATGATCGAGTTGGAAATTAAAGATGGTGTTACTAGGAAGATTTAGGCTATAATAGATCGAGGAAACGAATGAGCACTGAAGAAAAGACAGTTCCGGATTATTTATCTCCAGAGTGGGACACTTATGCGATGTCTCAGTTTGCCCCAAATGAACTTCAGGAAGGGCATCCTAACGCTGCTGGACTTCGTAGGGTAGCAGAACTACTCCTAGGACCAATTCTCAAGAGTGGCCCAACTCAGGTATTTCCATCTGAGGGGAATGGCCCCACTAGAGCTACTGTCGTTTATTCTGTCACATTCTCGTGGAAAGCGGACGGTACTATCAGAGAATACTCTGAAGTGGCTGACGTTTGGCACGGGAACACTGACGCACTCTTCTGCGGATACGCTGTAGCGACCGCCTCCACCCGAGCAGAGGGAAGAGCCCTCCGCAAGGCTTTAAAGCTTAAGAAGTGTTCCGCAGAAGAGTTGAGCAAAAATGATGTGGCCAAAATTGTGGCTGAAGAAACAGTTGAGAAGATCTCGAACGAGCAAATTAGTTTCATTGATAGCAAGTGTAAGAAGCTTGATATCAATGTGATCGCCTTTATTAACTCTGGGGAGAAGCAATATCGCAGCATTTACGACGTGACGAGAGATACAGCAGCAAAGATGATCAAGAAGTTAACAGAGTTAACGAATGACAAAACTTTGATCGGCGAACCAATCAAAGTTTATACCGAATGGAGATAGGGCTGTCGCCCTTCCCAGTGAATTTTTTAGAAAGCGAAGCAATGAGCAGAACTGATACACAAACATCCAACAAGATCAAGTCCCCTGTTAAGTACTACATCGAATTCGGTGGTGCCGAAGGGATTTGGGCCTATTGGGACGGTGAAAAGAATGTGAGGTTTGATACCCTCGAATTCGTGGTAATGGATATTCGATCGTCAATCGGTGGTTGGAGCGATTCTAACAATTGTCGCATCAACTCCAACATTGTTAAGTCTACCGTAAAGAATCCACTGACTGTCAGGGCTGGCAAGGTGGTCCTCGCTGAGGGACTTTACGCTGACATCAAGAATGACGTAGTAGCGGCAGGAGGTAAGTTCGTCACTAACATCTTCGCAATGGCTAAGATTGATGAAGCTTGGACCCCGGTCGATATTCAGTTGTCTGGGGCGTGCCTGCGAGACTGGTCAGCCTTCGTCGAGGCGAGTGGAAGCATCTTCAAGGTATACGAGATGGTCGTTTCTGCGACTCGTGGCGAAGCCCAGAAGAAGGGGGCGGTTAAGTACTTCACTCCTACTTTTACTGCTGGAGAATTGGACGCCGAAGTGGCCGCAGCAGCAGATGAATTCTGTAGAGATAAGCTGATTCCTTATCTGAACCAGTAAAATAGAATGGTCTAATTAACGATCAGATCACACTGAAGGGTGGCGAAAGCCACCCCTTCTCGTTGGATGAGCCTATGCTAGATTTCCTTATAGTCGGGGCAGGATGTTTCGGGGCGACGTTTGCTAGAGTTGTGAAAGACCATGGCAAAAGTTGTTTGGTCATCGATAAGCGGGAGCATATAGCAGGAAATTGTTTCACCACTAAGCAGAACGGGATTGATGTCCATGAATATGGTGCCCATATATTTCATACCTCGAACGAAGAAGTATGGAACTTTGTTAATCGCTTCAGCAAATTTAATAATTACAGGCACACAGTTAAAGTTTCAAATTTTGGCAAGATCTACTCATTTCCCATAAACTTAATGACGCTATATCAGATGTGGGGAGTCCAAACTCCCGAGTCGGCCCACCATGCTCTTCAGCAAAGACAAATTCCATCCGTGGAAGATGATCTGGAATCCTATATCCTATCTCAAATAGGATCTGAACTCTATGAAACATTCGTACGAGATTACACGTTGAAACAATGGGGAACCGATCCTAAAAATTTGCCAAAATCCATCATCAAGCGTCTTCCAATAAGACTATCATTTGATGACAGGTATTTCTTGGATACATATCAGGGCATCCCTGTTGACGGCTACACATCTCTTTTTACTGAAATGCTTTCTGGAATTCGGGTCGAGACTGGGGTCGATTACTTCGCCAATAAGGGCCGACTAGATCGATTAGCAAAGAGGGTTGTTTATACTGGGCCAATTGATCAATATTTTGACTATGATTTTGGCAGACTAGGCTGGAGGAGTCTACGATTTGAGACTGAACTCGTAAGAAAGCCAGACTATCAGGGGTGTAGTGTGATGAACTATACTGATAGAACTCCATTTACGCGGATATGTGAGCACAAGCATTTCACAGGAGTGCTTACAGATACGACAGTGATAACAAGAGAATTTCCGTCAGATTCTGGAGACGAATTCTACCCGATTCGAACCAAGCATGACATAATCACCTATAATAGGTACAAGGCACTTACTTCTTTGGGAAGTACCATATTCGGTGGCCGATTAGGCCACTACAAATACATAGACATGCATCAAGCGATTGGTGCAGCTTTAAAGGCGGCGTATGAAGTATTATAGACTAGTGTTTAAAAAAGACAATTTAGGAGTATCGTTTTCTGAAATTTCAGAGCAGACGATAGATGATGCCACTTTTTCTAAAATGAATTGGGATAAGCCGATTATCAGACAATTTGATGGCAGATATCACCACTTTATCTCCTTGCATAGAGATTATTTAGAGTGCATTTTACTTGGAGTCGGCGTGTATCAGGAGTTGTCAAGTGGGATTTGAAATACAGGCAGATGATGTCCTATTCCTATATGCCCTTATAAGGGCATTTAAGATAAAGACAGTTCTAGAACTTGGCGGTCTGGATGGCTTTTCTGCTAGATGCTTTTGTTGGGCAGGAGCAAAAGTTTGGAGCGTTGATGTGAACTCATTTTCAATCAACCATCCAGACCATATTATGATTTCCAAAAATATATCTGATATAAGAATTGAGGATATAGGGTCATCCATTGAGATGATATTCTTTGATGCTCACTGCTACGAAGAGCAGACTAAATGTCTTGAGCTTCTAAAAAGAGAGTCAGTTATTACAGATAGCACGATGTTGGTATTTCACGATACGGCAGGACACCATCAGATATCTGAAAAATTGATGGTTAATGACTTGATATCTTCTGGCTACAGTTGCTTACATGTCCCGACAGAAAAGGGGCTAAGTATTTGTAGAAAAACTATTCCGCTGGAGATAGTGTGATGCAAGAATGCATATGCTCACAGCCCGGATGGTGTAGTCGCCATTTTGAAACTAAAGATAGGAAAAAATGGCTAATGTGCCTAAAGAATGAAGGACATAGGCATAGCCTAGATCTTAAATTTGGTACACCATATCACATGATGACCCAAGATCAAATCTCTTGTGTACACAGGTACGTAGAAGAAGAAAAGCATCTTCGTAAATTCATTCATGATTATGACGAGCGGATCTTAGACGAATGTAAGATCCTACTTCTCGGACATCGCCCCGATCAATATGACGGGGAAGATAGAAATTATCTGTATCTTACTTTACTGCAGGACATGGACCTAGGGACCTATAGACAATATCAAAACAATTGTTTTGCAGAATCTAGAGCTTTTTTAGCAGATATGCCAGAAGCAGAGTATGTCGGAGTTGTTACAGCTTCTTGGAATAGAAAATTTGGACCCAATAAAATCGATAATTTTCATAACTGGGATAACACCAAAATCTTGTTCAATAGTGGAGACAAAAACATAGTTTTGACGGCAGAAAGATCGTTATTTAAACATAACGACATTTTTCTGCTATTCAACAAGGGCTGCATAAGAGACTTTGAGAAATTCGCTATCTCTCTTACCGGTGAAGTATGCAATTTTGGTCTTTGGTCCAATCAGATAATTTGTCACAGGAGTGTGTATCTCAGATTGCAAGAATTCTATAGGAGGGTATTCCCGCTGGTGGTCCAAAAAATATTCTCGTACAACTTACGATCTGTAAAATGTAGTGGTATGCACAGTGACCAGAACCTGATCTACTCTGGCCCCGAAGTGGGTTTCAATAATAGAAAAGAAGGACTTTTCTTTGAATTTCTAACCAATCTATGGTTCGCATCTCAGAAGGATCTGATGATTCTACCTAATGCGGTCTGCAATACTGATTGGTACTTCCATTAGTCCTTCCATTAGTCCTTCCAGTAGCCAGCAGGACATGAATTAGCGGCCCAACTAGCTTTAGTGGGAGTATGACATCCACATTTCGTACATCTGTCTCCAGACAGAAAAGGGCACGTACTGCAAACCTTCAGCCTCTCCTGCTTCGTTTCTTCTGATACATGGCTAAAGCCGCTTTTAGCATGTTGTTTTATCGCCGATCCTAGGTTTTTAGCTTGCTGCCACAGTGACGGCATACTATGGGGCTTCTCCAATGTCGGTGCGACTTGCGGAGACTCAATCGCTGGAATCGTAGTAGGCGATTCTTTTTTATTGCACTCAACAAATCTCTGGCCCGGACCACGACACTCTTCCCATCTGTTGAAATAGGCTGGACTATTTTGGCATAGCTTGTGCTGATGTGGAGATTTTTCGATCCCGTGCCTATTGCAAAAACCGGCAAGTGGACACGAGCAATCGGTCTTTTTGTTTTCTTCCATATCCTAAATCCTCTGGATTACATTGCCTCTGTAATTGTCACATGAATTACTGAAGAATCACACTGAACATATCTAGTTGCATCTAGGCATCCACAATTATTGAGATAATCTTCGGTGTGGTCTCCCCTGCTGTCTGATGCCGAGTTGAATATCATGCATTCGTCAATATTAAGCTTCCATGAGTTTCCAAGTACGCTACATAGGGTTCGACTTGGACAACATCCTGTCTCGATAGGATATGGAATGTATAAATAATCACCGCACTTATACGCTGCTACGCTTATATTCCCATCACTGATGAACGGCTGACCACCAGATTCACAGTAAGTATATGCTCCAGCTATTGGTTGTGCCCTATCGCATGCGGAGCATCCAACTGGCTCGATAGTCTCTCCTATTTCGTAAGCGACCCCTCCTGACGATGTCATATATCCGTAATATGGAGCTGAATCTCTTACCGTTGCAGTATTTGCAGATCCACTAGCTGGGCCAGCACAACATGTGTCACATGGTGTAGTGCAATAATCCACTATTCCTGTCCCAACGACTTCAGCATATATACCTCTGGATTTTGCTAGCGTTACACAGACCGACTGTGGAGCTAGTTCGTAATATCCAAGAATCCCTCCACAAGTGCTATCATTGCAGGTACAGGGAGGAGGTTTTATAAAGCCCCCGCAAGCAACACTTGGCACTCCATCTAGAACATATTCAAGTAAAGTTGGCGGATCTTGTAATAGGTCTCTCCTCCTCAAAACCGACTCGCAACATTCTACGTCCACCAATATTTTGAAGGGATTAAATAAGCAATTATCTTGTTCTGAATAGGCAGATTTATCAAGATAATATCCCATACTGCTAAAGTTGTTAGCCAAAAAGGTCTTTGGGCTTCCGACACTAGCATCGATAGAAGACTGAGAATGTAGACTCATAATATGACAAGCATCGGAAACTATAGAACAACTTTTAGTATCTGATGTATATCTAAATAATGATGTATTCACACCTATTAACGGAAGATAATCTTCAACAGTGATTATTACGTCATCTAATCCAACATTTTCAGTTATAGAAGTTTTAGCTGTTTCGTCACAAGCATTGATAAATCTCGTATTTTCTGCTTCTAGTATTATGTCTGGCATTTCGTTAGTTTCAAAATCTTGATATCCAGTGTACCAGTCTCCTAAAACCAATGATGAATTAGATGTACAAAGTTGTAGAGCCCCAAATCTAGATACTTTAGTACCTACAACATATTTCCTTCTTGGAAAGAACATTTTATTACAATAAAAGTCACTTCCACACTCTGCATGATCTTGTAAGCAACTATGGAATTTATTAGTCCAGTCTACCCCGAGTCTATTTGCTGGTGTGAAATATAAGCCAGTATCAAAAATAGCAGTACTACTATAGACTACTCCGGTCCCGCAAGGATTAGGAGGTGGACTGTTGTCTGTTTGATCTCCTAGATCAATGGCTGGAAAATATTTGTTACTAGGCACACCTGACTCATAGAATAGATTAAAATAATTCCACAGTCTGTCTTCGCCAGATGCTGGGGGTTCTCCTAAAATAAAATCTTGATTTGAATGGAGACCTTCTGAATAATGAGCATTGCAGACTCCCCTATATGACACAATGCCAGTTCCAGACATTTCTGGCTCAGAATAATATGCAGGAGTAACAGAGTCAGATGGGGTACAGAATGGGATCTCTACGCAAACAGTCCCAGTCCCAACTGGGTATCGATATGATCCTATCTGTTTAGGTTTACAGGATGATGCGGGCGTACCACCTACTATATGTTGCCAATTTCTAGGTCTGGTATGGTACTCTCTGGCCACGTATAGGTTAAAGACATCTCCTGTACACTCTATCTTGTTAACCACCATAACTTCTGGAAAACAGGATCTTAGATTAACCGATACTCCACTATTCACATCACCAGACCAAGGGATTGGGTCTCCGCACGATCCAGCTTGAGCTGACTGATCATGACTACAATCTCCATCACAAGTAGATGGTATTAGTGTTGTGCATACTAAATCGCCCTGACGTTCGCGATGTGGTTCTTCAAACTCATAGTAAACGCCAGTCGCTAGCATGTTGGGGCCAGTATGCCATGAACAAGCCGAATCAGCAATCAGATCTACTGGAGTAGACGCAAAATCAATTTCAGTATTCGAATTTATATAGACTGGGCCAATTGATCCATATTCTCCGGAATAACTTACGGCTACCACCAGTCCAGTTGTCTCTATCCCGTAAAAATCACAGACTGTGCCAGTTCCATATACTAAAGTTTTTGCACCAGATATATCTATAAGGGTTTTTCTCATTAACTGTAAATTACAATTGCAAACACATGGATTTTGATATTCCGGCGGTATAAACGTAATTGTGTCACACTCATCACATACCACAGTTGGACAATCACAGGTTTCTACTGTGGGATTAGAGCATGCTGCACACGGAAAAAATGCTTGCTGGCCATAACTATTTGTACCGGCACATCCATATTCGCTAAAATATGTATTACACCCAAAAACCTTATTAGAGGCGAGACTTGACAAAACATCTGCTGGAGAATTTAAAACTCCTAACGACTTTAAGCTATCAATAAGGGGCTCAGGAATGATTTCAAAAATTTGCTCATTTCCACTCGGGACCAAAACAAAGCTTGCTTTCAGTTGTAGATCAGACGCAGCCGAAGGGAAATGATGGCCGCAGCCAGCATTTTCATACATTACATCTAAAACATTACTAGCCCCAGTAATTTGAGATAGGGTTAAGTAATTCCTTATAATCCCAGTAGCGTCTGGAGGTATTAAATGATCGTGAGCCCCCTCGCATGCTAACTTAAATGATGCATAGACAGAAAATCCGGGAGACCTAACCGTTGGAGCAGGCGTGAAATAATCATTCAGTCTATCCTGAGCACAATCTGGCACATTGATGTATGAGTTATTTATATTCCAAGTTGTCCATCCTGCAGAGATATTGCTTCCTCTGAGCTTTATATTCATAAGATCAAATTGATTTGCTATGCACGAACACGTATTGCCAACGTACGAGCTTGTCAAATCTATTCCACTAACTAGTCCGTCACATGGTACACCAAATCCAGTCTCACATGAGTATGTTGGATCAAAGTTGGTCCCCTTATAAGTGCAATGATTCCATCCATACTTTTCTCCTCTAGCATGAGAGAAACTGGTATTTAGCCCAGCGGTTTCTAATATTAGGTCAGTTTGTGCAGCCTCAATGCTTCCGCATCCGACACAATCATCTGTATGATCAATCTCCACCAAGAATGGAACTTTGTCTGTCGGCCATCCACTGGCTCTGGTTGAGCAAAGATCAAAATCTAAGTATGGATACTCAGGAGGGGGTCCATCACACGCCAGTCCATAAGCAATAGCTGGCTTGGGTCGGAAGTACGGCGATACTACTCTTCCCTGACTATCAGAAACTCCCCAGAATGGATAATTTCCTGATGCAGAGAACCCTCCTACCTGTCCACTTTCTAGTGTATATGGATTATTGAATTGCCAATACATGGGTTGAGGATCTGTGGGAGCTACTCCAGTATTCCTATAATCCCCGGCTTGTACTAAGTTCGCAAATGCAGAGGTGATTACCTCTCTACGATCATGATATTCATTTCCGCAAAGATTACGAATGAAACCATAGGTAGTATATGGCTGCTTGGGAAGACAAGCATAATCTGATGACGGGATAGGGCACTCACTTAAGCTTCCCCCTTCACATTCTGACGCCCATTTATATTGCCACAATATGTCATTACATCCGTAATCCTCGGGATACAGGTCAAACTTTGGGAATGTTGGAAAGGTAACAGGAGATGGAACTTCGACAAAAATAGGATCTCTGAGACCCGGTGGAACATCGTCTCCACAGCCGCAGACGTCTTGTGGTTTGGTCTTAGGCCCCCACACGTTTGAGAGATTGATGTACATATAAATCTCTTGACCAGACAACCCCTTTCTTAAGTCTTCTACCCCCGTAGGGGCAAAATATGGGTGTCCTGATTCACTATATGTGCAACCATCATCGAAATTACAGCCACGATAAACAATGGCTAATCTACTAATCATATTAGTAATTTGTTTGTATGGCCCATCACATTCTTGAAATCTTTCGGAATACTGAGTAATACAATCTGGGTATACCGATAATGAGGCCTTCTTACTGTAGCAAGTCCCATTATTTCCTTGGGTTTTGTTATATTTTCCATCTACCCGAACGGACGTATCATATTTGTCTATGTCAAAGAATGCCCCATAGTATGGGTGCTCTTGTGAGAATACCGGATAACCACTCTCAAGAAGTACACCAGTCTCAGTCACATCTGGAATGGTTTTGTTGACCCTAAACGAGTTGGCGGGATTGATCTGGCTAGTGGTCCCCAACCCGTATGTATATCTATTTTCTGGGAACCTATTGGCCTGAAGCTTGTTTTTATTATTATTGAAAATTCGGCCAAGATCTGAGTGATAGTTTTTGACACTATTGGGCCTTTTGGTGTCATTCGATATGTTGTGGGCTGCTCCACCGCAACACGTATTCGGGTCTGACGTTCCAAGGGCCGACCAGCGGTGCCCAGTTTCTAATACCTCGCCACTACCCAACGTGCCAACAACCTTACAGTCGGTTACCCCACTTGAGTGAGTCACTCCAAAGACTCTGTATCCCCCATCTAGATATGAGCCATATACACCAAGAGCCATACCATCGGCTATGCCCGAAGCCACTCCACTATTATAGATTAAACCTAAATGAAGGAAGTCTTCGATCCCACCACTTCGGTAAACATAAGCTTCTCCTTTATATAAAGACGGAATTGATCCATCTTGGACGCAGCCCCGCTCTCCCGATACACGGATCTGGAATGGGTCATATTCTAGGCCAAAATTATCACCTCTCAGAATCTCTTGTTTCGGAGAACCATCACACTCCGAAACTACGCTAGAGTCCATATAGATATTGTCATAGCATACGTCTTGTGATATGTATCTCCAAGCCCCAGTCTTGTTCTTAAAGATGGTGTCCGTAGTTGAGATTTTGGTCCCATAGCCGAAATTTTCTGGGAACTTCTTGTATACCTTGGTAGGATCTGATTGGTCGCATGATTCAAGATCTGAAGTGGCCGTACCGGCCCTATCAATCAGGTAAACCTCAGCCCCACCACGCTCTATGTCATCCCTAGTGGCACCGTTATAGTGTTTCAGCCCAGAAAATTCATCGGCAGTAGGATCGTCTGGGTCGTAAACGGACCTATATAGTACGTCTGGTCGTTGTTCGTCTCTAAATGGACCCTGAACTGGCCCTAGAGTACCGCATTGCTTGGTGGCGAAGTGTAGCTCATCATACCCATCGAAGAAGTCGTAGTGGCCATTTGAGAAGATGGCTGTGCCACTTGTTAATACGTTGCCACTTCCATCATTGAAGCCCCAGAAGGTAGGATTGGCAATAACTCTGATCTTGAGCTGCTTCGGTAAAGAGATAGTGCCGTCCTGACCACAGAACTGGTCATTGATGCAGTTTCTGCTACATTCGTAGCACCCAGATAGCATATCGGCCATTGTATGTCCTAATCAGCCAGAAGATTGCTGGCTATGTTCCTAAGTTTATTTATGAATTTTTCATATGCTAATTGCGGTGAAGATTCTTTTAATTTATCACGTTCATTTGAAATAAGTAATAAGTAATAAGTAATAAATCAAAAGGCGTTCGATAGGGCTGTGTCCTCGCCACACCACTCACAAGATTTAAAGCCTTGGCTCTGAATCTTTACGCTACAAGTCTGCAGCAGTCCTCCATCACAAGCCACATGGGTAACAACTTGTTGCGTTTTATATTCAGAATTCATGATCCAGTGAATATCGAGGCTCTCAGTCTCTACAGTCGCATTGGTAGGATAAATAGACACCGAGTAAGTCTTGCTACGTGGAAACCCACTATTTGGACTCACAGTCCCTGTAGTCATAACTCCGTCAGTAAATGATAAAGAAACCGAGGCACATATACCTGAATTAATTATACCAAATCCCCCATAGGTATATCCACTTCCACCATTAGCCACCTGAAAGACTGCAATACCAGAGGAGTTGGTCACCACATTCCCCGAGGCCCCAACGCCGGAGCCCCCAACAAAACTCCCAGTATTCACATTCTTGGATCGGCCAGTTTTCATAGTGAAACAAAGATCTCCAGTATCCAAGTTTTGCTTAAGAGGGTTCTCAATCAAAATCTTCTTATTTACTGATGCAGTTCCGTGTCCCCCTATTCGATCACCAGATGGGCATGGGTTGGACACATGTCCACAATCTTGACAATCTTCATTCCAAATATTATAGTAGGCCTGACCGACATCATCAATAGTTTCTCTGATGATAAAGGCCTCGTAGTGCGGGAACTCAAGCCCAGTATAGTCTAATTGTTCATAGGTGCCAACGTTATTAGGATTACCAGTATACGCAACATATTCTGGATCATAAATTACTCCAGTAGATGAGAATTGCCTCATCATCTCTGGACCTGATCTGGTGAACTGGTCCCTCGAATTACTTCGTTCAACCTCATAAGAAAAGTTTGGCGGATTGTAGGTATTCGTAACTTTTGATAAGAAGACCTTGGTAGAAGTCCCAGCACTCCAGACGGCTCTGGATTGGTCCCAGCGAACGTCCAGAGGGCCAGTTTTCCAGAGGGAAGGATTCGAGTAAGCCTGAGGATGCATCGCACCATCAGCCCCCGTGGGGACCGGATTCCCGTCAATATCGTAGCCGGGGCCACTAAGGATAAGTGGGGCTCTGTGGGCTATGCTCCTAATATCAAGTAGTTCTGTCTTCTTTCTATAGTAGAAATCAGCATCAAAATAATGATCTGATGGATGTACTCCAGACTCTATAGAGTTGTCTGTGCTATATTTACTTGAAGTAATTGCTGCAAGTATGTTGTGACCTCCAGAAGCCCACACATCCTGATTGTAAGTTCCGCTATCAGTAATTCCAGTCGATAATATTCCAGTACCAAACATATTCGACGGGTTAAATGGATTTAAAGAATTTACATTAACTACTCCTTCCCCGCTCTCTGTAGGACTTTCAAAATGTGGCAACGATCCAGTATGCTCAATGTGAGTAGAATATGGTACAAATAAACCATCTAAACTTATAGCTCCAACTCTATCTAGCATATCTTTATTGCCAGAAGAATTTATCAATCTTGTATACTGATCGAAATAGTTAGAGTCTACAAACGACGTATAAAAATTAAAAAAGTTTTGTCTATCTGTTCCACTGGCTAATGCGTCTCCACTAGATCTAACAAAGTCTACAGCCGTAGATACTATAAACTGTGGCCTACCTATTAAGTCCCTTTCCATTATTTATTCCTTAATGTGTTAGATATTTTTCTTAATTGCTTTAGTAGTTCTTTACTACTTTTACCAACTCTTGGGGACAAAGTCCTAAAATTATATGTAGTACTAACTTCACTGTTATTAAAGCTTATACTTATATCTGTTATTCTCGGACCATTTAACAAAGTTTGACCAACACGCTGTATTATAGGCAAACCTTTTAAGGTTAAATTACCTTCTTCTTGAGCGAACAAAGAAAAATCATCAATACTATTTGCAATAGCTTGTCCAGCTAGATTCATTCCAGCAAAACCAGATAATGATGTGCCCTTAACTGATTCTATATTTCTACTTACACTCCCATCAGAATCTACTATTTGCCAATTTGTATTTATTGTTCCATATACAGGTATCATAAAGTTTTCAGGAACTAATTCTTCATCTTGTTCATACTCAAATTTTCCACAATATATAGTTTCAGAAAAATTTGTTATCCAAGGCCCATATACGTACCTATTAGATTTTTGTGGTATACCAATAGATCTTGGAGATACTGCTGGTCTAGAAACACAATTACTACCAAAGTTGTCTCCAAATTCCTTAAATCTAGATTCTGGTATTAGCGATAATGATTTTTCCTTAATCAGATCAGAAATGTCGTCAACATATTGTCCAGATAGTGGATTAACTCCAGAATGCTGAAAACTAGACGGATAATATACTGGTTCAGTCGTAAATTTTATAAAAGGTAATCCAGAGCCAGTGTCATTAGCTGGGTTATTTTTAATTCCATACAAAATATCTTTTAGGGCAGTCCCTGAATAATGAAAAGAAAAATGCGCAGTATAATTAATATCTGCTGGTTCTACAAGATTTAAATATACTACTTTATTATTTTGATCAAAACTTTGCAGTACTTGAGTATAATATCCAGAAGAATGCACATTATGGCTGAATATTCCAGATGGCGGTGTATATACGGTCGTATAACTATACTGAGATTGATTAGCCTTTTCTATAGAAATAGCTGATTGTGTATTATTCGCTGAAGCAAAATCTTTTGCTCCTGCATTACTCATAACATTATTAGGTAATAAACTTTCATCTTGCCTGCTGACAGTTTTTCCTGAAAAATTATATGTATACATATAATAGCTTCCAAGATTTCCTTCAACAGCAGATCCTAACCCATTACTTTCGGCTTCAAAAAACGGACAATGCCCCCTGTTGTAATAGCTGAAATATTGAGATGGAATAAATAGATATTTTTCAGATATCTCAGGCGAGGTATACGCCATTCCTACTTTTGCGCATGCTCCAGATGCAGATGGATCAAGATCAAAAACTGTATTATCGCCATGTTCAGAAAAGTCAAATTTATACTTTACACCAGACGCGAATCCGGATATGTCTCCAGTTAATAATCCATAAACAAGATCATCGCTTCCACCAGCAGTAAAAGAATGCTCAAAACTAGCAAATGGTTTCAGTTTACCATCTTCTATAAACTTTGAGTCTTTTGGAGCCTCTATTTCGTCAAAAGCATATGGTTCTACATATGCAGAAGAGCTTACGTCCCAAGACCTGACAAAGTTACCAACTAAGCTCTGATTGTCTTGGGTCAATTTTGTCTTAAAGACAGGAATTGGAGCTACCCAACTTTTTCCATAGTGCGTGTCCCCAATGTCTTTCACTTTTTCCCAGATCTTTTTTATCGTATCGTCATCTTCTGGAAATGAAAAATCCACCTGAGAAGTATTAGCACTTCTCAAGCCTCTAAACGCCATATATTTAGCAACAGTCGCGACGGCGGATTTAAAAGTCTCATTGTTAATTTGATTAAGTCCACCACCACTCAATACCATCCACTTATGAGGCTTTATGGAAGACATGAACTCTTCCCAAGATTCATAGGAGCACATAGCAGCTCTTATCTCTAACATACTGGCAAAATAAATACCATCATAGCAGACACCTGTAATAGTTTTGCTGGAAAAAATATGCTGCATATCTATAGCCACCCAATCCCATATGTCATTGGGGGGGAGTGTCTGAGTTATTATTGGGATTGATTTTTGTGAGCTTGAGGTTATACCGCACGCATCACCAGACGATGTAACTAGAGTTATTTCTCCCCAATATTGATATATGAAATCTCTTGGTACAACATTCATTCTAGTCTGAAATCCACCAACAACCATTTTGCCCACAGTTGGATTGGTTGACTTTAGTGATAGGCTTAAATTTATTGGCCTATTTGTTATATTATTAAGTATTTGATATGGGGTTGGAGTTACTGGAAAACTCCCTCCATATGGAGAAGATCCTTCTGCTCCTCTTCTACTATAATCTAGATCTAATGGATTTATAAATCTCCCATCATTTTGCGGAGCTATACCGGGATTTATGCTGCCAAGAGTTCCATAGTCTCCAGTGTCTGGTTTTTCAAGATTCAATAAGTCATAAGTGAATTGACTAAATGGCTTATTGCATGTTACATATTGACTTCTTGGAATAAGCAGAATGGAAATTATACCACCGAAAACTGAATTTGGATACGTCTGACTCATAGATGCTGCAAATGCACCATCCTTATAGCTATAATCATTTAGTTCTACTATGAAATCAGCACTTATGGTATCGCATATTATGGAAATAAATTCAGCAATTGAAATAGATGGACCGGGAATTACAAAATCTTCAGGAAGATAATTCAATGCCTGAGAAGTAAATCCTATGATATCAAATCCATAGTAAAATGGATATGGGGGAACGTATCCATTGGCCGTACCACATATATTGTATGTGTTGGCTCCATACATTAAATTACCACCTATATATCTTCTTGGCGAGGAAGATTCGGTCCTATTAACTATCTCATCAATAGCATAAGCTATTTTGTCTACCCTCATTCCAGAAGTTACACTTGAAGCTCCAAATCCAGCAAAAGGCACTATCGCAAGAGAATTACCATTTGAATCTACCCACTCGTTTTCATATGCAGCAAAAACATTTATTAGATTATATAACCTATTCCACATTCCAGTAAAAGACAGATTAGCGTTATTGGTTGCGAATGAGAATTGAGCAGTTTCAAAATAGCTTACTGTTGGAGTCATACTAACTCCATCTGGAATATATCCCGGTTGTTTATCTGAGTCTTCAATCTGATAATATCCGTCATCAGAGAAGTATCTAGGAAGCCCTTCTAGAGCAGACCCATATCCTGTGTACCCATCAATAATTAGCGTAACTGCTTCCAATATCTTAAGCGGGCTTAGTAGCTCCACTCTGTAAAATTTGCCCTCTGGACTTGAATCTCTAGTGACAGACTCAAGAATTCCATTGAATCCAAATATAGTCGCAGAATTATAATCTACGATCTTAAAAAAATATGGAGATCCAATTACTCCGGGAGAGAATACATCGCCATCTGTATCGTCAACTATTAGATCTATAGAGCATGATCCGGGTTGAGACGAGAAATCTGCCGAACAATTGAAGCTAGCTACAGTACATCCCATAAATTTTTGAACTGGGATACTAGATTCAATTCCAGAACCAAATGGTAAAATATTTTCCATACGTCTTTCCTATGATCTTTCGTAAGTCCATTCAATATTATATGAATAGTTTCCTGTTTTAGGATTCCAAGATTCTTGTGGAGCAGAATAAAAACATTTAGAAGCAACTACCCCTACCTCATTAGCCGGATTGATTGCATCAAATATGCCTTGAAAATAAGATGTTTGTGTTATACTAGGCTTTTGAGAAAACCAAGACCTAACTCCAGCAACATCAGCAGTAGTCCATCTACCATAAGCATCAACATCACTAGAAGACCAATTTTGCCAATCTCTTTCCATAAGAACGCTAATAGATAACGATCTTCTATATTCGCTTCTTGATCCAAGATATTGTAAGATGGGCTGATTTCTGCCTATTACTGGTGTTGCCGAAAATAATTGGCCCGGATAAGTATCATTTACAGATATGTCTTCACTAATACTCCCCGGCACTAAATTTGGCGGTCTATCGTCATAATTATAGGAGTAAGTTACTTGACCAGTGTATGGGTTTCTGCCCTCTGTAAAGCTCTTGACTTTTGGATGAAGCCAATTTAGCCCAGAATTTAATCTGGCTCTATTATAGAAACTAGCCTTGACGCTATTATAATAGTTAATGGCATTAGTATATTTAGATACCCCAGTACCAGATACGGTATACGGATTATTAGTTTCTATTCCTGCAATTGTGCCTTGTAAATTTACTGTAGTAATTGATGATTCGCTTTTTTCAATTGATAAAGATGTCTCTTCTATGGCATACTGTCCAGATGGCATTAAGCCAGATGGTAAATATATGAAAGACTCTTCTATGGAATAGCTTCCTCCTAATTTATCTACATTCTCTACTATCTTTCTTCCAGTTAGAGAGTACCCAGAAGTCACTCCAAGAATACTATCTGGTAAAGATGAAGCCGAAGTATCAAGAACAGATATTACATATCCACTCGCTTGCTGCCATGGTTGTAATAAAACTACTCCACTCTGATTATATACCTTTTTGCCTTTGGCCTCAAGATTCCTAGTTACATTATAGACTTTAGATATTTGAGTAAAATTGCCAGTATTTACTACTACCTGATCAGATTCCTGTATTGACCACCTATCTGAAGCTGACTGAACATAATAAGAAAAATTATCTTCAGAACTACCATTGGGGAATAGGCCGCTATTAGCGGGTTCAATAAAATTATTGAAGCCTACACTAAAACTATAGCTAGTTGGATTAGACCAATTCTTGTCATTATTTACTGTGAAATTTTTTAGGTCCCCATAAAACTTTAGGCCTTTGTCATTAGAAAATCCTACAATTTCTACTTTTATGCCTGTCGCTGGGGTAAGAGCTTCTCTAAGTCTTTCTATCTTTGTGATTGTAGATATTAACAGGTCTGACTCTGAAACTCCATGAGTTGGGTCATCGCTTGGGTCTTGAGTAGATGTCCAAGGATCTGACGAAAAACTAGAGCTAAAGTTTGTTCCAGTAACAGCGACTGGATTGCCTTTATTCTGCAAAATTGTGCCGTCAAAATTGACACTGTATGAAGACCCCAAGAGCATACCGTCATCTGAAAGTTCTATATTCTTCTCAAATGTAACGAGTGGGGCAGGTAGAATTTTTTTATTGTTTACTATGACTGGCATTATACTCTTCCTGTTTTCTGCGCTAATAGTTGATCAGCTATCAATGTCTTCATTTCTTGCCTCATCTGCTTTGACAATGCCTCTAGTCCTTCAGGAGAGCTAATATCTACTACCACATTAGTGGTATCTAATTTCATACTTATAGAGCCACTCTGTAGAGAGGTTACAATATTTTTCAGCTCATTATTAAATCCAGTTAATCCAGTATTCATGTCTTTTATAGAATTCCCAAATATATCAGCAGACGCTTTTAATAACTGGAGACTGGCGTCTTGCCCCTGTAAAAGGGCCTTCTCATTTTTATCTATTTGAGAAGTTTGAGATGTGGCTTCTCCTTGGAGCTGCTTTTGTCTTTCTGTCATTCTTCCAGTAGCTATAGATCTTGAGTCTTGTGTAATCGCTCCGGGACCAGCTATACTCTCAAAACGATTAGCTCCCATCATAGAAGCACTCTGATTAAATCTTTGGCTTTCTTCTGTTTGGATTACGCTAGTGTACATCTGTCTATTTAGAGTACCCCGGTCTATTTCTTTACCGAGTTGGGCATTTGCAGCTTCGTCTCCTTGGGTCTTTCTAATTTCTTCAACCCTGCTGATTGCCTTAACCTGTTTTTCTGCCTCCTTCTTCGCTTGCTTTCCAAGTCCTCCGCTGAGAGCAAGATTCAAATCCTCAAATGTTTGACCGCGATTCTTTTCAATCTCCATCTCTTCTTTTATTGCCTCTATAAGAGCTTGCCTATTTTTAGTTTCTAGCCCTATAGCATCTGCCTGTTCCTTAGCTTTTATTTGTAGGGCAGCAAACGTGTTAGCAAGCTCTGGACTGACTATATTTCCTTGAGCTTGCGTTTGTGCTATTTTAATTCCTGTAGAAGCAAGCCTGCTTGATGTTCCTACAAAATTTAATCTAGAAGCATTCGCCCTAGCGTCATTAGTGCTTATAGCCGATTTTCTATCTCTAATTTCAGATATAGTAGATCCACCAACCTTGAATGATTGTAAATCTTTCTGTCTATTCTGAGCAGCTTGAGCATTATTAAATACTGCCTCATTGTATGCTGTCTGAGCTTGAGAAGCTCGCGATACACTATCTATGTATGAATTAATTGCAGTTTCTGTGTTCTTAGCGGCTTCTATTAGACTGTTTTTAAGCTTATCTGAACCTTCAATGGTAGATTCATAGGCCTTATCAAGAGCTTCACCTTCTAGTCCAGTAGCATCTCCACCAGTCGCATTAATTATTTCTTTCTTTTTAGCTGTTATAGCGTCTTGAGCTGCCTGTCTTTTCTCGGGAGTTGCAGTAGCAAAAGCGGTTTCTAGCTTAGTCATCTCTGACTTGCCTTTTGTGACCGCAGAAACATTTTCTTTATAGCCCTTTATTCCTAGTGCCTCAGCAGCCCTAGATTGCTTATCTATGTCTTCACTAGAAGCGGCTGAAGAAAGAGAAGAGCCCCTAAAGCTATCAGAAGCTAAACCAGAGACTACGTTTCCAAGTTCAGATGCGGCAATTGCTTTTTTATTAGCTTCAGCAATCCCGGTAGTAGTAATAAGTTGTTTTTGCATCTGTGCATTTAGTACAGCCCTTATAGCGGCTTCGGTTTTTGCAGCAATTGCTAACTCATCAAATTTTTCTTGTAAATTAGTAGCTTCTCCAGAAGCTAAAACAAGTGCTTTATTTTCTCCTAAGCTATCTAAAAATTCTGTCCAACCCTTACCAGCATCAGCAGATTCACCCATCTTGAAATCAATAGCGGGCATAATAAGTTCTAAACTTTTTTTAGCCTCAGCTTGGCTTTCCTGTTTCCTTTTTGTACTATCTTCATCTCTCGCTTTAGTCTCTTCTTCTGAAGCAACAAAGCTACCTAAAAATTTTACAAGACTTCCAGCAAGCGGCCCACCGGCACCACTGGCCGCTCTAGAAGACGATTTTATATATGATAGATTTGAAGCATCTTTTACATTCGCTTTATCGTTTTCTGCAATTACTGCTTTTGCTTCATTTGCAACCTTGATAGCGGCAGCTACATTTGCTTTAGTCTCAGAACTATTTAAAACCTTATCTGCCGATTCTTTGTCTTTTACTTTTGAGGAAAGCTTTGTAAGTCGCTCTTGTCCCTTTTCTCTTGTTTTCTCGGCGTTCTTTTTTGCAGCTTCAAATTGAGCCTTAGCAGCTATAGATGTCGTTGATTCTAGTAGTCCAAGCTCAGCTCCTAAATTTCTAAGGCCCCCAATAGCATATTCTACACCCGGTATAAACCCAGCAAGTTTTACAGCTACGCCAACAGCAGCACCCACTAACGGGCCTCCAAATGCTGTCGCCACTACTGCGGCCCCAGTAGCCAGAGCCGTAAGATCATTTTGAGCCTGAACAGATACTGCCGTCTCTCCAGCTTTTGCTATATTGCCTTCTTCAATAGCTTTAGCAGCCTCTTGCTCTCTGCCAAGTAGATAATCTAAGCCTTTCCCGAATGCTAGAACAGATGCTCCTGCGATTACAAATGGAGCTGCTGCAGTAGCGGCAGATGCAACCTTAGTACCAATAGCAGCAGAAGCAGTTTTAGATCCAACTCCAACACCTACTGTTTGAAGTTGTGATCCTAATCCAGTGACGGCCTTTCCAACTACCCCTTGGCCAAGTTTGCCACCAATCCCCTGTACATATTTACCAGCTCCAAACACGCTTTTCCCAACTTGTCTCGCCCCACCAGTTACTTGTTCAGCTAATTTAGCACCTTTTCCGGTAAATAGGTCTTTTCCAATATCAAAAATCTTTTTTGGGTCAAGATCTATGCCGAATTGAGACAAAGTAAGCTGAGCAGCAGAAAGAACAGACACAAAATCTAATATTCCTCCAATTGCTCTACCAGTTGCTGTTTCTTGATCTACATATTGAGAAGCGACTCCAGATACAACCAAAGCCAATGTAGAGAATGTTCCAGTTAAATTCTTACCCCTTTCTTCTATTTCTTTTTCAACTGTACTATTATCTTTCGGGCCATTTGGGCCATTCGGACCGTTAGGGCCATTCGGACCGGACTGAGCCATTTTAGCAAACGCAGCCATAGCTGGATTAGGGGGCACGACTGGCTTATTAACAGCAGGTGCTAATGGAACAGATTCCCTAAAAGTAGAAGCTGTTCCGGACTTTAGTCCCTTAGTTAGATTATTTTTCTCTTCAATGATTACAGAACGTAATGCATCTCTTTCTTTATTAAGTTTATCAATTGTCTCAATTGATTTTGCTTCTGCCTCATTAAGCTTACCTAATTCCTTGGAAGATTCTCCCGGCCTAGTTGAAACTTGTGCCTTTTGTTCCTGTATAGCCTTTAGCTTAGTCTGTTCCTCTGAAACAGATTTACCAAGCCGTCCTATCTCAGGTCCAAATTCTTTAGCCAAAGGTCTGCTGCTGACAGATGAAGTTTTATTAACAGGGGAATTTAATGCTGTAATAGCTAAATTTTCATCTTGTCTTACTTCTTGCGATTTATATGGCCTTAGATCTATATCTGAAGCCTCAAGACCAGCATAAGTGCTTCCAGCTTTTTCTAGGTGGCTTCTTAACTCGGCCATACCGATGGCGGCATCTGTAGTGCTAAATAAAATTTTTCTTACTTCTGGAGTGGCCTTCGCAGCAAATTCAGCAAATAGTTCTTCATTTTTGGCTAAGTATTTTTCAATATTTTCAGCAGAATGTCCAGCAGCTTCCATAGCGGCCTGCATTATTGGCTTTACCTTTTCCACCACATCAAATTGAAATGTTCCTTCTTGCTGACTAGCTAATTTGGGTCCTGCATAGCCCTCCTTGTTGGCCCTAGCTGCTCCAAGTGCTGCATCACCTAGGTGCGTAGCCTCATGCACAACAGTCTCTTCAGTAGCACTTGTTTTTGCTCCCTGAATCTGTAAGCCTATAGAAGATGCACTATCTCCAACTGTAGCTCTACCCCGAGTGCCTTCTCCAAAAGCTTTTGAGCTTCCAAGTTGGGGCGATGCACCAGCTTGAACATTCTCAATGCCTTTGAATGTGCTCAATATACTGTTTTGGAGAGTTTCGGGCATCAACTCTAGCACACCTGTAAAGACCCTACTAGCATGCTCAAGGTCTTTTATCACATTTCCTTGCGCTCTAACAACATCTTTTTCAGCAACGCCACCTTCAAAAAATCTCTGTATACCAGAAACAGTTCCTCCCTTAGCATATTTATTGACCTTATGGAGATTTCCATAACCAAATGCTTGTGCGGACTTCTTGTTAACGACAAACTCGCCGGGAGTAAGCAGTGCTGGCACTGTATCTGTACCAGAAATTCCACCACCAGTAGCCCTTCTTATACCCACTTTCTTTTTCCGCTTCATCGTCCATAAATCTGGATCGGTTACATACGTAGTAACAGATTTTGGACTAAGATCCTTCTGCCTAATCTCCATTCCTCGTATTCTTCTGTTCGCGTTATTAGAAGCAGATAATAATAGGGCCTTCGCAGCAATACCTGCATGTGTTGCCCCCTTTATATTATCATCATCACTATACGTGGTTCCCTCCTTCATGAATTTAGCTTCAGAAGCACCTCCGGGAGAATATGGAAAATCTACATATGCATATGGATTAGTAGATGGCCGACCAGTTTTAAATCTTCTACTCTTAGATAGAACCTGCTCAAATCTTTTTCCATACGGGCCACTCAATTTATGGAATAGCTCAATATCTTTCTGATTTGGTATTACGTTTTTAAAATTAGCCGTATAATTCATTTTTCTTTTAGCTAGAGCACTAATATTACCTGAAGAATCTTTAAAGCCTTTAAGGGTTTTAATGCTCTTATAAGAATCGCTTAATTTCTCTACTGTGCCCCCAAAGCCATATTTATTGATCCCATGCAAAGCGTCAGCCCCCATCGCCTGAGCCGCACTCTTCCTGATAACGAATTCGCCGGGCTCCAACATAGCCGGTACAGTGTCCCCACTCCCGCTACCGGGAACAAACCCACCTCTTGCTCTCTTGATAGGAGTCCTCATACTACCAAAACTAGAACCCGGCAACACCTGAAAAGCTGATCTTGCTAACTTAATTGCCCCCAAAGTAGCTATAAGTGGAATAAGCTCCTTGATAGAATCAGCGAACCCGATGAATGCATTAGTCAAAGACAAAACCACAGAGACCATAGCTTTAAAGGAGGCAGTATCCATGATATCCCCAATCAGCTTTGAAAAGTTCTGCTGAGTTTGAGTTATCTTAAAAGCTAATGTCTCTTGAGCCTTGGCCAAGTCGGCAGCAGTCTCAGAGGCAGCATTCTGAGCATCTGCATAAATCCTCTGCATCTTGGCACCTTGAGTCAAAAGAGGAATGACTCTCGACTGCTGCAAAACACCACCAAGCTGTTCAACTATTTCAGCGAACTGGATAGATCCGGGCTGAATATTGGCTCTTTGTATCCCCTTCTGAATTTCAAGAATGGCTTCATAGTTACCAATGAAGTTCCCTTTAAGGTCTGTAAGCTCTATGCCAAATTGGCGTAGGTAGTCAATCGTTTTAGGCCGCTGCAGACGAGAGAAGATTGTTCTAAGACCCGTCGCGATAGTCTCAGAGCTTTCTCTGGTAGTATCTCTGACTGTTGTGTAAATAGTCACAAGTTCTTCTAAAGACCCACCAGTTGCCGCAAAAACACCGCCCGCCCGCTTGGCCGCATCGACCAAGTCATCAGATTCAACAGCGTACTTCTTAGCAACCACATTCAGTAAAGAAAGAACTCTCGCAGACTGCCCAACAGTCTCAGTGAACTGCTTGTTGATAGCAATCAAACCTTCTGTAGTGTTTGCTATGCTCTCAAATGAGGCTAACAATGTTGTTTTGGCTAATTCATCAGCAGCAGCTTTAGCTTCTCTTAGAGAATAACCGGCTTGGGCCAGAACTCTTATAGTCTCTGCGATTTTTGGGGCGGATAGACCATAAGCAACAGACATATTTCTAATAGACTCAGAATGTTGTTTTATGTCCTGATTACTAACTCCTACTGTTTGAGCTAATTTAGCTAATTCTTTATCAAACTTAATAGCATCATTTGTAGCACTAGATACAAAAGAAGCAAGTCTAACCATTACCCCGCTGAGTGCAGTGTAAGCAGCTAAATTTATTCCTTTAAGGGTTATAGTCTCAGAAAAGGTTTTAGCTGTCCTAGTGCCTTTTTCTAGGCGTGAGTTTATATTAGAAATGGCCCTGTCGACAGAAGAGCTATCTACATTTTCTAGTACTAACCTAGCAGATATGTCGTAAAGGGCCATGACTACTCCACATAAAAGTTACTAAGCTTCTACAGGTTCCGTAGGTGCAGGATCACAGTTAAAATCATCCTCAAACTCGGCATCTTCTATATTTAGTCCTATCGGATTACCATTTAGGTCAATCCTCTTTCCGTCCTTGTCGAGCCTATATCCATCTTCGTCGACTTGACGCCCATCGATATCGACTAGGCGACCAGCTTTATCGATGAAATGGCCAGATTCATTGACAAGCTTGAATCGCTTCAAAAACTTGTTTTCTACCAATGAATCTTCATATTTCTCGTCTACACCGTAGATAAAATTCGCAAACTTTTCTGCGAGTGCAATGCCTAGCTCGTCAGAGCCCTTTTCGACATAAGACTCTACAGAATCATAGACTAATTTCTGAGTGTCATAATCAAAGATAGATTTTGCCAAAAGGGCATTGAATCTAGCGTTATCTGCTTGGGCCTCGACAGAATTTGCCTCCATCTGATTACGCTCAGAAATAAGAGATCTAAATTCTGCACGCTTTTTAGAAAGTTGAATTGCAAGAGTTTTACCCTCACTAACTTTCATTTTTCCAGAAGACAACTTATATTCAAGTTCACCAATTTCTTTGATGAATTGTTTATAGTTTTCCTCTTTGCTGTCATTCCATACGCCCTGTTCTCGCATATGGTTCATGAGGCTCTTCTTAAGAAGTGCCCCATCATCAATAGCTTCCCTAAAGGCTCTATTATGGGCCTTTTTTCCTTCTGCAACGGCTTGTGGGGTAAGCTTGATAAAATAATCTTTTTCCCCAACTGTGAATCTATTTTCCATGATCTCTCCTAAGTGGCATAAAGTAAACTGTCTTGTATTTGATATCGTACCCGTCTAAATCCCGTTCCAATTCCCTGATCTGAAAATGGCCCTTGTCCAAAATGTCTTTTCTTAGTCCTTCATATTCATCCTCCTCAAAAATTTCTTTGAACTCTTCCAAACTTGCAAGAGCCCCAATCATTGTTGTCATGATGCGTTTCCGCACCGCCTGATAAAGTTGTACTGCCCCGTTTCCCATTTTTAACCTCTCAATCCTTGTTGAGGCAAATTTATTTGCCTCTGAAACTTAATTCGTTCTTTTTGATGCCTATCTCTTGTTTTACGTGCGAGAACTGACGCTCATCAAGCTCACCTTTAGCGACTAAATCTTTAGCCCTAGACTTTAGAATCTGCTTACCTTCTGCGCTATTTAGACTATTAATCTCTTTAATCTCCTTCTGGCTAGAAGCCATAACGAAGACCTCCCCAGCGTTCTGATCCGGAAGGGCATTTTTCTTGTCTTCGGTCTCTCTCTTTTTGGCCTGTTTAATAAACCAACCATCAACAGCTAGTGGGTCTTTCATGACTGCATTACTTGGGGCATCCATAGATTCACCAATATTGTCGTATAGCTTACTCCAGTAAAGTAGACTAAGCTGATTGTCGTTGAGCTGGTTTGAACTTACCCCAAAAATAGATTTGGCGTCTTTAGAAACTCCCCATATCATTCTCCAAGTACTGTCAAAATACAAAGCCCTGATATCTTCCTCTGACATCCTAGAACTTAAAAATTTCCTAGAAAACGCAAACGGGGCGTCTTTATCTCTGAATAAATAATATGCATAAGCCTCATCCCTAGCATATTCGCAAGTGTATTCGCTTAGGTAGATTTTCTTCTGAAATGCGATGTTCAATTGATACATTTTGGCGTCGATCGCCTTCTTGATCTTCGTGCGTTTGGTTTCCAGAGCGAACGCTTCAAAATAATCCATTTTCATTTGCTGCAAATCTTCAAACCCTTTAAGGTAGTCTTCCTCTTGCTGCTGAGTCCATAGGCCAATCTCCATCAAATAATCGGCCAATTCTTCTTTACTGAAAGACCCAGACTCAAAGCATTCGTCGTAGACCGCTTCGGCATAAGCCGAAGCTTCAGCCTTCTCTATAGGGGAGAAATTGGCGATCCTGATCGGCTTTTTAAAAGCCAATAGCGTCGTGTTAGACAGCAGTTCCTGTATGATGGGCTTCGCCCTCCTAAAGTCCTTATACGAGAATGGGGGCTTTCGCCCCCATCAAGTCCGAAGGTTCACGCAGCTAAGGCCTACGTAAACCAGTACTTAAAGTAGCTACCAGCCTCAAGCCCCATTGGGTCTCCAGAGTGTAGAACTACGAAGTCGTTGTTGTTCTGCATTGAGTATGTGATAGAGGCGTTGCCCCCACCAGCGTCCCCACCACCATAGCTTACGCTAGTTAGCTTGTTCTTGTTGCCAACCTGAATCACGGTTGAGTCATCAAGACATACCTGAATGGTATGGTTTGACAAGTTACCACCGCTAGGTACGTCTTCGACAGCGTTGATATTGTCCCCACCAACTGCAATCACCTCAATCTCAGTTGTTACGTTGACTGGGAAGTTAACGTATCTGTAGTATGGGGCATAAGTACCAAGCTGGTTGATCGCTTCGCGGCCAGCATCAACTGAGAAACTGATAGACTGAACGTGAACGTCGGCAGTATTGATTGTCCCACAATTCTTGAAGGTCGATGCTCCGTTAGCTCCGGTGGATGGTCCGTTATTAGAAATACCAGTGATAAAACTCGGAAGGACGGTAACGAAACTATTGCCACCGCGAGTCACTAAGTCTGATCCGGTCAGGAAGTTGTTTCTTCGCAGGACACCACTATCTGGCGAATCAGGTGAGTCATCCCCGAATGCGAAGACAGAGTTGACAACTCCACCAGCACCAAGTAGAATACCGGCGGTTCCAGTTGTGGAGATCCACTTCTTGTTGTTCCCAACAAGAGTCAGGCTCTCAGTGAAATTTCCATCTGTCGGAAGATTGATACTAACTGAAGACCAATACATACCTGAACAATACAACTCAGCGGCCAAACTATCACCACTAGTTACAGCAGAGTCAGTATCGAGACCGATAATCATTCTGAGGTCGGCTCTCGCGTTGGCTCTGCCAGAAAGGGTAGGATCGCTAGCAGTAATAGTGGCAGCATGATAGGCCATCGTGTAGCCATCCAGCAGACGCTCCATAGTCGCCTCGACATCCGGAACTTCTTCCACGTTCTCATAGATCGAAAGCTGACCCAATTCCTGCACGGCTTCAAGACTGAAGTTGGTATTAACCCCAAGGCTCTGAAGACCATGCATGATGATCATATTGCCGGAACCATTAAAATCGGTTCCAGCATTGCTGGTGCCCCATGCATCTTTTACGCCAGTAGCCCCCATGTCGCCGATAGCAACACCTTGAGTGGCGTAAAAAACACGCTTATTTGAACTTGTATTAAACGCCATTTATTTTCTCCAGTAAAAAGGAACTTCTAACTATTTATACGCCAAAATGAATTACCTCAGTGGTAATTTTAACTGTGCCAATTTTTAGGGTGCCCAACGAGTATACAGAATCCAGCTTCGCATCTTTGATATACATGGTTCTGCCAGAATATGTGCTACACAAATCGGGGTAGGTTTTTGCCCCAGAATTTGGGACTCCCCGGTAATCTAGGGGGAAATCATCAGCGTCTGCGATTTCGTTAAGATCATACATCTTCATGGAGGCTTTAGATTGGTATGTAAGGGCATCCACAAGGGAATCCCGCGTGTAGGAGTCTTCCGCCACACAATGGCAGTAGAAATCTGTTTCGACCAATTGGCCACCTCCCAACTGATATGGGGCCAACCTACGCCCCGCCAATTCAACGCCTATTACCGGGAGAGCTTGGCGGTTTTCGGGCAGGAGTTCATAGATCCCACTTTGTGAGGCGAAGTCCCCATTGGATCTCTCAGATCTCTCCTGTAGCTGCTTAAACCAGCCCAGCCCATCTGAGCGTGTAACACTCACATACTTATAGGAGTAGGCCATTTCTACTACAGAGCTTGCGGCTATAGCTGTATCAAACCTTACTGCCCCATTTATGTGGTCAACATGATAGGCATAAGTACCAGTAGTAGAGGGTGGATATAGAGTTGAATTAACACGAACCCCAGAAACCCCCGGATAGGCTGGATTAGTAGAAGTTAGGGCTCCGACTCCAGATTCCCAAACTAGATTTGGCCTGAAGGTGGCCCAGACCTGTCCAGATGTATACCGAGGATCATCTACCAAGCGAAGCCTACTATCAACTCCCCCATAAAGTCCCGTAGATGGAACGGGAACATCAACAAAATTCCCCATCTGGAGAAGGTTGTAGTCTAAATATGAGACCAGATTCTCTTGTATATCATTGGTGAGAGTAGAATCCCCCAACCTAACAAAACCTTTTAATGACATACAAGCCTCACTGTAGGTAACTGAACATTATGTTGCCAATTTCCGGTAAAAGAGAAGCAATGGTGTTAACAACAAAGTTATCATCTGCCGTTCCGGCGAAGTTTGGGTCAACTCGGAAGATCTTGCCACTTTCACCAGAGGGGAACATCAGGGCGAAACCAGACCTACTTGTCCTGAATTCCCCTTTGGCCACGAAAAAGTCATCATAGATGATCGTAGTCCCCTTAGTTAATAGCCACTCCATCCAAGGAATAAATTCGCCGCTTCTGGGGCTTTGGTATGTTCCTATGCCTTTTAGGATGTCACTGAAGCCATCTGGGAGTATTGAGACCGACATAGACCATGCCGAATTCCCCAAAGAGCCCCTATTCTTGATGCCAAGATTCACTTTTACTGATCGCTTTACCACGAACAGGAGTGACTCAATAGCTTCTTCGGCTTCTCCTATATTCAAGCCGAAATCAGCCTGAAGTTGGCCAGATATCAAAGATTTCACATGAGGAGTGGCCCTAATCCTTGTCTCTATAAGTTCGCCCACTCTCAAATTAATCTGAGGGGCGGCTTTCCTCATCTTCTTGTCAACTTGCTCTACTACCTCAAATAGCACCTTGGCAGATATTGAGGAGGTGGACTCAATAATTTGGATTCGGGATTTTGCCATTATTTAGTCCAGTGAGCTACGCAGTATTCCCCGTTTAGCCCCCACACTAGAACTTCGCCACTCCTTTGGAGTCTGGCCTCGCCATTAGATTCGCTATGAGTTATTAGGAATGAAGCTCTCCTTAGATTATCCATCTGGGAGAGAGTCCCTATCGTCATGCAGGAGCCCGAGATGAACTCAAAGGCTCCCACCTTGTCAAAACTCTTCTTGTCGGAATAGACACGAAGTGTCACATCCTCAGTAGTTTCAACTAACTTGGTTGCCTCGCCGCCCCTAATCATTCCCGCTTGACCCACCTGAGGCGACATAGTCAGCCTCTGCCTTATCTCTGTAGGAGTAGAGGCTATGAGCGATGTCTTCTGATACACTAGCTGACAGGGCACACCAAAGTTATCCAGAGAGGAAAACAATGACATAGCCTCAGCATATTTAGTGTACACGTTAGCGGGAATTTGCATGGATTCGCCTAACTTGAGTAGTAGGTTTTGTCGTCTACACGACTATCGAGGATGCCAGATTGTGCCACAATCACATTGTGCTCAACTCTTGGGTTCACCTTTTTGGTATTGCCCAATTTATCAGCATAAACTGTGGCAGTCCCATTCTTATAAACGACTCCAGTACCGGCAAATGATACTACATCTGGCATTAGTGTCTACTCCAATAAGATCCATAGGGGGACAAGATAGCTTCACCAACATTATTATTGGTCGTAGCAAAGTTCAATTTGGTTCGTTCGTATCTCTCACACATATCGGCATAGAGACTCTTAAAGTTGGTGGCCACACCACCCATATCAATACTGGATGGGCCATCACTGACTCGAACAGCCGATAGGCTGTGGGTCTTATATTCTGCCCCAATTATGATGCAGGCTGCTTTCAGAGAGATAAGGTTTATGAAGCCATCATCTTTACTGGATGGCTCTGTTGGGTCGGGAGAGATGGAACACCGCTCTACATTAATTGTGTAGACTTGTTCAAAATCAATTTCAGTAGAAACGAGCTGAGCGGCAACGAGTATGGTCTGCTCAATTCTTTCGTCCGGGTAGGATGGGTCAGATATATCAGTATCATTAACTAGATATCTGACAATCGTGCCTATTTCAGTATTCCACATGATGCCTCCCCTGTGGGCGATCGCCCACATCCGAAACGAGTGGATGGCGAATTAGCCAGACACTCACACATTACAGTGAGCTTTAAAGGTCGCCCAACTAGTATAGAAAACACCACCAAGAGTTATTCTGGCTTGGAATTTATAGAGACCAACTATATCGGTATCTCCTTCTACTGTAGTATACGTTAGTATACCATCAGTTCCATCTGTATAAAAATCGGCAGCTACCGTCAGGAGCGTCCCATCAGGTTTTCTGATCAGGAAGTCCGTGCCGGTAGCTGTCGAGATGTCTACAACTACATCATCATCTTTTACCGTTATCCGGAGTTCGGTCCCATAATCTAGGGCATGTATTTCGCTTGACATTAGTAGGCAATCTGTAAAGTGAAAGTCATAACCCTATTTAGGGACAAAATAACTGTAAACATTTCCCCATTTTGAGAAAGTGTTGCAGATCCAGATATCGGCAGAGATGAGATGGGCGAATCCACTATCCTTCATCCTCCACCATTTTGGTCAATTTAAGTGACAACTCATGGGCAGTTGCCATAATAGAACCGGCTTTATCTAGGGGATTCTGTGAAGCCAAGGCTCTCGCTCCGGCGTCGATTAGTACTACTACGTTCTGAATTTCTTCTTTTGTCATAACATTTTCCTTTTATTCAATAGTAAATACGCATACACCATTGCTAGTATATCTAAGCTAGCAAAAATTGTTGAGGGATTATGGGGCGTCTACTGGCACAGCCCACACATCTGCCAATTTTGTCAAGGTAATACCGGCCCCAACTGTATATTCGAATGCCGCAGACTTATAACGATCTTCTAGAACTCCGGGATAAGCTGCGTCAATAAATTGGACCAGACCACCAGCGGCTGTCATGATTGCTATCGCCGTAGCCCCTAAAGTAGTGACAATAGACTGCATTTCTTCAACCGTATAGCGACTTCCGCCACCAGTGAAAGTAGTGACTTGTACGCCATCTACTTCATTTGTAGCGTCTGACCCAGAAACTCCCCAGAAATCTTCATAAGAAGACTTAAACTGCTGAAGAATACTTTCTTCGAGCTGATTGGAGCGTAGCACCTTGTTGGTGGCATGCTCTACGGCGTTGAATGTTGATGTTGGTACTTCGAATGGCATGATTAACTCCTAAATGACCCAAGTAAAAAGAAAATGACCACTTGTTGAACTTCCGGGGGCGGCACCGCCCCCAGTTGTGTACGTTATTCTGATAGTTGCCCCAGTCACATTTACTGTATTCCCATTAGATCCTCCTACTACCCAAATAGCCACACCAAACCCAGATGCTTCAACGTCGGCTTCGGTCCATCCGGTCCCCCATGAATCTGAGCTATCGCCAAATGCGGTTGTCGCTAAAGGAAAAACTGATTTTGAGGTTCCCACGACATTATTTGATTTCATGATTTGAACGTAAAGAGTATCGCTCCCGCTACTTGAGCAAGTAATTGTGGCCTCTATTCCTGATATGGTTGCCCCTGTAGGTATATCGAATCCATATCCGGTCATCTCTAAGTAGTTTGACGTAGTCTTATCGACTGGGCAAATACAGTTTGTTACTGATGTTATAGTCCAAGCCGTCGTTCCAATGCCCGCATCATTGGTTGCAGTAGTTGGGGAAGTGAAAGATGTACTAGGCATAACTCTCCACTATCCTAATCAATTCTGCATATGTCTCTGGGTATGGCCTATCGAAACATCTAGCCACTTTACCAATTATATCATAAACTGGGCAAGAAAATGATAAATCTATTAACCACTGTTGATTCATTAGGCCGATAAAATCTGCCCGAATCTTTGCCAATTTGTCTTCAGAAAGAAGTTCTGGACGTAGTAATAGCCACAATTTGTACTCATCTTCTAGGGCTAACGCCAATATATCTGGTACGGTAAGGAATTCCCTCCCAGCAAAACATGTGTCTACTAACTGCTGAGTAGCAGCGACACACGGCGAAAATTTGAAAATATCTTCTTTACTGACCATTATGCTGCCTTATCTGTACTCATAAGATACATAACTGATCCATCATATCTCCAAGAGACAATTCTTATGTCGCTAGCTGCGTCAGCCGCCCAGTCTGGTTCAGTCCCCATCCACTTTATGGTTCCAGCGGAAACTGCCCAAGTGATATCGCGAACAGTAGAAGCATGTTGCTTCACAATAATCGTACCGCTCGAAACATTGCTTGGCACCGTTAGGGTGGCTGTGACCGCCCCTGTAGCACTTGTCAACGTAAGAGTTTGATGGTTTCCGTTGTTCAGGGTTATGGTTTGAGTCGTGCCGGAAGGCGTACTGGTTATTTCAGCCGCACTTTGGGCGACCAGCTTAGAGAAGGTGGCCACTTGATTCTGGTCAATGGTCAGGGCGACTGTATTAGTGGTCGTACCATTTGGGGTAGTTCCAAAGACAATCTTAGAGCCTTGTGCCCCCGAGGTGAATGCCTCAGTCGCATAGAAGGAGATAGAAGCCCCCTGTGTTGAGTGATAAGCAGATCCAGTATGATAGCCATAAGTTGCTACGAATCCCAGCAAGCTATTAAGGGCAACTCCAGTAGGGGAACCTTGCGTGCCTTCAGATCTTCTATATCTAATACCGGAGTGAGTACCGTAACTGTCTAAATAGATGTTAGTCTGTTGGCACAGTAGACCTGTACCACCGGATGGGATGACTAGGGTGCCTAGGTTGAATGTGGGAGTTCCGGAACTTGTGAAGGTGAGCCAAGGGGTAATAGTGGTAGTGCCAGCAGAGTAGCCGCCGATCGTTAGTCCTCTAAGAGTGCCTCCGGCACTCCCGTTCTCTGGGCCGATTTCGAAGTTGGCTGAGGCTTTGCCCCGGACGTTTACACGTTCGTAGGATGAAGTTGATGTCCATGTGCCGTAGATGCCTAGTGATTGGACGTTAGTGCCGTTTCGTGTCGCCCACATACCGGCAGCGTCTCGCACCCACAAAACGTCGGCACTGTTAGAGTCAACAGATCCTCCAGCCACTCCATACGAACCGCTGTTTATGCACAGGTTACCTGAGTTGAAATCGTATTGCACATTCCCATTTAAGCCAAGAAAAACCCTAGATGAAGTTGATCTAAAGAACCCTGAGTTGTCTGAGCCAAATCCGTAGGATGGAGCATACACAGACGAGCCAACCGCTCGGACGTTCCCAGCGAAATAACTATTCCCGCTCTCAACATTCAACGCATAAGCATTCGTGATAGTCGCATTAGTGCCTGCGACTGGAGGTCCACTGATAGACAGCGTACTCGCTGTCGTGATCGTGCTTGCACCTACGAAGCTATACGTAGGAGCTTGGATTCGCATCGCCCGTTGAGTAGTAATAGCTCCTGTGGCAAATTGGACAGTTCTGGCCAAGTTGAAGTTTACGTCTGTGGCTTCGGTGGACAGAGTCAACGTAGTATGGGCTGCACCAGTGACGGTGAAGGCTGTTGGGGAACCTGTAGTTGCTACAACTTGGGTTATTGTTTCTGAATTTGAAGTCAGGTTTCTGACTAACAAGTCTCTGTATGCTCCGGGAGTTCCAGAGTTAATTTCCATCACGCCAGATGATGGAGACGCTAACATCACATGATGAGACGGTGATGTGGTGCCCCCAATCGCGTATCCACTTGAATTTGGCACGCAGCAGCGAGTTTGGACAGCATCAAAGAAAAACGATGAGGCTGCTGAAAATCCGACGTTACCGTTTGAGCCATAAATACCTCCGGGAGTCCCGCTTCCATAATTCATTCGAATGGCGACATTACTTCTCGAATAGGTTGTACTACTCAAGTCGATGTAGCCAGCCGCTGCAAAAGATAGCGGAGCAGAAGCGGATAAAGTCCCACTCGTCGCGATACTCAGCGCACTAGTGAACGTCCCAGCAGAACTGTAGTGCCCAATTTCTATCGCTCTATTACTTCCACCTGCACTCCCAATAGCAGAACCGATTTGATAGGCTGCTCCGGCGTTGGCTTTGATTCTGAACGTCTCAAGACTCGTTGCTGAAGTGTAAGTGTTGTATAGGTTGAGTGTCTGGGCGTTTGTGCTGCTCCGCACATTCAGTATATTAGAAGAAGGAACAATAGCACCATTCAGTGAAACTCCCGGAATGTATAAAATTCCAACCCCATCAGCAGTGTCACCTCCCCGAACTAACGAACCCCCAATCGACACCCATTGCCACGCGGGTATGTTTAATACCCCTCCGGTTGCGGCTCCGATTGAGATGCTTGTCGCTACAGTCAGATTCCGACTAAAGAATCCATCGCGTGGTCTAGTCGCTCCGCTCTTGCCAATGTCATAAGTGGCATCGGTAAACAGCAGATCGCCAGCAAGGGTCTTAGTACCAGCAAATGTCTGAGTACCAGTAGTAACTAGACCTCTTGCAGTAGCTGACGCATCTGGGAGGTTGAAGACTGATGTACCGGGAGTTGTTGTCGAATCAATAGCGAAGTCAGTACCGGCAGTACCTACTGTGAGTAGTTGAGCAGCAGTCGTATCGCCGTTGATAGAAGTGATGCCGCCTCCACCGCTGACAGTCTGCCAAGTTACCGTGCCGCTCCCATTGGTCTGTAAGACCTGCGAAGAAGTCCCGTCTGTGGTGGGTAATGTGTAAGCCCCAATAGGAAGCCCACTGTCAGAAATTGCTACGTACCTCTTTTCAGAGCCACCATTTGCTATAGAGGCTAAAACTCCGCTATTAGCATAGACTTTTAGATAGCCAGAATCTGGGACTGTAGGTGTAGCTACCTCAGAGAAGATTGCTGGTTGTGAATAATTAGGGACTGTCGCCATTATCGTGCTCCGCTTGTTCTATTAGGTGCCATACGCTATTTCCAATCCTTCTACCACAGCAACCCACCTCCACGTCTCACCAGCGATACCAGTGACACTAATATCTAGAGCGTCATTGGTATTGTCCGCAGTAATGACTACGTCCGTCAATACGTCATCTTCAATGTCTGTGCCTATGGCTTCAACAGTACCAACCAAAGATGTTGTTCCGCCCACATTTTTGATAGCTACTTTCCGCTTATAGCAGGCTGCGGCTGAGCCGTCTGATTTTATACCACTGACAAGAATATCGCAGAACATGATCTTTCCGCTTGGGATCGTGAATCTTTTTGCAGACCCATCCAGCATTAGTGTTGATGGCGTGGCGTCTGTTGTTTTTATCCTTGCACGCAATCGCACAGTTTGAGCGTCACCAGCCGCAGCAAACATTCCGCTCGCAGTTGACTCTTGGCAGTAACGAGTAGTAGACGCTCCGACTCCTCCGGGAATGATACCAATCTCAGTTGTGACTGTATTTTCTCGCCCTCCACCTATCACTGAGTACGGAGATCCACTGAGCGTGTTTAGGTATCCTCCAGCTATCACGGAATAATAACCAAAACCTGTGATTGAGTTTTGATACCCTCCTCCGATAACGCTTACGGAAGAAAACACTTCAATAGTATTTCTCTCTCCACCACCAATCACGGACCTTTGTGCCACACACACTTGCGAAGCTGAAGTCCTGACTGTTTGCAAATCAACCGAGTTAGTCCCTCTCGCATTTCCGCCAGTCACCGTACTGTCAGCGATAGGTCCAAGATAGAACGCCTCTAGTACCCCCGTCGAAGTATTAGGTCGGAATTGTGCCCATCCAACAATTGTAGACGCACCGGCTGGGTATCCCCCAATCGTTAGGCCCCTCAGAGTGCCTCCAGCACTCCCACTTTCTGGGCCGATTTCGAAGTTAGCAGAAGCTTTTCCTTTTATGTTAATGAGTTCATAAGCGGAGGATGATGTCCACGTTCCATTGACACTAAAAGTTTGGGCGTTGGTTCCAGCTCTTATTGTAAGCGAGTTCGATACTGGCCTAATTTGAGATATTGAATCAATCCCACAATTACCAAAAGATACCGAAGCAACTCCATCGTACGTATTTCCTGCAGTAATCAACTGCACGTTATTCCAGCTAATCCATTGAAAGGAAGCAAGATTTATTGCGGAATTCGTATAATTAGTACCGATGCTAATTCCATTGTTTGCTCGTATGTGACCACTTTCAACATTCAGTGCCCACTTATTCGTGATACTCGCATTTGTTCCAGCAATCGGAGGCCCACTAATAGAAAGCGTAGATGCTGTCGTGATCGTACTCGCACCTACGAACGAATAGGTAGGTGCCTGAATCCGCATTGCTCGCTGAGTCGTTAGTGCTCCTGTCGCGAACTGCTTTGTAGACGATAGATTAAAGTTGACAGATGTTGCCTCAGTTGAAGCAGTCATCGTAGTGTGGGCAGCATCTGTAAGTACAAACGCCGATGGCGAACCTGACGTACTCAACCACGGTGTAACCAACATACAGGCGTTTTCATCCCAGCGACAAACTTCGGAATAAGATCCTCCTGATGCCGATCGTAGTACGATTGATATTCGGCCATAAGTGTTGCCACCACCGCTCGTCATAGTTCCATAAATGCCGCCGAATCCCCAGCCTTCGTACCCCGAGAACTGCAATCCGATAGGTCGGTTCACCGTGTTGGTCGAATTTGTGATCGTGATACCTTGAGGAGCAATACTTCCTGAACCAAACGACGTAGACGTGCTTGTTGTGTTTACCTGAAAAATATCTCTCAGATACCCAGCAGTCCCGTGACTTATTCCGACGTTGCCAGCAGCAGTGATATGAATTCTTGAAGTGAATGCTCCGGCTGAATTTGTGTGCCCAATTTCTATTGGTCGTGTCGTACCCCCAGCACTCCCAATAGCACTACCTATTTGATAGGCCGCTCCAGCCACAGACCTAAATCTAAGATTTTCAAAGCTTGTAGTAGAAGTCCAAGTGTTATATAACTCAAATGTTTGGGCGGTTGCTGGAGTTGTCGGATTATAAATGCCAACGGTGCCAGACCCAACGCGAAACAAGGCGGTGTCAGCATCTGCTAAGGTAGTACCACTAGAAGTAGATGAAAATCCATAGAATCCATCTGACCTAATATGATATTTACACGCATATCCCAATTTTGTACCAGCCGCTGTTCCATTCCCGAAATAGGCTATGTGTGATCCAGCTTGACTCAATTCAAAACACTGATTACTAGCGTACCCTAATCTAATAGCTGGGTTAGAAACTGACTGTGATGGAGATCCAACCATCAAGGCGGAAGGCATAAATACCTGTCCACCCTGCTTAGGCATAATCAGAATTGGATAGCCACCAAAAGTATTGGGCGTTATATGACTACGTGGAGGGGTAATAACCATAGCATTTTTCAGATACTGTGGCCAGCTCGCTCCTGCGATAGGGTTAGGATTATCATCGTACGAAGGACTAATAGTCTTTCTCAGTACGCTATTTAAGGGAGAACTCATTCCCCCGTTAGACATACCACTTTGCATTAAAAGTCCTCCAACGTTGCTGCAATGTAGACTGTTCTACCTGCTGTAACAGCGGCAGTAGTCACACAGTAGTAGACTCGAGCATTGGCTGCTAAAGGAATAACATACTTGCCGCTTGCATCGGTACACATTCCTAAAAGAATTTGGCTTCCTAAAAAGTCCACATTCGCATTTGTTCCATTGGTCCCGCTACTAGCTGCAACAGTAATAGATCCAATTAAATACTTTGTAGTTCCAGCGTCTGTACTTACCCAGAACTGGATCGTTCTCGAAGATGAGTCGTCTGAAGAAATTACTAAAGACTTCAAAATACTACCGTCAGCACCTGCTGTGCATAGGAGCTTGGTATTAGTTGGTGCGGTTCCACCGTTGGCTGCACTGAATGAGTCAGCGTTCAGCAAAGTGCCGAAGGCCGATTGGATGTTTTGAGTTACAGGAATTGTATATGTTTTAGCCATTATTTAGCCCCAAATTTGCAATAGTAGAAGAGGAGTAAGACTTGGTGAAGAAATAGTTCCATAAAATGTTGAATTTTTATTAGAATCTATTACAACCGCATCTACTAACGTATTTAGTGTAGAACCGCTAGATCCAGCAGGAGAAACTTGTACTTTAACTGACCCTCCATTTGCTGATCCTGTACTTTTTCCACCAGCCAAGGCAAGTGATGCTCCTGCTGTGTTCGCCCCAGACCCGCCCGTTGCATTGTAAACAATATTGTTGGGCGTTCCGTGTGTGACACCATTACCGATGAACACAGACGTAATACCAGCAGCATTTCCACCGATAACGCACTGACCTGCGGCTGTTGTAGTTGAGTTCGTGCCAATCGCTACGGTATTTGAATGTCCCGCAGAAGCAGAAAATCCAAATGCTGTTCCAGCAAATGCCGCTGAAGGAGAATTAGTCAACTGCAGATTATAATTATTTGAAACCAGCGAATACGAACCAAGAAAAGTCAAAGAACCGTCCGCTGCAGCAGATAATGATGCTGTAAATGTGCCAGCAGCATTCCAGTGACCAAATGTAATCGCTCTATTCGTTCCGCCAGCACTTCCAATAGCACTACCGATTTGATAGGCCGCTCCGGTGTTGGCTTTGACTTGCAAAGCACCGAATGAGGTGGATGAAGTCCATGTCTCTGCGAGGCGAAACGTCTGGGCATTGGTGCCTCTTTGGAGGTCAAGTATGTCAGCTCCACCTCGCCATAAACACACATCTCTAGTACCGTCTACGCTAGACGTAGATGACCAACAGATAGTAGATCCGCTTGTTACAATCAATCCACTATTCAAAGCCGCAACAGCGGCAGCAGCACCATATGCCTTGAATGCAACTCCGAAAGTAGCCGCATACAAGCCGAAATCACCTCCACCCCAACTGAGTATAGGCGTTCCCGATGATCCATAGGCTGGGACGTATATCGACGCTCCTACAGTCAAGTTCCTACTAAAGAACCCATCCCTCGGTCTAGTCGCACCGCTCTTGCCTATGTCATAAGTAGCATCAGTAAATTTTAGATCGCCGGTTAGCGTACCGCCAGTCAAAGGCAGGTAGGTGGCTGTCGCCACCGAACTAGTCAGATAGCTGGATAAATCCAGCGTATTAGAGAGAGTGCCACTCCCCAATGACAACCCAGTCCCAATCACTACTGGGGTCCAACTACCACCAGACCGCTCATAAATGCCAGAGCCGCTGGCTGAAGCCAGTGAGGTTAAGTCTGCATCTAGAGGTTGATAAGTGGCTGACGCCACTGACGCAGTCAGATATCCACTCGGGTTCGCAGAAGCATACTTAGAGTCTAGCTGCACCTGTAAAGAAGAAGTGACCCCATCTAGGTAGCCAAGCTCTGTGGAGCTAACGCTCCCACTTCCGAGCTTGGTCGCGTCGATTCCAGTGGCCAACATATCGTTGGTCACTCCGCTATTCTTTACAGAAGCGGATATCGATGGGGTTCCATCGTTGTAGCTAAAGCTAATGCTTGAAGTATCAGTTAAGATTCCTCCTACTGCATCTTGGGCCTCTTCATCAGAATACGAGCCCGGAACTGGGCCATTCACCCACTCAGATCCAGTAAAAGATAAGATCTGGCCGCTGGAAGGAGCCGTTAGGCTCACATCATTTAGGGCACTGAGAGCTAAATTCAATTCCCCGGATGGGTCGAGGTATATGGCTCTAGAAGCTACATAAGATATAAATGCATACGAAACACGATTGGCAAAATTTACAATAGCTCCGCTGTTGGATGAGCTATAAACAGTGGTCCTAGATAGTGCATTATTGGAAGAATATGTGCCTAGTCCACACTCCCAATCCCCATTTGATGGACATTCTAAGCAATAATAACAAGTATCACCAGAAGACATGACCGAAGAAAATCTTCGATAGCCAGAAGTGGTATTCAGTAAAGACAAAATACCAGTACCTGCTGGACTCTGGACTCTTTCTTTTACTCTATCTGCTATTATGTGTGACATGCTTATCTGATCAATTCTATGTCTAGTGTACGGTTGATCACTAAACTGGCCCTTATCGTGACAACGCTTTGACCAGTTTGGCCAGACACAAATATGTAGTGACCCAGCAATGTGGCCCTGTCCAATATGTCTGGACTAGCTTTGGGCTCCCGGAGTCCATTGGGGCTAGCGAATGAAAGAACGGCAGACCGCTCCCTTTTACTGTCGATCACGAGGCTTCTCCCTTCGTGAAGGTGACTCCGTCATCTCCCACGGTTTCGGTAGAAACCACCGTCGTAGTATCATCTGCGTAAAGCTTACGCTGGGATGAAGTGGCTGTGGCCTTATTGCGTGCCCACATAAATAACCAAACAAGCTTATCTTTAAGTGACGATGTCGCTGCTGGTGGGGAGGAAAGCTCGCCAAATGTATCCACTGAGAGGACATCAAGAACTTGAGCGTTCACTTGAGCAGGAGTCGCCAGTGGGGAAGTCGCCGCTGTGATTGCTGCCTCAACGAGTGACTGATCGGCGGGATCAGTAGGCAAGTTAGTAGTCTTTGCCTTGATCGCGATAATGTCTGTACTGGCAGTCAGTCCATCAGGTTGCACATCATGTACGTCTGCAGCGATGTGATTGGCCCCAGTCACTTTTACCTCACGCCCGTTAGTTCCATCGCTGATTATCAGCAGATCACCGAATGAGTCTGCTGTGAATGTTTCTGTGGTCAGTGTATTCCAGATCGCGAGACGACTAGCGGAGTCCAGTTCCACTGCTCCTGCATGGACAGCACGAACTGAAAATTGATTGACGTAAGTCGCGGAACTTGTCGTCGTTCCAGTGACAGCCGCAGACTCTTCGAACTGATATGTGTCCCCCTCGACTTCACCAGCAGGATTATACGAGCAATCGTAAAGCCCAGATGTGGCTGATCGCTTTGTGATCGTAACGGAATCCGCGACTGAAGATCCGTTTTTCCGCACAGCAACGGACGGCGTGGAATCAGCATCCTTGAGCACTTGCGTGTCTGGATTTCGCGTTTGAATTGTCCAATACAAAACCCCACCGATGTGAAGAATCGTTGGTCTCATCCGATCACCTGCTGACTCATTGGGTGTTGTGGCTTGTTTGATCCGATGGATAATGGCACATCACCCATGCCCCAGTCCTGACTCAGTGCATTTGCAATTTGGTGGAATTCCAACAGCGTAGCCGTGGACGGCATCGTGCCATATATCACCTGCGAGATTCCGCCTGCGAACAGGTTAACTCCTGATACGTATCCACCAAACGAAAAACTCCCGCTGCCTCCTGATGTTGCACTGATCTTTCTGGCAGCGCCTCCGCAGCCCGTCGTTACCATTGATGTCGGTTTTGTAGCTGATCCGTCGATCAATAACCCTAACACGAACCTTCCTGTTGCTGATGCGTTAGTGGCAGTGAACGTCGGATTCTGGCACTCAAGATTGGCGCTTGAAAGATATACCTGTGATGGAATGTCAGACGCTCGCGAAAATATCGTTCTGGCACCTGATGTTGATGTAGCGTGTACTGCTGCAAGCAAAAACCGAAGTGATGATGTCCCAGATGGTGCCCCAGTCGCACTCATCAGCATCAAGTCATCAGTTCCGTCAAACTGCAAAGCCGGATAACCACTTGCGGAGAAGTTGGCCCGATACACTGGCCGATTAGCGTCGGCAGTCGACCTCACAGCATCTGCAGTGCTGCTACCATATCCTGTCCCGACCAGCACCGCCACAGGATCGCCGTCAGCAACACTGACAGTTTTTCCGGTGTTCTGATATTTTGTTCCGGCCGCCGAAAAGTCGAAAAAGATCGATGCGGAGTATCGTGTTAACTCGGAGTAGACTGTCATTTCAAACAGCCTCCAACGCATCAAGCATTGTCCGCATTTCGTTGATCTTTTCAGGTTGCTCTGATGTGCCGACAGCGTTTTCAAATGCGTCGTAAAGTGACCGGCGTTCGTTTCGCGCTGCTGTCAGTGCTGCCTCGGTTTCCGCAGCCTGTCTTTGTGCTGCAAATTGCTCAACAGTCAGTTCCTTGTACGGCCTGCCACCATCCAGAGCATAGAACGAATCAACCAAAGCGGCGGCATCCGGAGCGGCCTGAGTAAGCCCCTGAATGATTTGCCACACAAGACCAGCCCATGTAGGGACCGTCGTCAGCAGGTTCTGAGCACCATCACCAAAAACAGCACTCCAGAAGATTCCGAGCTGCTGTTTCGTCTCATCCGGAGTCGATGGTGATTCTATCACCTGCTGAATCGCCCCACCCATTGTTGTTGGGCTCGATCGGAACCACAGTAGATTCTCCCGGAGCCACACGCGAACAGCATCTACAGCGATGTTTGACACAGTCAAAGTATGCAGAACGGCCACGATTTCCGCGTCAGTTCCGGTCAAATTCAACGACTGAGCTTTTTCGTAACCGTTCATAAATCCCCCAAATTCGACCAACAGCGGATCAACAGATCCGTATTTGTTCTCCATAAGTAAATACGCAAAAAGGTCGCAGAGAGTTACTTCTGCGACCTTCATTGTCCTGATTACTTAAGATTGACTTACCCCAGTTCTCCTGCTTACATAAATTTCTTGGAAAACTTGAGCTGACCACAATCCCACAACTTATAGAGCTTATGATCATAGCCAGTATTAGATGGGAATTTCATGCGATTAAACAAATTCTTACCATCTGTCCATTTAAAGCTCTTAAAAGCCTTGCCCCTTACGAAGCCAAGCCCTTCCATATAGTCTCCAGTCCCATATCTCAAATCCACAAAGGAAATAAGCCCTTCGGGCTTAAACACCTCAGTAAAAAAGGAGAGGATCTTACTCAAACCGCCCACAATCGAATGGCCAACCTTGTTACAAAATCTGGAAATCTCCCAATCGTTTCCCTTGACTCGACGAAGCCTCATTAGGCTTACTAACTCAGTACCATCATAAAGGCCGATGCATTCGCCCCGCCCCTGTCCCATGAGATGGTTGTCCTCTAAAAATTTGGCACCTTCTTTTTTACCGACTTGGCCAATTTTGAGCTTGCGAGCGAATAGGCGGGTACTCTTGCCAAGTTTGTTGAGGATGATAGATTTAATTATATGGAACTTTTGAGTGACTTCATCTTCACCAAAGAATAGCGGTACGAATCCTTGCTCAATATAGAACTCTCTCTTCTTAACGTGATAGTCGTCCTTTTTGTGTAGTTCACTATGCCAATAAGTACCATTGAGTTCGATGGCCAAATTACCTATTGTGAAATCGGCATAATATCTGCCAATTTTTACCTGCTTGCTATACTCTATCCCAGCTTGCTTCAGCCAATCCTCGACTATTGCTTCTAGGGAACTAATTCGTGGGGTCATCTTAACAGCCAATTCCCACCCGTTCTCTTTTACTAGAACGCTAAATCGGGACCTAGAAAAGCCAGTTTCTTCTGCCCATTCTCTTTTGGTTCTGCCCTTATGAATAGCTAATATTCCTTTATCTATCTTGGTCTGTCTGCATTTCTTGATCCTATCCTTTCTCACCTCTGGCAACTTCATTAGATTATCTACGCCATACTTCTCTAGCATAGTTTGTCTAGACTTCTCTTTTACCGATTCTAGCTGGAACACATTGTCGACCCCAGTGACCTCCTTTGTTTTCTTGATACAATCTTCAGACCCGAGATATGTCTCTTTACCAAATCTCTCTTTGCACGTATTCTTCCTTTTCTCCTTGAACTCCTCAACCGAAGAAGCATTCTCAACACCATACTTCTTTAAGTTAGTCTCTTTAATCTTGTCTCTTACCCCGTCTATATCCATTATCTTATCGACACCATATCTCTCCATCATGGTGTCTTTAACTTTATCCTTAATGGCCTGAGATTGTGATGGTCTTTCAACTCCATACCTATCCAGATTTGTCTTAGTTAATTTATCCTTGGTAGACTTTAGCTCAAAAACATTTCTTACCCCAAGTTTGATAAAGTTAATATCGCCTATTTTTATCATCCTACAGCTTCTACATGCGTCTTTATCCAGCATTGCATTTGACTTTACTCTTCGGCAGTGTGCATTGGTATACTCATTACTACAGTAATCACACTTAAGCCAGAGCATATTTTTTGAGTGCTTGCTAAGTGAAGTTTGTGAATAGCCAAATTCTTTAATTGTTTTGTCATCGAGCAGCATGATTTTCCTTTTTCTACGCCAAATTCGGAGATGCCAGCAAATCCATTATAGCCAAAAAAAATCGCAGAAGCGATTAACTTCTGCGACTTTAGTTTGATTAGGCCAAAATTCTCTTAGAGAGAACCCAGCAAAATGCGACGGTTGTCTAATGCTGCGAAGCCAAGCTCGCAATTTCCGAAGAACGAAACTCTTCCCTGACGGAAGTAGCTAGGATCTGGGTAGATCATAACTTCCTGCCGAACAGGCATGATGAAGGAGTCTCGGCTAGTCATATCAAGACCAACAACCAACTCTACGTCGCTTGATGGGCCAAGGGCACCAGAAAGCTGACTAGTAAAGTAGGACTGATACTCCTGTGACTCACCAAGCTCGTCCATAGCATGGAGGTTGATACCGAAAATTCGGGTAATAGCACCATCGTCGCTAGCGACGTAGATTTCTCTACGAGTCGTTTCGTCAACAATGTCCACGCCCCAGTTTCGAATATCTTCCAGAGCTTCTGGGCTAAGATAGATATCGGTCAATCGACCGCGAGAGATAGAGCCAGAGTTACCCCCAGCATTTCTTCGCATAACCGACTTCATAAGAGAAACCAATCTCTTAGTGAACTGACCAGCAGCAGCGTCAGCATCATATACCATGATGTTTCGGTCTACGCCAGCGGCAAGCAGAACGTGCCAAGCATCGTCGTTAATCTTCTTAACGAAGCCAGCTTCCAGCACCTTCATAGCACGACCAGCAACATCCCAGCGGGCGTCACGGGCATATCGTGCCAAGAAGTCAATTGAGTTAGCGATACCATAGGTCGGAACCTGAATGTAGTCGCCTTCAACTGCTCGTTCTGGAATCCGACCATGGCCGGGATTCGTATAGGCTACGAAGTCAACTTCGTCGCCGGGATTCAACAGGTCGAGTGGGAACTCGGCTGTAGAATTGCCATCAAGTGTAAGCTTCTCAAAGATAGGAGCAGTAACGTCTCCCACCAAGATAGCTTCGCGGAGAGGAGTCTGAAGAGCTTTCGCCATCTGCTCCTGACCAGCATATGCTACAGATGGCGACGTATCGCCAGACTGCTTAAGCATTTCAATGAACTCTGGATTCGGCTTAGTGAACGACATCAAATTACCCCTTATAGATTGATTGAAACCTTGGCGAAACCATCAGCGTCCTTAGAACTAAGGAACTGACCGACCTTCAGAGCCCCAGCGGCCTGAGTGGCACTAATAAGACCAGTACCAGCAAGATAAGCATCTTGACCACCGGCTGGTGTACCAGAGATAGCGTCAGTAGTGACGAATCCCTTACGCAAGATAGTAATCTTGCCACCCTTCTGGACTTCATCCTTGTGCTGGTTCAAGTGCTGACGAGTCAGGTCAAGGTTGACCATATCATTCAGCAGAACCCCGAGAGGATATGCTCCAGATGGATTCGCTTTTACTGTCGCCAAAGCTACAGCACTATCCATAGCGGCACCTGAGCCCGCCGTACTTACAGAAACAACCAAACCACGAGTAGCAGTTTCATTCATGAAAAATGAAATGTCTGTGTCTAGCTCGTAACGATCACCCTTTAGTGACATGCCTTACCCCTTATTTCGAATTTTTTGTGGACTGAAGGACACTAGCACGCAGCCATTGTGAGGCAACGCTTATCTTGTCAGCAACAGAATCTTCAACTACTACAACTGCTGGTTCATCAACCTCGGTTACAGTTTCTAGAGCTTCAGTTTCTGTCTCGACTTCGACTTCAACCGACTCAGTGTCCGTAACAGGGGTCGGCTTAACAATTAGAGCTACTACTACATCGAACATCTCGTCAGTAGCATCTGCAAATTTAGAGAGCAACTCTGTTGCTTTATCTTCGGTTGCACCAGCAGTGACAAGAGCGTTCTTTCTTGCAGCAGCTTTCACTTCAGAAACCATCTTCTGGATCTCCTGACTTAGGGTCAGTTTCTCCTGAGAAATAGTCGCGATAGTGGCTTCTAGTTCATTTACTTTCGTCTCAAGCGAAGTGATAGTGGCCTTATGACCACTGACTTCTGTCGCTAGAGTGCTCGCAGTAGCCTTCTCTGTGGAGAGAGCCTCTTTCAAGGCGTTGACTTCTGCTAGTTGCACTGAATTATCTTCAGGCATCACTACCTCCATAGCCAATGTGGAAAAAGTATCTACGGGCTTGAATGGGTTAACTTCCTTCGGGAGGATAACACTTCTTGGATTTGCTGGCTTATCTACAAGACCCTTACCAGAAAAATATAGGTCTCTCAACAAGCGGCCAATTTTGTAGCCCTCATACGATCCAGTGCCACCATAAGCCCGCAAATGCTTGGTGAGGAACGCAGAGTTTTCGTCTCTAGCTATAACTTTTTGTGAACCATCAGGTTCAACAACTGCATAATCGAAGTTTCGAAATACGCATTCCATAGATACAGCTAATTGACCCTCATCGATTTTAGCAATCAAGTCATTGACTCGAATGGACTGGTCGGGGTCGCCCCAAGTCTTATAAATAACGGCGGAAGTAACTAGGTCCATCTTATCTGGAAGAGGAACTTCGTTAATAATGGCACCATCCTCACCCATTGCGGCTGAAGAAATCATATGTCCAATGATGTCTGTCTCATCGTGCATATAATTGAATGGCTTGTCGACTGGTGTTTCGCGTGCCGCCCATAGGTCTGCTACGTCAAAGACATCGTCGTTTTTATTCCATCCCGCCGATACTAGAATGGAATTTAGATAGTAAAGATCTGCTTGAACTGGTCTATCACTAATTGAAGCTAGTGTTATTCCAGCTATCTCAGAATCTCCACTAAGTAACTGCGTGCTAGTAATTGGGCAGACCATAGCAACACTAACGCTCTTAAGAGCGTCAGATAAGTTGTCTAATTTTTCAGCTTCATATACTTGCATTGGTTACCTCATAATTTAAATACGCAGCTATTGTAAGTTTTCTGCTTTTTTCTTAAAATTCTTCGTAAGCATATGCTAAGCAGTTTATTTGACGTGCCTCATCAATAGTCGGCTGTCTATTATGAGTCGCCAAAAAGTTTCGGTAAAAAGGATGGGCGTCTATTTTCTTCTTTTTCTCCATGGCCTCGGCCACGGACTCAGTATCTACTAGAGAGAATGGTTCTAGTCCACAAAGGGTCACGAACTTAATCTCCTCTAATTCGGCCTGCTGGGCCGTTGTCAGTTCTCGTAGAGAACTACACCCATACTGAGAAAGCATAACTGGATTAAGTATGGCCGAAATCTTCTTCTGGGCCTCTGTGGTCCACAAGATAGTACTAGCCAAATCTGCCTTGCTCTTAGGGAGGACTCTCCTCTGCTTCCTAGGACCAGCATCCTTTTTGAACAAAGGTCGGCCATTATCTTTTACCGGCTTCTTTCCGGCAGGATTTCCAACTCCGGGCTGGACAGGAGGCTTTCTTGCCTTATAATCTGTCACATCTTCAATGCTGAGTGTGTCTTTGGTGAGGGCCAATTTCACAAACTCAGACTCGACGTTGCCGTTATGGAATGGATCAGATTTAGGTGGCAATTTACGCTTCTTTCTGTCTTTTTCTTCTTTGGCGATTCGTGACTCTTCAATGTCGTTAGACTCGCCGAATCTCTCTCGAAGGGTTTCAGCCGAGATGATGTGCCGATCTGACAATTGAATCCAGAGGTTCTTTTCAGCCGCCTCATCTGACAGGATCATATTGTCAAAGCGGAGTTCCGCTGGAGATGGGAAGCCCATAGCAGTAGCGATAGACTCAAACTCTAGCCTCCAGAAGTTCTCTAGGAGGCCTCGGCCATACTCAAGCTTCTCAATGAGGGTCTTAAGGCTCAGGTAATTATTAGTGAAACCCCCACCAGAGGAGGTCCCGGTCATGGTTTGTGGGACTCCTAGTCCCCCATATACAGCGTTAAGTACTGGGCCGTACTTCTCGCTACCTAAGAAGTGGTAAATTTGGCTAGTAGATTCTTTGAAATCAAGCTCTGGACCCCAGACTAGGTCCATAGTTCCGCCACCAACATTACTAGCTAGTACATCTCTGAGCTTATCTACGGCTGCTCTAGTTGGGGCGATTTTATGCTCTAGGCTACCCAATCGCCATAGTCGTATATTAGAGATGGCCCCATCTAAAGCCGACATATCTGCCAGCTTCATCTTCTCCATCATAGTAATATCATCTAAGATGGCATGAATCATTGGGTTGGCCCATACGTCCCAATCATCCTTCTTGTAATGATAGAGTGATAGACGCTCTGAGTCTAAGGGGATAAACTCGGCACCATCTAGAATCATCTTTCTAGTCTTAGGGTCTACGTCCTTTAGGAAAGATGGGTCAGCCTTCTTATTGGCGATAGCATTCTTGGTCTTGGAAGAAATCCTAATCTTGTAGCTCTTCTCCCCGCCGAAGATGTCAGAATAGTCCCCATCTGCCTCAACAACTAGTGGATTGAGAAAGTCATACCTGAATGGGATAACTCTCTTTTCAGCCCTCGACATATCCTTCTGGTCAGATTTAGTAATTTTACCGTTGGCTTTATAGACAACGACGTTGCCAAGTCTGTATAGGTAGTTGAGGAAACGTTCAGAACGTTCAGCTCCATTGACCTTCTGCCACCATCTACGATAGAATCGCTCTATGTTCTTGTTAGTATGGGAGATCCTAATACCTTGAGAGGCAAAATCCCCCATCAAATCAATAACCTGCTTGATAAGGCCAACATTATTGTAAGCCTTAACGCACTTTCGCATGATGCCCTTAGCATCACCCTCTGGAGACTCTGAAGGGCGGAACCCATAATAGTCTTCCCGATTGTACTCATCGCGAACCGATATGTTGGGCTCTAGCGATAGGTATCTACGATTACTAGCAGAAGTGCTCATCAACCCGGTGTATGAGGCTAAAGCCTCATCTTGGAGAATCGCGTTAGTTGTCTGTGGAACACTCTTTTTTACTGCCATTTGCTTATTCCGATTGTAATTGAATTGTGCTTGCACAATTTAATACGATCGAGCTGACGTAGGAAGCTCAATATCCATCATATGCATTTTGAGCATCCTTAAACCACTGCGGAGCAATGTAGGCCAACTTAGCCTTTTTACCGACTACTCCACTAGAGAACCCTCCGTAGCTTTCGTATGCCGCCTGACCAACTAACGAGAAGTTTCTAGCCCCCATATTCGCCATCAGTAAAGCAGAATACCTATCCTTCCTCATCTTCTTTTTCTTGTTAGCCCCAACCTTGATGTCCGGAGTATCCCATCTATCTCGCCCATTCGGGGTCTTGGTTATCTCGATTAGGACAAGCTCGTTCTTCATCTCCTCAATTTCCATAACACAGTCTTCTAGTGTGTCATAGAGCTTATTATTGATCTTATCTTGTTCAGCGGCTAGACCGAGGACGATAGGATCGAACTTAGGGAACAACAAGGTCTTATCCTCTAGGTCCTTTCTTAAACCATGATTAGCCTCAGAGGTCCATTCAGCCTTGGCGAAATTGACCAACTCAATGATATGGAGCCCAGCTTCATCATCTGTCGGCTTCTCTTTGTCTTCGTCAATTACGGGCCAGAAGGGGACTTCGCCGGGATGCAAATTAGAGGTTTCGTGTAGGGCTTCGTTAACCGCGACACCGCCCCCCTGAGAGTCCAGCATGATACGCTCAGTAGGGAATACACGCATAAGCTCACGAATCTTTCTAGCAGCGTAACTGTAAAAGTTATCCTCAGTAGTTAGACCAAGCTTAACTCTTTCCGTGTGAGACTGACGAGTAGTAGTCCAGCAGTGTACTATTCTTCTATGGTCTTGATAGAGTTCCAAGACCACTATGGAGAAGTTGTCGATTTCGGAAGCCGGGTCGACCCCTATGATGTATCTGGCGGCTGGGTTGCCCTTTATCGCAGCATCGAATACAACTGGGCCAGATGGGAGAATAACCTCATTATGTTCATTAGTAACACAAGACTCGATCAGGCTTCGTTTGAAAAACCCATTACTATCAGTGACAAATACCGCTCCCCATTCCATATTGAAGATACCACTATGAACAGACGCCTTAGATCTAGCCACGTTTCCCTCATCCATAAAGCCCTTGGGTAGAACCTCGTATGGTATTCTAATTACTGAATAATCTTTCCAATTGAACCCCTCTGGGACTCCCTCTGGAAATAGCTCTCTGACTCTCCTTGGATCACCCTTTGAGGCAATAATCTGCTTATACTTCTTCCAATAATCAGCGAAATGGTTAAAATCATAGAACGCAGTTCCGCACAAAATAATTTGATTTCCCATAGCTAGGTCGTTGGCTCCTAGCAACAATGGGTCAATTCCTCTTTCAGCGGCCATCTCTTCAGCGGCTCGTCTTCTAACCACATCAGCAGGAGCGGCTGATACGTTACCGAAGCCCGCGATAACGGTTTCAAAGATTTCCCTAGAGTGAGAGCTGAATTCTTCGATCAATAGGTCTTGGCAGCGATACCCTCTTATCTTCTCACCAGTACCAATTGGAATACATGTTATGGTAGACCCATTAATGCCAAACCTACACATGTCTGGAGATCTGGTAGGACCACTATCTTGATCTACTAAGTCCCTTAAAAGAGGAGCCCCCTTCCATATGGTTTCCATATATTCATGAATAAACTTAGACTGTCTAAAGGCCGCTCCCGCAACAAGTATTCTCCTGTTGGGCATAATCAACGCACGCATCAGGGAATACAATGCAAGCATAAAGCTCTTAGAGCTTCCTCGACTGCCGATTAGCATAGGGTATTTTCTTACCCACAATTCTTGAAGAACCACATTCTGGAATGGTAGTATGTCTACGTTTAGAATGTGATGACACAGAAAAGCAAAATACTCAGGCTGAGATAATAACCACGCTACCTTTTTCTCGAAGTCTAAGTTATCGTCTGTTCTCAAGATATCTAATGGGTTATATGCTGGCTCTTCCTTTACATACTTGGTCAAATATGCTTCGTTGAGTTCGCGTAAGACTTGTTTGGTTAATTTTTCCAAGCTGCACGTTGTTCCACTAAATTTGAATTGGGCGAAAGAAGCCCACAGTAAAAGAAAAAATGGGCCGACCTACCCCTTGTATGCCGTTACGCCCTAGTCAACTAGCCGTTCTGCCTGAGACACAAAGAATGGCCGACAGCGAGACGCCATAATGGGCCTAACTCCTAGTACTCTCATTCCACGCTGGTCTGCCGAATCAGCAATTCTAGTTTTGATCTTGTTGCATATCCGCCAAACACCAGCTTCTTTAATTTGATCACCTGACAATTGGCTGATAATTCGGACTAGGGCAGCACCACCCAGCATTTCTAAATGGTTCTGACCGCTAAACTGTGCCGTTTCATACTTCAAGACATCATGAATCTCATATTCGATCCCAAGCCTCCACTGCCAGTCTTTATCGTCGGCGGAAGTTACAGCAATAATTGCAGTCTCACAGATTTGGCTTGCTATTGTGTGAACTCGCCAGTACTGGATAAGTGGCCATATCAGATAGAGGCCCGGACCTTTTCGTCGCCCCCATCGGCCAAACCAAAAACAAACTGCCTCCTCCATTGGGCCAACAATTGTGGGCCTTGGAAGAAGTTCCCAAATAAACTGGATGATCTGAGTTAGTAGGTCTAACATTGCTCTAGCTCTTTAAATCGCCCAAGGACATAATCTTCAGCACTACGCCGATTTCCGCAGAATACTACCGGCATTTTAGCCGCCACTCTATCTATCAAGGTTTTAAGATGTCGCCCATTTATACGAAGCTCCGACCAAGCATCAACTCTCTCTCCCCTAGAATATTTGCCACTGGCTATCTCTTTTACTGATGGTCTTCTGAGCTTTGGTATGCCAGAATTCTCAGGGAAGCAGTAGATGTCAGACTCTGAAAACTCAAAGACGCATTCTGCCTTTTCTAAAAGAAGAAGCTTGTCAACTTCTCTATGGAATCGCTCCATATTCTTGGTTCTGCCAAGATTCATATAGATTTCGCCAGTAGATGCTTTTCTCTCTACAGCATATTTGCCAATAAGGATAGATGTGGTGTAATCTCCACACTTAAGAGTTTTCTTTGTTGTTTTCTCTGTGAAGAATGTCCACGGAGTTTTCTCCCTCGTGTCGTAATAGATCTCCATTTGTTCCCCTTATTGCATTTACCTTGACGTATCCTAGATAGCACTGAACAGTGCCAGTATCATCCTTTACAGCCATAGCTGTAGATGTTATATCAGTTAACAAATTGTTCTTCTTGTTAACTAGAGTATAGTCACAATCGTACGCGATGTCGTTTTGTATAGAATAGAGCCAATGATCATTTACTCTTTTCCTGTCCCCCGGCCTAACGGCTTGCAGCCATCCAAATCCCATCATATCTTTCGAGTCAAGACAAAATAACTCATTGAGGTATGAGTTACTCCATGTGCATCTACCTTTGGTATCGCAGATGAATATTCCAATTTCGATATGCCTTTCTGTAATCTGCTGCCGAAGTTCACAGACCTCATAGGAGGTCTGAATTGCGTCATAAATCGCCTTAATAGCCTCTGCGGGGCTGTCACCAAAAACGACATGAAAGCGGTCACCGAGTACAAAGGATCTAATTGCATTTTTGATATACCTCCTACAGCGTGCGATAAAGGCGAAAGCTCCAACGACGACAAACGATATCGTCCCGTAGTTTTCTATGATTGACTTAATTGTATCCATTTATGATACTCCTAAATAAAGGGGCATAATGAAGCTCCTTGTCCTTTATGGAGTCATGGCAGGTTTTACACAAAGTTACTAAGTTGAACAGTTCGAACCGAAGAGATGGGGCATCGCTCCACCTTTCTATGTGATGGACCACTAACTTCTTCTTTGCCTTACACCCCGGCATTTGGCATCTCTTCTTGTCTCGCTTGATACAAGCAAGTCTGGCTTCCTTATAAAATGGGCAGTCATAATCTCTTTTCATTCATCGCCAACCGTTTCATGCGAGAGAATGATACGATCCACCTTAGAATCAGCAAAGGTGTGATAAGAACCAAGCTCTTCTTTGGCTCCCTGTGCGGCAAGCCTCATCATCTCCATCAATCTACCTTGCTCTTCAAAGAAGTCTGGGTCCTGTAGGAGCTTGCTCATTAACCCAGCAAAGGTAGTCTTATTACTTTCAAGTTTTTGGACTCGCTGCTCTCTAGTGGCCTTAAGATCCTTGAACATGGCCGATTTTTTAGTTTGTAGCTCCTTATAGTCCCTACCCAAAGCCTCTTTGGCGGAACGCAGCGAAGCCACCTGCCTCTGTAAAGAGAAATGATGCTCCTTGTCGCGATCGGCAACTGCTTTGGCGTCTTCTACAGCAATCTGCTCTTCTAGATCTCTGACGGTCTCGATCGTCTGCTGCTGCTCACGAAGAGCCCTATTCATTAGGACTTCTAGTTTGATCGTATCAATGATCTGAAGTTCCTCAGTTGCGAGTACGTCTCTGCGGAACTGGGCAATAATTTGCTTCCAGTGATAAAGGAACATCTCTAGTTCCTCTTTACTGAACTGTCCTTGTAGCTCTTTCCAGAATGGGCGAGTCTTGATGTCATATTCGGCCTGAACCTCAAAGGCCTCTTTCTTGTTCTTGGTCTTGCCGATTTTTTGCAGATAGAGCCTAACGGGCTCGATATCCCGCCCAAGATTTTTGGCCATCTGGTCAGCCGTCATCTTATCGCAGTGTTTCTCGATATAGTCCCACTCAGCTTTACTGAGTCTACCCTTAGCCTTAGCTATATTACTGGCCATCGACTAGATCCTTAACTACTTTTATGAGGGCTGCTCGTCTCGCCGAAGGTAGAGACACCCCATTTGCCCATCTTAAATAGTCGGCTCGCATACTTACCGACAGATTGTTTAGAATATAATCAACGAGATCTGGTGTAACCTGATCATATTCTTCAGTTGGGTGTTCCAGAATCTCTGAGAAATCTAACACAGACCTCTTCTCATGATTTTTGTAGTAACTTCGTGATAAGGAAATTAGTCGCTTTGAAACGGAGTACATGAGGAAGAACTCTAGAGATCTCACCCCATCCCATTTCTCATAAACTTGGCATGCTATAATCATGGCCTCTTGGGAAATATCTTCCTCGGTCATGAATGAGAAAGGTTTCTTCTTGACTTTATCTACGACGAAGTAGATAATATCAAGGTGTTCCTTGGGAATCTCTGTCAGCTTTTTCACGGATTTTACCTAGGATAGCTTTCGCCATCTCCTTTGGGGGATCGGGCATAAGAAGCTCATCTTCAATTCGCTTCTTTAGTTCTGCTGTGGCCATAGCCACATAGCGAGTATCACCATTAATTACGAGTTTCATCATGACCTCAAGTCATCAGTAAAAAGAGAAGTCTCCCTATTATATACGCTTTTATCTAAATATGGCTGTCATTAGTGGAAATAACGTATAAGAGTACGGGCGGTGTGCCCGTACTCTTCTATTATGTGGTTCTTATAAGGCGTGGCCATGAAACTTTGGTTGTCTGGTGTTGCTGGTGCTGGCAAGTATGCTGAGGTTGATCCTGAAGATTATGTGCGGCTCAACCGATACAAGTGGTTTTTGAGGAACACATATGCGGTGGCCGTAGTGGACGGCTGTACAGTCCGCATGCACCGAGTTGTTATGAACGAGGATGATCCTAGGATCGTCATTGACCATATTAATAGGGATCGGCTCGACAACCGCGTAAGCAACTTACGTAGGATGTCACCCATCGAAAACGCAAATAATCGTGTCGATAATGTGAGAGTTCTAGCCTTTGGCGAAGAACTCACTCTCGCAGAATGGGCTAGAGATCCAAGATGTGGGGTGTCTTACGATACGCTTCATAAGCGTATCTATCGTGGATATCCAGCCGAAGTAGCGATCTTAGCAAAGGAAGAATAATGGCTAGACCAATTGGCAAATTGAGTAACAATAACCCGCTGACGGCAGCAGAGACTAGGTCTTTAGTGGCTGAGTATTCCACTATGACTAATAACGACTTGATAAAGAAATACAATATTTCTAAGACTCAGTTCAAGTCGATAGTGAAACACTATAAGCTGAAGACTAAGCATTTTGGCAAATTTATATCTGGCAAGAAGGATCTAGATTTCTTCAAGGGCAAATGCGGAGTTTATGCAATAGTCAGAACTGACTGTACAAAAGTCTACATAGGATCGAGTGCTGATGTATACTCAAGATTCCAAAAACATATATCGCAGCTTGATAGAGGACTACACAAAAATACAGACCTGCAAAATGACTGGGGCAAGTATGGTTTTTATATGGCCTATATCGAGGACTGTGATGAGAAAGATCTACTGAGGAGAGAGAATGAAATCATGTCAAGTCTAGATTCATGGTGCCTGTACAATCGTACAGTCATCTCTGATAAAGGCGTTGACTACTCAGAGATCTGGCAAAAAATGCAGCCCGATTTGGTCATACTGGATTCCGGCTGCTGGGAATATGAGAAACCAAATGTTTCATTGCGAGGAGAAAAGTATATTCCACATAGAGTGTCGTATATGCACCATTGTGGAAACTTCTCTTATATGGTACAGAGGAACTGCAAGAACTTTAAGTGCTGTAATCCAGATCATTTGGTGAGTGTCTCATGTAGAGAAAGTCGTGAATTGAGTTCGAAGAGATTATCTAATATGAGCTACCGTGGGAGCAAACTAGATGAGTTCAAAGATAAGATATTAGAGATGAAGAAAGATGGGAAGACTCTCAAAGAGATAGCTATGGCTTTACCGTGCGATGTCCATGCGGCTACGCTGTCGAGGTTTCTGGGGCGTTGCGTGGGTGGGGTTTAATTGGGTTTGATGGGACATTACTTTTGAGCAGGCCCCGGCGTCTTAACATACCTGTACAGACCCCTCCCCCTAAGGAGATAAAACCCCACCCCCCTACGCCATCGACCAATTCCAGAAAAGTTTTTTTATTTTGGCCGAATCATTGATGCGAGTATTGACGCATGGCCGATAACTATGGTATGATCCGCGTGTCAATTCAAAACACTCTAAGGACAACAGTCATGGAAATCAACGGATTCACTTTCAGTTCACGCCTCATGGGAACATCAGCCTGCTATCACGTCGCCAAACGTGGTGACGTAGTTTTCACCTCGAAAGAAATGAGTTATTTGATTCGAAAAGTAAAAAATTATGGAACATCTACTGTTGCAATCAAAACAAAATGACGATAGTATACTGTCTGACAAGTGTTTCACCCCTGACGAAAGATACCACGATGCGATACGACGACCGAATCACCAGCGTTGAATTGAACAACACCAACGAATTGTTGGCCCTTCTGAACGAAGAAGATGCCAAAATGGAAAATTGGATCGCAGACGTGATTGAGACCGCGTCAGCCGTCTATGATCCGGCTCCTGAATATCTCGATCAGGAATGGTTGGACAAGGGGAATTACTAGGCTTGACAGGTTCGGGGGAATCCTCTAAAATCCCCCTATCATTCACCCCCTGAGGAGAGTTAAAATGGGCAAATTGTCTGACCTGATGATCGAATTCTGCGAAATCAAAGAAAAGTCTGGCTTCGACTTCGATGTAACGATGTCTGCCCTTGTCCGGGGCGGCAACCCTACTACTGATGAATTCTGTGCATGGCATAGTACCAACTACTCCCCCCCTAAGTGGGAGATGCCAATGCACCTAAGGAGTGAGGCCGACAAACAACTAGTGGCTATCGCTGAGAAGATGCGGGCAGCTAAGGCCTCGCCAGTAGGGTGGGATAGTATTGAGGCCTAAGACTATCTGACCTTTTCCCTAAGGGGGCGAAAGCCCCACCCCTAATGGAGTTCTCTGATGAAGTACTACGAAGTTAAGTTAGTATGCACTGAGGGTGGTTACTTGACTCGCACAGTTGAGGCGGTCAATGCCACCGTAGCGGTAGCTGAAGCAATCGCCTACCTGCATGATGCACAAACTACCCCCGTGGAGATTGCCGAAGTGACCTGTAAGGTAGTCAAGAGCATGCCCAAATGGGTAGGCTAGTAGGTCACCCTAGGGTGGCTATGTCATTATCCCTCACTCTACTCAGGACACACCCCATGCAGTACATCAAGTTCTATTCCCTCAAGGCTATTCAGCGTGGTATGCTTACTGGTAAGGCACCTCGCCCCACCTACGTACCAGTGCCGCTACCCCCTAATGTCCAGCCCATGGCCGCCCTTAAGGCAGATCAGGACAACGCACGTAAGGCTCAGCAGTAAGCCACCCTAGGGTGGGGTGACTGACCCCTCCCTCCCCGCTCCAGCCGACCCGGTGTGGCGGCTGGCAGTTGACGCCAACTCCTCACTTCCTCAACAGGACTTGTACTATGATCGTTACCCCCGGCATGGCTGGCTACGCTACTGGATACGGCTTCATCGGAAACCCCTACTTCCACGGGGACGCACCAGAATGGCGACTCAAGGACGGGGACACCGTCATAGAGTGCGATAGCACTCACCCATGGGCCATGCCGGTATACGAGGCCTACGACGAGCTAGAGCGTCAGTGGGACGCTGAGAAGGCCCTGTGGGAGTGTGAGGCGGCACGCCTAGATGACCTGTATGAATCCGCCCGATATGAGGCGATGCTGGAGGCCGAGTGGGCACCCATCGAGCGGCTCTATGCCATTCAGGATTCCCTCTCGTAGGGTGGCCTGATTGGTTCCGCTAGGGAGGGGGCTGAAAGGCCCCCTTCTTCCCGTTTCACCCGGCAGGCGTGGCGGGTGACACATCATACAACTCTCAGACGGATACCTGATCATGAGAAAATTCCTTGTTTCTTTCATTTTCTCTAATGGCTTCACCCACGAGATTCAGGTTGATGCGATCACTGCAATGCTAGCCGTGAGAAACGCCCACGCGAAACTCTCAGAAACGGTAAATCTGTCTGAAGCCGTTTCAATCGCCTGTACTGAGCGAAAAGAGTAAAGTCCGGAGCCGGGGTAGTCGATAATACAAGAGGAGGAACTCAAAATGTCGAAGACCGACTGGGCCTGTGTTGTTTTTTATTACTCAATTGGGCCAATTGTTGCCATTTGGCTTGCACTGATCATACACACTGTGGTATACTTCTGACACAGTCGGACGACCTCCGGCAAAACCGGCCATATACATAAACAATGGAGCGAAGCATGTTCATTACCCTCACGATCAAGTCACTGTCACCAACCAAGTCTGAGATCCATGTACGCACGACCAGTATCACAAGCGTCAAGGCTGATGGGAATGGCTCGCTTCTCTCAGTAGTGGGAATAGGTGATCTTACCGTTACTGAGAAACCTCTACATATCCTCAATTGGATTTCTGATAAAGAAACAATTTCTCGGGGCTAGGGCTTGACGGGAAATGCGGATTTATTACAATGGGGCCTAACGGCCCCTAAACCTTACAGGAATTAAAATCATGCAATCATACTGTGTTGAAATCACTTTTGCTTCTGCTTGGAAAATCCAACAGGAAGTCAGAGCATTGGGCTTCACCGATGCAATCAACACTGTTGTAGACAAAGTGTCCACATACGTCTTCGAGACAATCATTATGGTCAAAGTCTGGCCACTAGCTTAATTGGACACGAGCGGCCAGTACTAAGGGTGGGGTGACAGGCCTCTACCTTGCGGTTCTACCCGGCAGGCGTGGCGGGTAGCAAAACAAACAACACAGGCCATCAAGGGATGGTCAGCCCGCTTCACCCCTATTGGATTGTCAATTATGAGAACTTCAATCAAGACCATGGTCAAGACCAAGAGCACTTCAGGCCAGCGTCACTGCTCACTCACGTTCTGGACACGCGACGAACAGGGCAACCTGCGGGGGATCTGGGTGTCAGGGAGCACATTCTCATCTGGAGACTCGATCCTCGGGATTCGGATGACTGGAAATCAGGAAGTTTCCAGCGAAATCTTCAAGAGCCTTGACAATGCTGTCGAGTTCCCTACAATGCACGGGAAGGTCAAGGCTCGGATCTGTGGAAATCGGATTTTCGTGAAAATCCCTGACGGGGTTGTGATGGACCACGAGCCACTTCCTACATAGAAAAGAGATTATGGCGAACGAAATCGGATATGTGTATGTTCTAACAAACGAGTGGTCCCCCGGTCTAACTAAACTGGGGGCCACTACAGACGTCGAAACTAGATTTTCTAATCTGTCCTCGGTGCTGCCGGGAAGGTCAACATTAGAGTGGTCGACACAAACTAAAGACCACTTTGAAGCAGAAAGTCAAGTCAGAGATGTCCTGAAGAAATTCTCTATTAGGAGTTCGAGGGATTGGTTTTCCTGTCCTCCAAGATTAGTAATAGAGCAATTCCAAATCTGCTTAGAGAAATTTGAATCAATTGGTATACTAGAATCCCTAGGTATATCAGACAAAGCAAATATTGATAATCTTGCCGATCTAGGGAGATATTGTAGATCTTGGAGAAAAAAGGCAGGAATTAAACAAAGTGAACTAGCAGATATGTGTGGCGTAGGACTCAGATTTATCTCTGAATTCGAAACCGGAAAACCGACCTGTCAATTTGATATGTGTATTGCAGTAGCAAAAATCATCGGAGTTGATTTAGTCGCAGTAAAAAGAGGACAATCATGAGACGTTTTGAGATTATGGCAACAACGGAACGAGACGGGGAACAGGTTTTCCTCCCAGCGTTTTACATCGACGCGGAGAATGCTTTAGAGGCTCGTAGGCTTGCGAGGAACGTAGTGGGGGGTAGAGAGACCGCCCTAGCTGTAATCGCCGAGGGTGCCCTAGAGGGTAGTGTGGCAAGCAACAGGACGTGGGGCCGGTAAAAGAGGAATAGGGGGTGGGGTGACAGGCCCCTTTCTTTCCGTTCTACCCGGCAGGCGTGGCGGGTAGCAAACAATACAACAAAGGGATAGACATGACGGCCACAGTATACAAATCAGATTCGACAGTAGCCCAGTCCGAAAGAAATACTCTATGGGAAATGATCCACGCCCTTAAGGGTCTTATCCCTGATGAACTATACACACAGCTTCAGACATCAATGTCGGATGTTGATCGGGCGTGCGTCCCAAAAGTTCCGATCTGGCGGAGATATACCCAAATCGGAGTTGGTCTCAGCAAATCACAAAAAGCAATTGCTTGCGATCAGATGAGTGCCATCATCAAACAAATCAAAGCCTTAAAAGCGTGGCAGGATTGACAGGCTAGAATCCCTCTGGTATAATTCCTCATAAGGAGAATCATGATGTCGTGGAAACCTGAAATGAAGTGTGCTGGTGAGTGGTCATCTAATGCCCTGCGATTTGCTACACAGGCAGAAGCAGAAGCGTCAGGTAAGGAACTGATGTCTCGGTGGTATGTGCCTACCGACTCAAGAGCAGCCGAGTCAACAGACTCAGTTAACTATATGTTCGATTTCGCGAATAATAAAAACGTGAGAATCGAGCAGTAAAAGAGAAGCTGAAACACGGGGCTGAAAGGCCCCTGTCTTCCTGTTCTCACCGGCAGGCGTGGCGGTGAGCACTTAAGCGACACATTCAACACACGAGGGACTATGAACACATTCACTCAGCAACAGTACATCATTCTGATTCGCTCATTGGCCTTGTACTTGGAAGATCAGATCAAGGAAGGTGATCTTGACAATGCCAAGGAAACCGCAAAGCTGATCAGTATTGCCTCTCACTATGTGACGACCAAATGAGAGAGGCAACAATTAAAGAACTCTGGCAATATTATTGCCGGAAGTATCTTGCAAAGCATGGTGAATTCCCTAGAATACGCATCACAAGTCGTGATGAAATTATTCTCGCAATCCTTGACTTAGAATCGGAAACCCCTGATGAGCCAGACTATGACTATGACTTTGATTGAGCAAATTGATTCCCTGAAGACTCCGGCCCGAGATCTGCTGAAAGGTCTCTATGACGCTTGGAGCGAAGCTATCGAAATCCCCAATTCTCTTTTACCGGCCCGCTTGCATGGTCGCACTGGCCGAACGGCCAAGCAGATTCTCCATCCCGAGAAAACTGCCGCTGAGATCAAAAAGCAGGAAGCTGAGGATCGCGAGATTGAAAAGGAACTTCGGTTGGAAGCATATTGTGCGGACACTGACGCACAACGAGAAATCAAGTTTCATGAGGATGAGGAACGACTGTATCGTAATCAGATCACTTTCGCCAACCTAATCGGGCTGGAATTCGAGGATTAGGCTGAGTTCGGTTATCCACTAGGGGGAGGGGCTGAAAGGCCCCTTCCTTGCTGTTTCACCCGGCAGGCGTGGCGGGTGACACTTAGTGTTGCTCTGGTCCTCCTCGGAAAGTTCTGTTTTGTGCTTGACAACGGAACGTTGTCTGGTACAATGTACCTGTCTGGCTAATCGCCATCTTAAACCCCTGTTCTGGAGAATTGGTATGACGACTTTGATTTCTGCTGCTGACGTTGTTCGATCCACTTTTAACTTTACTGTTGACAAACTGCGTTTGTCCGGTCCTGACGGGTTTACAACCCCGTACTTCGGGCTTTTCAAGTCCGACGACAATTCCTGCCTGAACGCGGTCACGGCGAAATATTCGCCGCACACCACCGACGACGTGGTCGTTTTGGTTGAGGCTGCTCAGGCCGCGTTTGACGACGGTGTCAACGTCCAATGTCACTGGCGAAACGGCCACTACGTGGTTGTTGAGCCTACCCGCGAGCACCGCAAGGCGGTTTACGGGACCGCTGACAATATCTTCCCTCGCATGATCGTCTCAGCGGGGTATGATGACCGTCCGTTCCGTGCGTCTCTCGGGATGTTCCGAGATGCCTGCCTGAACCTTGCTCGCCTGAAGCAAGTGTCTGGAACCAGCGTGTCGATTCGTCACACTCAGTCCCTGCGTCCTCGCCTGAATGAGTTGATCGACGTGTTCTCTGGCCTGAAAGAGGGCTGGAAGTCGGTCACTGAGACCGTCGCGGAAATGGAAGCGAGACAAGTCTCGCTTGTGAGTTTCCTCGATGCGGTCTACCCGCTCGCGAGTGACGCGACTCCGCGATCGGTCACGATTCACAAGAATCGTACCGAGGCGATTGTTAAGCGTGTAATGTCCGAATGCTATCGGACGGGCCGAACTTTCGGCGGGGACTTCATGGTTTCTCGCTGGATGGCCTACAATTCAGTGCAGGGGTATGTTCAGCACGTTCAGCGTGCGGGTAAGGGTGGCGATCGAATGTCCCGTATGGACCAGACTTTGATGGCCCTTGAGGACGTCGCGGTCGACCGTGCTGAGGCACTGGCGATTGCCGCCTAGGGGTGAGTGGTGAGAGACCCGAAGGAGTGGGGCCGAAAGGCCCCCTCCTTCCTGTTCCCACCGGCAGGCGTGGCGGTGGGCAATCAAGCCAAACACCTGAGCCAACTGAAGAAATGTGCTTGACATCACATTAATGTGTGGTATAATTCGTGTGTCAGTTTAAAACCCCTAGTTGAGAGACAGTCATGAAGTACGTTAAGATTGTTAGCAAGTCCGTGACCACACCGGAAGATATGTTCACGCTGGGTGTTAGCACTTCTCGTGGCAAGGACGACAAGATCGGCCAGTTTGGGAGCGGAACGCTCCTCGGAACACTGGCATGGATGCGTGCCTATGGCACATCGCCAGTGTTCATGATCAATGGGAAGAAAGTCACGTTCGAGACCAAAGATATCCTGAAGGGCGATGGGATTCCATTCCAGCAGGTTCTCATGTGTCACAGTCGCAAAAAGTCCCCGCTCAACGTCGCGTTGGAGTATGGGACACTAGACTGGCCGACTGCCTGCCTTGGATTGCGAGAATGGATCTCAAACGCTCTGGATGCTGGCGCTATTCCGGGCGAACTTCTGGTTCTCACGAACAAGATTGAGGCGTCTGACGATGAAGTTGCGGTTTTTGTTCCATACACCGATCTGGCGAAGGAATACTTCGACAACATTGGAAAGTACTTCCTGCACTTCGTTGACAAGAAAGGCGAAAAGGTCATTGATAAGGCCACAGTCTCAAGGTGTCGAATCTATCGAAAGGGAGTTTTCATTCGGGAATTGACGGATGATTCCCTGTTTGACTACAACATGGACTTTACGATCAACGAGTGTCGTACTGGCAGTTCGGATTCTCTGGTCAACAGTATCCAGTACCATACGACCTATTACGAGAAAGCGAAAGAGCGACTCGCGAAGATCAGAGACGCAGTTCTTATCCAAATGCAACTCGTTGAAACTGAGAAGACCTATTCTGGATTCAGCGAAGAATTCCTTGAGGTTTGGCGAGAGCTTATTGGTAAGGTGGGATTATGTCCTACCAACTTCACCATCGCGAATGCAACTGCGATTGATCCACGCTGGCACAAGTCTATCATTGCCGAAATCCCAGAATTGAATGGGATTGATGGGGTTTGTGAAGCAGAGATCAGGGGATTCCTTATCTCTCCTCCGAGCGAAGCTGTCCTTAAGCACTACAACGATATCTGTGAATTGATCGAGACCGTTGGTCTTTCGGATGGGTTGCCTCGGCCAAAGCTGATCATGTACAATACTAAGGATGGACACCATCCGGGGTTCCTCGGATTGCACAATTCCGGTAAAAGTGAAGTTATGCTCTGGGAAAAGAACAAAGACCTGAGCAGAACTATGGTGCATGAACTTGCTCACCACTACACTCGTGGGGCAGATGACTACACTTCAGAGTTTGCCAAGTTTGGACATGATCTGGTTGCTGCGATTGTCAACCAACTGATGTGAGGCTAAAGCCTCGAATATGGTGGCTAGGGTTCAGGGGTGTCCCCTAGCCGCCCTGAGGGGTGGGGTCGAAAGGCCCTGCCCCTCCCCTTTCTTCCCGCTCGTCCCGGCCACTTGTGGCGGGACGCAGTAGACGACACCCTGAGCCGCTAACCAAATCGGCACTTTTCCACTTGACTTATGTCTCTAGTATGGTAGAATTAGCTATGACAAAACGATATGCAATCTATCAAGCAAAACAAAAGCCACCATCTTTCGATGGAGATCCACGCAGCGAGATGTCTCGGGGTAATTGTTCCATTATGGATAAACATCAGTTCGAACCAAATCCGGAACATCCCGGATACAAACGCTACAAATTCATTGAATCGGGATTGACGTATTTCGATGCTTACCCAAAAATGCTAAAACTTAACGAGGAATACGAACGTGGACAGCAAACAACTAACAGTTCGACGGTTCAGAAACATGATTGCTATTGACGGTGGCAAGGACACTATGTATATCTCACCAGAAATGGCAGTGATGCTATCGAAAGCCCTGATTGATGGGGCGTTTGATGTGATGAAAAACGATCCAGAAGACAAACAATTTATCACAACCACCTTGCATTCCAGTACTGTTGAAGTATAATGGGCTAACAAGTTCACCAGTTTTTTAACCCCCAAAAGGACTTTAGTTATGAAATACGTTACACGCGACCAGATGATCCAGAAAGTTAGATCCACGAATGGCCAGATCATGAGCATTCTCTACCGTGCGGCCCGTGGTGATAATCACGTCCGTCGTTTGAACTGCCAGACGAACGTGAAAAAACACCTCGTAGGCACTGGCAAGGCCGCTCCAGAGTCTGCTAAGGTTATCACTGTGTATGATTTGGTCGTGAAGAACTATCGTAGTCTCGCTTTTGAGGGCATCATTCAGGCCCAGATCGGCGGGGAAGTCTACGAAGTCAAGGAATTGGTGGCAAAATAAGCTCGTAGAGCTTGGGCAGTGTCCTCGACGGTTTTGAGGACGGTCCTTATAAGGCCGCACACATGGTTCGATTCCATGACTGCCCACTTGACAGCAGCATATTTGCTGCTATAATTCAAATCCCGCCCTGATTTATCAGGTGGTGTAAATAAGCACACAAGTGTTCACTCACTAGGAGTGCGGGATTCGGAGCATTCGTCTACTGGAAGGACACGAGGGTTTTCAACCCTTGGAAGAGGGTTCGAATCCCTCATGCTTCAATTTGATTATTCCAGCGTGGACTTTCCTATGACAATTAGAGCATAAGAGGATACATTTTTTAATCTCAGCCTCTATGTCTTCAAGAGTCCTCCTCTCTTTTGTCATATTAGAGATCCTATCGCCCTTTTCTTGTGGATCCAAATGATGAAAATCTAAAGCTATCGGCTCATTCTCTTCGCATAAAAAACAGCCAGAAGCTAGCTTTATATTCCGGACAAATTCAGTCGCGATAGCCTTTCTATCCTTCTTTCTCTGCTTTATTTTGTCTTTGTTATCTAAGTAGTACTCATACTTGCTATTGTTCTGGCACTCTTTACATCTCGATTGTAAAATTCCTTTAGCCTTACTACGAAAGTAAAAGTCTGAAAGTTCTTTCTCGACCGAGCATGAGACACAACACTTCTTCCCATCAGACAATTTGGCTATTTTCTCAAGCCTGACTACCTTACCAGCTTGATAGGCTAGCTCGTCGGCTCCATATCTTTTTCTAGCGACTTTTGCATTACAAGATTTACACCTACGGAACCTGTTGCCGGTAGCCTTATTTCTGAGGTAGAAATCGTCATCATCTTTTTCTACTAAACAAGTCAAACAAGTGATCATGAAAAACCTCGTATTCAAAATGGGCATATGTAGTGAGTCCCATATATGAATACGCTGAAATCTGAAGAAAACATCAATACTGATCAGATCAATCCTCAATTGATTAGGTCTGTCATCTCTGTAATGTAAGGCTAACAACCCGCACTCAGTATTCGTCCTGAGAAAACGAAGAAAAGCAGGGGAATGAGGGTTTCGAAGTCCCTCCAGAGATCTTTAAGAAGCCAGCCTATTGTTCGGAGTATTCTCTGGAAGAAGTCTGATCCGAAGGGGCTGAAAGGCCCCTTTCTTTCTGTTCTAGCCGTCCACTTGTGGCGGCTAGCACATAACACCCAACTGAGACCACCATGAGATCAATCAAAGTCTACTTCTCTAACGGCGATCATCTGTTCACCAACATCAATGGTACTGATGATCGCATACTCGCTTACTACATCGGGAAAGAATTCAATCTCGGGAATGGCGAGCATGATCTGATGGCAATTGCCACAAAGGTTGAGTTTCTAGATTGACTTTCCTTTTACTGATGGTATAATAACCCCATGAAACCAACACCAGAACAAGTAGAATCACTAGCAAACTTGGTGGTCGAGTCAATGACACTCGAACAACTTCAGCAATTTGTCTTCGACGACATATATTCCATCATGTTGGAAGATGATGATTGTTTCGAGTCAAATTTGGAAATGATGAAGATATCAATTGACGATTTGGTCATTGATCCGGTTCCACTTCGACCACTATAATTCCCGGCGTCAGTCGGGTGACACACAGGGGGCATTAAATAGCCTAGGGGCCTATCGGCTAATCTTCAAACGTCCCAACGTGCGAAGTACCTAACACAAGCTTGAAAAGCTTAAATACCCTGTGTGGCTTATTTCATAAACCACACCGAAACACCACGGGCATTTAGTTTAATCTGGCTAAAACACAAGAGAGAACTCGGAAGCACGGATCGATACGTGCAGAAGGCAACAGAGTAATTACCTGTCAGCAAATCAATCTTGAAAACGCGGTTCGAAACCGTGAATGCTCAGCATATACTGTAGGTGGCAACACCGAATAACGAGGCGTCAACGTATGTTACTACGCCTACAAGGCCGAAAGGCTGGAGAGTATATGAGATTTGAAAAGCCCGGCTATATGCTGGGCTTTTTTTATTGGTGGGCTGAAAGACGCCTTCCTTCCTGTTACACCCGGCCACTTGTGGCGGGTGTCACTTCAGTAACTTCCAAGCGACTCAAATCGTGAGTTTTTCGCTTGACAATTATTGATAGTGTGTTACAATGCACCAGTCAAGTCAATCACCCCTATTTGGAGCGAGTTATGTGGGTTTCTCTTAATATGCAATCTGACAATATAAAAGTTGGCAAAATCCCTGTTTCCACTACTGAGAAAAAATCGTGCCCTATCGAGTGTCCTCTTAATGATACGGATTGTTACGCCCGCTTCGGTCCCCTAGGGATGCACTGGCGGAAAATCGGGGAAGGTGGTCGCGGGGACAATTGGGACTCGTTTTGCAAACGAGTCGAAAGATTCCCGAAGGGGCAATTGTGGCGGCACAATCAAGCCGGGGACTTTCCTCAAGATGAAAACGGCAAAATTGATGCGGAAAAGACTGCCGCACTAGGGCGGGCTTCAGCTCACACTAGGGGTTGGACCTATACCCACTATAATCCTACGGATTCTCAGAATCGAGAGGCTATCAAGTCTCTCAACGAATCCGGAGGACTAACTGTCAATTTGTCCGCTGATAGTATGGCAGAAGCGGACCAGTATGCCCAACTGAACATCGGTCCAGTGGTCGTGATCCTTCCGCAAGATGCACCTACGCGGGGGAATAAGACACCCCTAGGGTTGCCGATTGTGGTATGTCCTGCTCAAACGCAGGAATCTATGACTTGCGACCAGTGCAAACTGTGCCAAGTCAGGGACCGGAAAAGTATTGTTGGATTTCTCGCACATGGGACCGCGAAGAAGCGACTTTCCCATAAGCTAGAAAGCCAAGAATGAGGCTGCTTTTCTGGCTCATGATGGTCCTGCTTGCGGGAATGCTCAAGGGAATCCTAGGGTATAAGGACGGGCGGTGAGTAAGGGGGAGGGAATACCTCCCCTCGGCCCGCCGGGCCTGAGCCTTCCTGTTTGTTCCGCCTGTCATGGCGGAACACACTTCGCGTCTCTTTCATGCTAGTCTTTCTTACTAATTGCTATTGACATAAGAAACATGTCTGATACAATGGGTGTATAAGAAATAACAAACCAAAGGAGTCAACAGTGGAAATCAATTGGCCAGAGAATTCAAAATCAGAAATTTCCGCCAAAGTGATCCTTGATGGGATCACAATTCGACACGCGGGGACTGCCTGCTATGATGGGGATTATTCTCCTATCGTTATCGAGTGGTACGATGGGGTTCCTCGTATCATCATCTGGGCTGACATCAACGATCAAGATCCCACACACATCATCGACATGAGCAAGGCTTTGGAGTCTAATCGTCATGAGTAAACCAATTGCAAACTCCTACTGTAAACAACTGACCCTCCTCGATCCTGAGAAACCCTGCCGAGTCTACCGAAATTTGCACACGGGTCTTTGGTCCGTCAAGCAGGGTGTGGTACGGTTTCACACGCAATGTATTTTCCTCAAAAACGTGACCTTTCCAGTTAATGAGAAAGTCCGCCAACGTGTGATTGCGAACAAGAGGAAAGAGGTTCATGCTTTTGTAATGGGATTCCTCATGGAAGCTGGAGACGCCCCGCTCTTCAGCGATTACTGCAAGGATAATCAGGAAGTGACCTACAACCCTTACAAGAATGAGACATTCGTCTGCAAGGATGGAAAAGTCAGATCAGCAACAATGTGTTGTCTGATCAAACAAGAAGAAGGCGAAGCCTTCAAAATGAAAGTTTTCGCAAGTGGTATATTGACAGAGGCTACATCGCCTGCTATGATTCAGTCAGTTCCAGTTCACATGTTATGATCCCAGATGTTCTGGGATCGAATTTCAAAGACCGGCAAAGCCGGACAAAAAGGATAATTCATCATGGTCACAGTTACAGAACTTCGTTCAGCTTACGCACTCGCCGCCGCCAATGGTGAGACCAACGAACAGTTGGCCGCAACACTTGGAATCAAGCTAGCTTCGCTCCAACAGAACATCACAGCGGCCCGAAAAGATCTGCGGGAGATTGGCACCACTGAGGATGAACTCAAGCTTATCTTCCCTCCTCTCAAGCGTCGAACCGGCCCCCGCACTTCAAAGCGAGCAGAAGCTTTGATCGCGTTGCGTGATGCTGCCAGAACTATCGCACCTCCTCAAGATGAGGCTCCTCCCGAAGGCGAAGCCTTCCCCGAATCCGAGGACGGAGTCCTCACCGATTCCGAGCTGGAAGCATTGACTGCTCCGGTATAGTCCGATCCGAGGGGGCGGATTGTTTCCGTCCCCTCTTGCTTTTTGCAATTGTTCGGCTACAATGTGACCGGGGGAGCATTATGCGTGTATTAAAGTTTGTGGCACTTTTGATCATTTTGTCGATGTTTAAAGGGATTTCGAGTTACAATGACGGTCGTTAACGTGAACTTGGACGATATTCAGGCCTTAAAGGCCCGGATTTCCACTCTTGAGGCTGAAAATGCCTCACTTCGTGATGATATTAGTGAATTGGAGCGTGAAATGGAGTACATTTCGCGTGCAAAACACACAAAGCGTAAACGCTCGGAAGAAGACTAAATCCTAGGGGAGGGCGATTGCTCTCCCCCTTTTTTGTTCTGGGGTGACTGAGCTGTACTATGCAGTTCATTCCGCCCGAAAGGGGCGGAATGCGTTTACTCCAATTTTTCCCGGAACTAGGAGCCCCTCCCCATCCACGAGAAAATCCAACATCCACCTTGACACCGCCCAGCTTCTCAGTTCGCCTTGTACCACGGGTTGACGGTGGTCAGGACCTGCAGTTACTTTTTGTCGGAGTAAATAGATATGTGCCTACATTTAGTAACTTTCCAGAATCTTTCTGAATTTGAAATTCTTGCACGAATGTTCTTGATTCTCAGTGTGTTTAGTCATATTTGAATCGCAGAGAAACGAGGACTGACCCGATTAGGGCAGGGCTCCGAGTGAACGAAGATTGGGCTTCTCCCCGACATGGAGATAGGAACAAGAATCGCATCAGTAAAAGAAAGAGTCAGGGATCGACCAGTGCTCTAGAATCGGAGGGGTGGGTTTCAAGAAGCCACCTGTGTTCTGAATTATGTTCTAGGATTGTATTGACAACAGTGGAAGATGATGTATAATGGAGGAGTGCGGTGACGCGGCTCTTGTCCTCAGTTAAGGGCAAACCGCTAACAACAGGCCGATCAAAAAACGTCATGCTTAATAGTACTCCCTCTACCTCCTTATTGATTGGTACAATCATGTTTGATAAAGAATCCCTCCAAGATGATATTGATGATATCTCTACTGAGATTACTAACATCAAGTGTAGTTTTGATTGCCTTGAGGAAAGTGATAGACTCGATGACGTATGGGCCAATTTAGCGATCATCAGCGATGAGGCTGCTAAGCTAGCAAATTTGGCTGAGGCGTTGCTGTCCCGAGTTAAAGCGATGAAGAAGGGCTGACGTAGCCCTACCTTCCCGTTCGGCCCTTGTGACCACTTATCTATCCATGGTTAGGACTTGCAATGACTATTATCATCTGTGCCTTCTGTGCTATTATTCAGTTACCTTCAGCTATGGATGCAAACAATCCAGCAGCTTGGACCAATTGGTTGTCTATTGGATTCTGTTTGGGGCTGATGACTTCGAGTATCACAGACGTGGTCGTGAAGAGCATCGTGAAGTAACGGAAGACAAGGGGAAAATCGGCCCACTTCCTTTTTACTGAATGCGATTGAGGCGAAGCCATGTACTGTGTGGTTACAAGTGTCGGGGATAAGGTAATCCAAATCGAGGGTCCTTATATTAGCCAAGGAGCAGCGTATCTTGATATAAAGAAGTCCCAAGCTGCGGCAGACAAGATACAATGGATGAAAAAGATGGAGATCACGAGACTCATCTATCCATTGGTTGGACCGGACAGAGAGGAAGAAGATACTTTCTTCGAAGAAGATCTTAACGGATGACCTCGGGCAAGTCGGCCCATTTCCTTTTTACTGAATGCGATTGAGGCGAAGCCATGGAATACATTGTAGTTCTCTCTGATTACAGAGAAGAAGACTGGGGCGAAGATACCCTAGTGCCGTTTAAGACGTTCGGCCCATTCAATACGGAAGAGTCTGCTTGGAACTGGGTCATTGAGAAATTGCCAGAACGAAACATAACTCACACCATGTCCAATATAGTGGAGATATCATGTCCGTGGCCGGATCTGCAACCATAGGGCTAAAGCCCAGTGTGTTCGAACGGTTTGTAGGGGCGGACCAAGTTTCGAGAAACTTCAAAAACATTGGAGTTTTCATCTTGACACAGTTATGAATGACTTTTTAGACCGGGGTAAACACAAACATTTTGTGGCGTGCCCCTTGTCTCATTTTTGGCATTTCGAGCAGTGTCCACTGCTCAAAAACATTGGGGTTTTTAATATGAGCGACAATCAAAAAGCAACTGTTACTGGCCTCATGGGCCTGTTTTTCGTGATCGGACTGATTTTGGGCTACCTGATGACTGAAGAAGTCTATCAGAACCAAGCTATAGAGGCTGGAGTCGGGCACTTTGACGACCAAACCGGGACTTTCAAGTACAAGATAGTGGACGAAGATTCCAGTATGTAGGACGCGAAATTGCGGAAAACATTGGGGTTATTGGAAAATATGGCATGCTATGAGCCCTTCCAGTTCCATACCACCACATTTCAACCCCTCATTCCTCCTGTTCTTGTTTGTCCTATTAGTCCTTCTTATTGTTCTATTAGGAATACAAGGAATAAAGCCTGCTTTTTAGGCCTTGTTTAAAGCCACGATCAGTGACCTATTCCTTTCTATTCTCCACCATTCCTCCCCACGAATTCTAGAGAAACACCACTTGACAAACAGATTAGCATCTGTTAAAATGCAGAAAACGAAGAGAAAACGAATGAGAAAACAAAGGCCAACTGAGTCCAAGCCGAGAAAACTTGAGCTATTCTCTGAACCAATCCCCATGAGTGGCCCAGTTCCAGTGATCCGGGAGAACATCATCGAGTGGTTCGGCGACACAAAGGTTCATCAGCACGGAGCCGACTTCAGGATGATTCGCGAAGGTACTAATGGGCTTCGCATATCGATCAGTGCTGAAGATGCGTTGTGGATAATTGAAGAACTAAAATTGAGAGTAGAAGCTTCACCGATGTTTAGGAGAGCGGTTACGTGGTGTCGCTGAACAAATGTATAGGTGCCCTATGCTTCGTTATGACAAAGTCGGCCTCTGGGAATTAGCCAATAAGATGGCAGTTGATGCTAATCAGGATGGTGCTGTCACCTTCGGTCAATTGGCCGAGAAGTATGGTGTTAGGATTGAAGATATCTGCTTCTCTGTAAGCAGACATTGGCCTTGGAAGAATGGGGAGTACGTCTACCCAATTGTTCCTTCGAATCCTCCAATGTGACGGACCTTTCCTTTTACCGGAGTCTGCGAGGAAAGCTTTCCTCGAAGACTTGACAAAGGATGGATTCGTGGTAGAATGTGAGACGCGGTGGTGGAAGCGGAAAACTATTACAATCTCTTGGGAGCGAAGCTAATGACCCTATCAGAAACCGTTCAGGCCTTTGGGCCTCTTGGATTTAAGAGGGCACTTATTGCCCAGCTTAAGAGTCTCACAGAGACTCACAAGGACTTCTCCTATGTAACTTCGGCCCAAATTCGTGAGTGTGGTAGTCCCAAATGCTCATATGCTAGTGGTCCGCAGATTCTGACTGGTACTGACATTTCTGGAGCGGCAACATATAGCCCCTTCGTTGATAACACTGAAGAGCAGGACAAAGGGTGTTTATTCGGTCGGGCCATAGCCACTCTTGGAGCCGATATCTCTCACGAGGGAAGTAACATCGGATCTCTTCTCATTGATGCTGGGATTGATAAACGATTCAGCGATAAATGTTGGGACATCCAAACCGAGCAGGATGGTGGACGTAAATGGGGCGAGCTGAACATTAGTTCACTAGACGGATTATGAAATTCCACTTGACAGATGGCGAAGCCATCATATAATGACTCCATCAGAACACAACCTTCTTGGAGAAAAGCCCATGTTCGTCGGAACGATTCGCTTGCGTCCTTCAATCAATGGAATTCGTCTGCTAGGATGGCGGGAAAAGGGTAAGAAGTTCAGACCCTTCGGGTCAGATAAGGTCCCCTGCCAGTTGGCTAACTTCCTTCGTCTGGTCCCGAAGACTGGAGATTGGACTGAGTTCAGCAATGTCCTATATGGCTTCTCGACTCAGGAGTTTTTGGGCCTGAAGGCCGAAGGCCCTATCCTGAAGGTTACTGGACGTAGTTCTGGTCTGTGTGTTACTATCGATACCTCCAAATAGGGCGTAGCCATGAAACTTGAAATCGGCAAAAGATACAAGTCACGATCCGGCATAGTGTACACCATTACTACTTTTAATGGTTCTACGTATGGGTATGCCAGTGTGTCTGCAATGTGGTATGAGGGCGGATACGCTTTGTGCAACAGAGCACCTCATCCCTATGATTTAATTGAAGAAGTTAAGGAGTGCAACATGGAATTTTTGACCCATACTGGAGTTTCAAATATCGGAGAAGTTGGACCACTCAAGGTCGGGGACAGAGTTACTTTTTCTGATGGAAGCTACTCCTGTTATCCCACGAAGGGAGGTTTTAAGAACGATCATCCAGCTATGCCGGGGAGGGAGGAGACTGGGACTATCATTGCTACAGGATGTAGCCTACCAGCTCTGTACTCATACGGGAACTTCGACAAGAAGCAGCATAATGACACAATTGTCTGGGTAGATAGTGGTAAAGCTTATTTCACCCGTCTTGCTTTTCTTAGAAAAGTATGAGGCACTCATGAACATCTCTGACTGGCTAAAAGCCAAGCTCTCTAGGGCCACCTACTACTTTTCTTATGTCTATGGATGGAGACAGAAGGATTGTACTGCCTGTAGTGGTAGCGGTAGGTATGACAGTCATAGGTCTCCCAAGTGTGGGGCATGTAATGGTACTGGTAAGGAAACATATCGTGGGCCGAAGGCCATTGATAATGCCATAGTGAGATGTGCTCCTCAGTTGGCCGAACTGGCAAAGAAGTTGAAAGAAAGAAGGGATGAGATCGAATGAGTAAAGATTACGCCACTTCTATTAGACTGATGGAGCTATATTGCTTAGCTACTAATCAGTATGCTGTTTTCTTTTCTGGATTACGCACAGAGGAGCCAAGATCTTCAGATCCAGAAGCGTGGGGCAGATATCTGGAAGAGCAGAAGAAAGCTTTCATCTTCTTAGATCCTGAGAGCGATAACTACCACCAGATCAGGATGGATGGTGAAGGGTTCAGTATCTTTGATACAGAAGAAGAGATGGAAGCCTTCTATGACATGATCGTTGGGGACGATGGTCCTACCAAATCAAATCCATATGATGGACCAATTAGGGTGTATGCATTGACTTGCGGTCCAGATGGATTGATGAACGAGAACACTTGAACGGATGACCTTGGCTCTTTCAGCCCATTCTTCTTTTACTGGAAAACATATGAGATATTTTCTTGGAACCGCAGCTTTTGCTCTTTTGATCATGCAGTTTGTTTTGATCTTCGATACTCTTGGAGATATTGGATCTCCAGACCGAACAACCTCTTCGCTTGGTTTTGTTCTTGTGTTGATCAACCTGATTGGTGTCTTCTTCAATGTTATGACGCTTCGGAGAGTTGTATGCAGTGGCTGATTGAAAAATGGGATGATTTCATCTACAGACACGCTTGTAATACGATGCGGCGTAAGTGTGAGAGGAATCCCGGTTTTGCCTATCTGTTCGAGCTTACTGCTCGCGATTATAGGGAACAGAATCCTCCTTCGCCAGAAGTAATGAGAGCTACTGAGATATTTTTTCAGGCGATGAAGGATCTTAAAAAGATCTGAAGTTTTACAAGGCGAAGCCATGAAGCTCTACGAAGTCCCAATGTCTGGGACACCCGACAACGACTATGCCTTCGGCGATTATGTCTGTCGATGCTACAGGTGCGGAGTAGATTATCATGGGCCTGACGGCATTATTATATGTCACGAGTGTCTATTGAAGATAGATAAGCCTACAAACAACTGTGCTCTCTGGGTAATACTTTATTTGTCTGGTCTTGGATTGGCCGCATGGTCAATTTATCAATTAATATAGGAGGCGAAGCTAATGAGTGATATAGACATATCTTCGATTCTCCTGTGTGGATGCCCGCTTTGTGGGGCGGAAGCTAAAATCTATGAGGGATTCGATATCGATTGTGAGTCTACAACCGCCACGATTGAATGCACCAAGTGCCCCATTATGTTTGGCCCTATGTATCCTGACACAAAGCATGATGTAGTGAGGATGATCGAGAGATGGAATAAGCGGAATGGTGACAATTAAAGTTTCTGGGAAGTGGGAAATAGTCTGTAAAATAGAACATTTGGTATGGATAGCTATCATACTGGAAGACTCTCCCTCAGTAACAGAGTTTGAAGTCTGGCAAGCTGGGTGTAGGCTAGATAAGAATAAGGCTGGCTATTGCGGATTCAGTAAGTGGAAACAATGACAACATTAAAGATTATATATCATCACCCGATGTGGTCCCTTGATGGAGATACGCTATGAGTTTGCCAACACTACATAAACTTGACTCTAAAGGCAAAGTTCGAGTTTGGTCTGTCTCTACCGAAGGTGGCACCTACTCAGTATCTCATGGGCTCCTGAACGGAGCACTACAAGAGACTCTGGTGACTTGCGAGGCCAAGAACGTCGGTCGCTCCAATGAGACGACTGCGGAGTCTCAGGCTATTTCAGAGGCCCAAGGCCTCTGGAATAAGCAGAAGGACCGGAAGGGGTACACGGTGGAGCTTCCTACAGAGGCTCCCAATCTGCCAATGCTCGCCCATAAATATAAGGACCACAGTAAAAAGGTGAAGTTTCCTTGTGTGGTATCCCCAAAGATTGACGGGTGTTTATCTGGAGACTCTTTAATTAAGACAAAAGAGCTAGGATATATCCCAATAAAGTCAATAGTAGATGGAAAATTAGATTGTTCTGTCGCATCACTGAATGTAATTACCAATCGGGTGGAATACAAGAAGGTATTGAACTTCTTTAAGAATAAAGGCGGTGACACGCCCGAAGTGAGCAGTTCTGATGTCGTCTGGTATGAAATAGAGACAGAGACCGGGGCGAAGCTGCGACTGACCGGGAATCACAAGGTGTTTCTGCCAGATTTGCAATGTTGGAGGAGAGTAGACCAGTTGTCTGGTGACGAAAAGTTGATGGAATATTGATTTTTTATTAACTCACGTCTATCTTGGGCGTATTAATAGATGGAATATTATTTCTTTCTATTAGTGGAGCCAGACATGAGTCAAGATCACAGAAGCAGACAAGAGTGGGTCAATCAGAGATTCTTAAATTTTGTCGTGATCGACAAGGTTGGGGAAAAAACTAGGGTTGCTAAAGGATATGCCTCTCAATATGATATACTTCTGGTAAAATGTGATTGCGGGCACGAATATGAGATAACCTCTACCTCGTTATTTAAAACCAGATTGCCATTATGTAGAAGTTGTTCAGCAAAGGGTAAGCCCAAAAAGGGCAAGAAAACTTCTAGTACTTTGAGGGCAAAACAATACCTAACAAAAGAGAACCTAGAGAAGTACCTTCCCTTATACTCAGCCAACTATATAGCTAAGAAACTTTTCTCTCCAGAGTTCATCACTCATGCTAGCGAGGTAATAAGATATGCTAAAAAATTTGGCATACAAACTCACTCGATTAGTGACTCTAAAAAGCTAAAGACGGTCAGTGATCAATACAAAAGGACCGTTATAGAAAGATTCGGATGCGAGAATGTCTCTCAGTCAAAAGAGGTTAAGGATAAGAAGGTTAATAGTGCTTTAGCTAAATACGGATGCGTCAATGTTTTTCAGTCCGAAGAGATCAAAGAAAAGGCTAGACAGACCAACTTAGATAAGTATGGTTTCGAGCATGCGTGTCAGAGACCGGGAGGCAGGAAAGGGGATGGTAAAACCTCTAAGATTCATAGAGCCGTGTCTACTTTTTTGTTTGAGAAAAAACTATTGCATGAAAATGAATCAGCCATATTCTCTAAATATTGTGAGACTAAGCAGAGAATTTATTCTCCTATAGCTGATATAAGACTCATTGATCATAAGATCTGTGTTGAGGTGAATGGAGATAAATGGCATGCTAACCCCAGTCTATATAAGCCTACTGACCTAATAAATACGTGGCGTGGCGACATATCTGCCGAAGATATTTGGCTCAAAGATTCAATAAAGAGATCGCATATAGAGTCTTTTGGGTATGTAATTCTGTATGTTTGGGAATTAGATCTCAATACTAATAAATCTGAAACACTTTCTAGGCTGTATGATGAAATCTGTAAAAATATCAAAGATAGTCAGAATCTCTAATGACTCAGATAGGTACGACCTAGAGGTTGCGGACAACCACAACTATTTCGCTAACAATATACTTGTTCACAACTGTCGTATGATCTTGTCCGTTCAAGACGGACAGGTGACTACAACAAGTAGAACCGGCACTACTTTTACTGGACTAGACCATATCACCAGTGAGTATGCTGGATTTGACGATATCGTCCTAGATGGGGAACTGTACAGCCGTACACTCACCTTTGAACAGATTTCCTCGGTAGTTCGTAAAGGCGACTCAAGCGACCCACGGATGGGGAGCATCTTCTTCTATGCCTTTGATATTATCAATGAGGATACCTACCACCAACGAGTCATCTATCTAGACACTCTCGTGAGTGGGCTTACTCATACTGAAGTAGTCCCGTGGTACTTGGTAAATTCCCATGAGGAGATTGAGACTAGGCATAAGCAGTTCCTATCCGAAGGTTGGGAAGGAACAATGATTAGAAATATAGGCTCCGCCTACCAGAAAAATAAGAGGTCTTATGATCTCCTGAAGTTCAAGGAGTTCACTGACAACGAGTTTGAAGTAATAGGATACAAAGCTGGTAAAGGAAAATTTGAGAATGTGCCGATTTTTCTTTTAAGGTGCGATGGTGGCGAGTTTGAAGCTGTGCCAAAGGGCGATCAGAGTCTCCGAGAGGATTATCTTCGAGATGCAGAATCTTATATTGGAACTCTTGCAACTGTGAGATTCTTCGAGTATACTGCCGATGGCATCCCTCGCTTTCCAGTTTTAATTGATTTCAGGCCTGACGGCATCTAAAGGGCGAAGCTTATGATCGGGATCTACTCCAAAGACATGACTAGGATTATTGGATATGCCATTAAGAGATATAGGCTCAATTTTCCAGATGATATGTTGAGGGAGGATCTTGAACAGGAAGTAGCTATAGGCCTATTAAGGGTCCCACATGAGATCACCGCTGGGGATATCATCAGACATACTATCTGGTCGAGAGTACGAATCTGGAAAGATGCTATGTCTAGACAACATTACCCCACCGAGGGAGGTAGCATCACCCTCTCTCATGAGCATATCTACGCTAAGGAGTCGGTAAAAAAGATAGTGGGCATCGAGAAACTCACACGACAAGAGCAGGATTTTCTAAAACTTCGAGCATCGGGCCTTGACTCTCGGCAAATCATGGATAAAATGGGCCTTAACAACAGACAAAGACTTGAACAGATCAAAAGAGTGGCCTTTAATAAGGTTCGGGAACACTGTGCTGACGCCAAATATTGGGAGGAAGCATGAGCAAGCCTTTCCTTGAGCAGCTTGAGGGTTGGATCGATCTGGAAGACTTTGTCGAACTGGAGCGGTGCGAGTTCAAGGTGGCAGAAATGCTCAAGAACTATGGTCGTGTGGTTGCCGAGATGGAGGAAGACAAGTCTTCCTTTTTGTGGCAGGACTCGATGGCGTTAGCCGTTCAAAGAGAGCTTAAAAAGCTCAAAGCCTTGGTTAAGAGAGTAGACACTCTCTATAAAAAGAAAGCAAAAAATGCAGCTAAATCAGAAATACAGAATTGAAGTAGGCACCCGTAGCGATATCGATGGAGACAATTACGATGTCTACAACGTCTATGCCGAAGGCAAGTATCTCTTCTCTTGTGATACCGAGTGGCAAATCGAACAGAGCATCAGTAAAAGAGAAAGTGCCCTACAGGATGCGAGAGATGAATTTGCCGCTAGTGCATTCCTGTACTTACACAAGGATTCTTCCTATTTGAAGTATCCGATGACGAGTCCAGTATCTGGGATGGGCCGAAAGGGCTAAACTCTTCCGTTACAAAAGCATGGAGCGTGTTATGGCAGCAGTCTTTCGTGAGTATTCCAGAATAGAGTTTATTCAAGTCCTCCGGACTAATGGATTTGAATCATGCAGGCATGGAAAGCATGAGATTTTTTCTAATGGGGAAAAGCATGTGGCGGTTCCTCATGAGAGGAGACTGAGTAAGATGTTAACGAGGCGGCTGATCAAAGAACATGGGCTGAACTGAAGACCTTGGGCCTGTCGCCCCCCCCTTTCTCTTTTACCGGATGTCCTCATGACCCGAATCAACGTCGGCATTCTGCCGGAAGAACTCCCGAATAAGCTACTTATAGCCGAACATAGGGAGATTAAAAGAATCCCCAATGTTGTGAAATCTGGCAAGTTTTCTCTTGCAAATCAGCCAAAGTCGTTTACACTTGGCACAGGACATGTGAAGTTCCTATATTCTCGCCTCCTCTATCTCCGTAAGAGATATGAAGCAATTTATGGGGAATGTTGCAAAAGGGGTTTCAATGTGCAGAACTATATTTCTGCATGGGACGGAGTTCCGAAGGAACTCATGCAAGATTATGTCCCCACGCACCGTGATCGTTTATTGATCCTCGAAAGGATCACTTCCAAAGGTTTTGTTTTAGGGGTAAAGTAATGCACAAATTAATCAGTGAGCTTCGACAGGCTGGTTTCCGGGTCTACATCAACCACGATCGAATCGTAAAGAATCAGTGGGTTTACCAAAACGCACTGACCAAGGTTCTTACTCCGATGCTGTCTCCGAAGGGCGGATCTACAATCGTGGAGATTCACTCAGAAGGAAAGCAGTACACTGGTATTGCCAAGTGCAGCAAGAGCGACTGCTACAACAAGAAGCGTGGTTTGGCCATTGCTCTGGGCCGAGCCGTAAAGGAAATGAGCCATGATCCTGAGTTTACTGAAGTGGCTCAGTAATATCAAATTCCACCCATAAAGGAACTATTATGAACCCAAGAGATTTTGCGTTTGCCGGATTTGGCCTGTTTATGATGGGGATGACCTTCTCAAGTGCTCATAAGCTTGAGTCTCGGAGTAGGGAAGTTACACTCCTGAATCATGAGATTGAGCTTCATAAGACTGAAGCTCAGGTCTTGCGTGATCAGATGGCGGATATGACCTACCAGTTCTCTAATAAGAGAACTTATGAGGAAGGTGTCATGGATGGTATCCACAATGCTAAGAGTCATGAATATATGGCGGGATATCATTTGGGCGTATCCCAGTTGTTTGAGGTTCCAGAGGAACCTCTTACTAGTGCTGAGGCGAAGCCATGAACCAGAATATCCTCGGAATTGAGCTTGTTTGCACTTGCGGTGCTTGCCCTGAGCAGTATGATGCCTTCATTGATGGCCAATATGTCGGATACTTCCGTCTCCGACATGGTTACTTTCGGGTAGAACATCCAGACTGTGGAGATGAGACAGTTCTCGGTATGTACACTGACGGCGACGGCATCTTTGATTCTGAAGAACGAATGAGGTGTTTGTCTCTTGGCTGTCTAGCTATTCTGGATAAGCTGGGGAAGGTCCCCAAGTTCAAATGCATCAAGGAATCTCCAGACTATCATAAGGATGGAATCTCAGATCTCTGCCGATGTACCGTAGGTAACATCTATGAGATTGATCATCTGGAAGATTCCAAATTTGGCTTGATGCTCGTAATCTCGGGCGAGTGGCATCTTGCAGAATGTTTTGAGGAAATCCATGACTAAAGATGAAAAATTCGAGATCCTCGATATGATTACAGTCTTAATCTAGGGGAGAATCATGAGAGTGCTTGAAGCACTGATGGCTTTTGCCATCTGCGTCTCGGTTGAGGCTGGTGAAACCAGCGTCACCACAAAGTTCGGAAATGGGACCTTGACACGTCGTTCCGACGGGAGTACAATCATCACACAGCCCTTCGGACGAGGAACAATTTCGCGAGAAACCTTCAGAGGTGGAAAGCAAGCTGTCCACCTCAGTCAGCCGTTTGGTCGTGGGACTATCGTGAGATCCTCCGGATCTCTGAGAAAATCCCCAAAATAAAGTATCAAACGGGAGAGTACGGGCGTATAAGATCTTAGCGGATCTTTTACAACTTATTATAAGAGGGGCTTTGCCCCACATTGGCCAGAAGCATAAAGGTTTTGCTTCGCTCTGTTAAAGCGACGGTTCTAGGTTCGAGTCCTAGCTGGCCAGATAGGACTCTAGGGTCCACCAGACCCCGAGATCTTATACTGGGCGTGAGCAGAAGTCAGCCGACCAACCTCCAAAGGTATGAGAAGTAAGCCGGAATCTGGCTAATCGCCGTATCCGCAAACCTGTCCACCGCTCGTAGTGCCTCAAGGGGCTTTACGAATGGTGGATGGGGGGAAGGGAGCAAAGCAACCCGTAAAGTTGCTGGCTATAAACTTCTGTTTACGCAGAAGATGCCTAAGGTAGGTGCAAATCCTATGATGCGGCATTCTCCTCAAGAGAATACAGGTAACGTATAAGGCGACTATTTGACCGTGGTTCTCGTGAAATAAACACCCAGAGACAAGTCTAGGCTGGGGGATAAAAACACGACGTATGTTTTAGGCAACTCATGTTGATCGCTTGAGTTGTGGCTGTACTCTTTCTCTTGAGGAGATTTATCTATTTATAAGGACGAAGTCGTGAACTGGATCATTCCTGTCTATATCACACCAATATTTATAGCTATTGCAGCCCGAACTATTTGGTGGGTATTCTTTAGTCAGGAAAGTGATCAACTCCTTACGTCTGAGCCATTCAGTAATGACGAATCAGTCTGTTTAAGTATTGTGTTTTGGCCGCTTGTCTTGACCTCCCTTGTATTTTTTGCTGTATGCTGGATATTGGTATCGCCGTTTATTCTTGTTAGAAAACTCCGACTAAAAAGGCGTAGCCATGAACAACTTAGATCTTGACACACCGTGAATCCATGATACTATACGGTGGTCTGACCAGTTGGAAGAAAAGACAACTCAGTAAAAGAGAAATCAGGAGGCTCGGCCTCAGGGGAGACCAAGATGATTCTGAATAATGAAAACTATTGTGCGACTATCATCCGGATCAAGTCCACAGTCAAGCTGGACGGTCTGGACAATCTGGTCGGAGTACCATTGTTCGGGTTTAATGCCTTGGTTCCTAAGGACTATGACCTAGATCAACTGTATGTCTTCTTTACCGCAGAGTCTCAGCTTTCTGATAAGTATTGTTTTGAGAACAATCTTTTTGATAAGTCAGACCTAAACAAGGATAAGACTCAGAAGGGCTATATCAATAACAAGAGACGTGTGCGGGCTGTCAAGCTTCGTGGCAATGTATCTTCTGCTTTGATCATGCCGATTTCTTCTCTTGGGTATTTGGGCGATATCTCCCACCTAAAGGAAGGGGATATGTTTAATGTCCTTGCGGACGAGGAAGTTTGTAAGAAGTACATTATTCTTACACAGCAGTCTTCTGGGCCTAAATCTACAAAGATCAAGACTCGACAGCTATTCAATTCAAAGCTGTTCCCAGAGCATATCGATACGTCAAACTGGGGACGAAATCGTTCTTCCGTAAATGACGATGCATACATCATTGTCAGCCAAAAATTACACGGGACGAGTTTTCGTCTGACTCACCAGAAGATGATCAAGTTTCCAAAGTGGCTAGTTCGTCTGTACAACAAGGGATTTGGCAATTGGAAGATCGTAAAGTTTCTCGAAAAGCTTTTTCGAAAATCTGACTATCAACTCATTGCAGGATCTCGAACTGTTGTTAAAATCAGGGACACAGATCAAGTAGGCTTCTACTGCTCAGACCTTTGGAATCAGGCCCTAGATAAAATTGGCCACCTTATTCCGAAGAACTGGGTGATCTATGGCGAACTTATTGGTTGGTCTAACAACTCGCCAATTCAGAAGGGTTATACATATGATCAGAAGGCAGGATGTTTTGACATCTATGTTTACCGAATTGCCGTGGTTAACGAAGACGGTATCTGTGTAGACCTGCCATATGATGGTATGAAGAAGTGGTGTACTGAAAATGGAGTAAAGATTTGCCCAGAAATGTGGCGTGGGCATAAGAAAGACTTCAACTACGAAGACTTTATGGACATGCGATATGTTGATCGTGGATACTCACAGTGCCTTCCTCTGTCTGATCCTAAGACGGTAGACGAAGGCGTAGTAATCCGTATTGACAATGGGCTTACTCCTTCTCTATATAAAGCTAAGTCTCCTGTATTCCTTGGTCATGAGACTAAGCAGCTTGACGATGGCGTTGTTTCTATTGAAGACGAAGAGTCCTTGAAAGGCTAGGCCATGACCAGAGAAGACTTTGAGGATACCATCCTCTTTGATAAGATTGGCGAATACGTAGTGAATGAGATGATCGTCTCAGTCCAGTACTTCCGGGACGACAAGAAGATTGGCTATTACAATGCAATCTCGGGGAATTGGGAGACCTATTCCGGGATTGAAGTGGCCGATCATATTCTAAGGAACCTCACTTTCAGTGAGACTCCCTACTAAGGCGAAGCCAAACGGGCCGTAATTGATTTGAATGGCAATTAAGGCAATAACTGCGGGTAGGAGTTGGTCAACGGCTCCTTAAAAATTGACCGAACAATAACTGCAAAATCCTTTGCTGTAGCCGCGTAGGCTGGAGGGCCTCATGCCCCTCCTTACAAAAGCATGAGAGCAACGATACGCAACGTCAGCTTGGCTGACCACACGAACCGGGGGCTTTAGCCCCATACACCCGTAGATGTTATTGATGAGATTAGTCCATGACGGCGGAGCGAAACCGCCACGGTCCATTAATTTTCTCTCATGATCCACTTTAATAGCGTATTCTATTAAGGAGGGCCATTATGAGAAAAATAGAAGTAAATTGTGATTATTGCGGCGGGATCGTACTAAAACCAGTTGGTGAGTATAACCGTAGGATTAGGCTGGGAAAATGTAAATTCTATTGCAATAACAAGTGCGGTAGCAAAGTAGCAGAAAATGTAGAGAGACTTGCTCCATACACAAATGGCCAAGCTCTCCACATCAAAGGTGTGCGAGAGGGAGATGATCTTTCTCCATTTCGGCTTCATATGAAGTGCATTAAGAACCCGGATAGGAAGAAAAAGAATAGTTCGATTGATTTTGATATCGGCTACTTAAAAGAGGTTTGGGATAGTCAGGATGGTATTTGCCCATTCGCTGGAATAAAAATGTCCCTAAGAACAATGAAGGATAGTTTAAAATCTAGGATTACTGCCTATTGTGCTTCAGTAGACAGAATAGATAACTCGATAGGATATGTTCGCGGAAACATAAGGTTTGTCTGTCATATGGCGAACATGGCTAGAAACAAATATTCAGACGAGCAAGTCATAGAATTTTGCAGATTAGTTGCTGCTAATCGAATTGATGAGTCCTCCGGACTCTGACGAAAAGGAAGGCATTCGGTTCGACTCCGATGAAAAGTTGTGGGAACACGGTTAGCTACCACCGAGGCAGTTCGAATCTGCCAGCGTCAGAGTTCTGAGGACTTTTAAGAGATAAGAACTATGGAAGTGTCAAAAGGTGTTGAGCCATTACAGGAGCCATATGGAGTTCGGAGAACAACTAAAATGGACGAATCTATGAGTCAACAACTTTTATTAGCTGAACAGGTAGCCACTAAGGCCCACGAAGGCCAGACTAGATGGGATGGTACTCCCTATATTGCTCATCCTGCCAGAGTGGCAAAATGGCTTAGGGACCAAGGATATCCAAAGATTTACCAAATCGTGGGCTGGCTGCATGATACGGTCGAGGATACTGGATTGCTCTATGAAGAGATTCAAGATAAATTCGGTCCCGAGGTAAAGAAGGTAGTTCAGTGTCTGACCCACGACGAAGACGAGTCATACGCAGAATACATCATGAGGCTTCGCACTAATCCTACGGCTTCAGTGGTTAAGATCGCAGATCTCAATGATAACCTGAGCGATTTATCACCAAAGCAGAAGCAGCGAATTGACAAGTACGAGTTAGCACTTGCCATTTTGGAGGAAGCTAATGAGTGAGTTCGGTCCTATTGTTAGAGAAGTCAAAGAGAATGGGCGGTCCCGCCTTGAGGACGTGACTCCTGAAGAGATCACTGAGGCTAAGAAGAATTGGCATCATCATAGGGTGTGTGACCACAGCTTAGTTCACGATACGGATATGTGGCCCTATTGGGCAAGATCTTGTGCGGTTTGTGGGAAGGCCCTTGGCCTTCTATAATTTTCAGGCGAGACAGAATAGGTGATGCAACCCCTTAGACAAGGGTTGATAAGCTTATTCCGGTAGGGTGTTTTCTTTAGCAGATTCTTGGGACCACGGGCGTTCACTCAAAAGAATCGCCGGTCTGAGTAATCCTACGTCTAATAGGAGAGCTATCACAGACCGTAATCTCCAGATGATCCTGCTGTGCGGCTGTAACCCGCATGCCATCAATATAGTAGGAAGTGGCAACTGGTGCATTACCAGCATCTGGAATTTGGTGCTTTCGGCACCATAGGTTTTTTTAAATATCGGAGACATTATGCTATCAAGAAGATCATTCGCTAAGTTCTGTGGCCTGTCTGCTATGCCTTTGTTCACTGGCTCGGCTATTGCGACTCCTAACACGAACGTCCTTGCCGCTGATCGCTTTGCCACCTTTTGTGATTTTAAGCTGCCTGATATTGCACGGCTCTTTACAAGAACTGAAGAGCTTGAGTTCCCTATCGACTTTTTTGGGGATGGTAAACACACTATTCGCATTATCCCCTATATGATCCAGCAGAACGTCACATATAAAACTGAGCATAAAGACAGACCAGCTCTCGTTAAGAGAGTTTACGAAGTACTTGCTAGAGGTCTAGAAAGACGCATAGAGTCCGACATGCTGCATACCTTATTTGCGGCAGGAGCCGAATCTCGTGCGATTTTCGGGTATGAAAAATCCCATATCCTTTCTACCAATTCCCCACGACATAAGTTCGTCATCAGTCCTGAAACTCTTGACGCAAGATTTGCGTTTCCTTCTCCTCCTTTTCTCGCAGAAAACGTCATCTGTAGTCACCTTCTCGGGAAGGGCCAACCATTCCAAGACCACATGGCCAATTGTGCCATGCTTAAGTTCAAAGAAGATGTTGGCCTAATGGTTAGGTGCGACAGACCAGATACTATGGTACTTACGCAGTTACCGCACTTGCCGCCACTTATGGGCTTTAATACTGCCTTTAAGTTTGACGCTAAGACTCACAAGGTCACACAGATTCCAGATAAAAGAGAAGGTGTTGAGGTTGTTTCTATAGCATATTTTTGTGCTATTGGGGTTTTGGATCGTCACAAGATCACATTACTAGATATCGAGAATTAATCATGATCAAAGTAAGCAAAAGTTCCGACAACGAAGTCGTCTCAGTCCGTGGAACCCCAGCAGAGATGATGCTCTTCTATTGTGTTTGGGAGAGCCACTTGTGGCCAAATTGGCTCCAATATGAGAAGCTCGGCGATCCAAAAGACGCTGCCGCTCGCCAACACAAGGGCGTGATCAAAGCTATCAATAGTGGGCACGATCTCCTGCTGTCCAATATGAGCAAAATGTTCCAAGACGCTCTTGACTTTGCCGTCGAGCGATGTAGAATGTTGGAAGTTGAGGTAGTCGTCGACTAAAAGTGAGCAAAGCTCACTTACCCACCGTACAAATAGGCGAAGCCATGATCCAAACAACTCCAGCCAGAAACCTAGATGGAACCACCAAGGTGGATGGGACCGTAGTCATCTGTCTCAAGGATGGTCGGGTCGAAGAGGTAGTCTCAGATCTACAGCTTGATGTACAGGTGTTCAGTGTGGATGCTGCCGGTGGCAGCGGATACGAGGGAAGACCGTCTCGTCCCCTCTGGGAATTTTTGAGGAAACTCATTCATTTCCACTCGACAAACGAGAAGTAAGTAGTACAATGAGGCCACTAACATGGCCTCTTGTAGCAGTCTGCCAAATTCGTCGGCGGCAATAGACAAAGGCAGGCTAACGGCTGTCCGGTTGGTTTCGAGACCAACATTCACGAGGATGCCGTGGCGGCAGGTGGATCTCCAAAATCTACTTTTAAGGTCCGATTCCTTATTCTCGTGCTTGGTCTCGTAGCCCAATTGCCAGAGGCGTTTCCCTTAAGAGGAAAAAGTTGTCAGTTGGAATCTGACCGGGACCACTTGAGCATAGCTCTAGCACAATTGGTAGTGAGCCTAGTTAATTGGAGTTGAAATGGGCGTTAATTTTCAGCAGAAGTGCATGGTAGGAATCGAGGTTCCTCTCTCTGATATCACAGTAATGGTAGCGGAAGCGACCTATGAAGATCAAAACCGCTACAATCCCAAAACCGGCAAAATTACTGGGACTGAAAGAGTTCTAGTTCGGGAATCCGAACTTAAGTATGTCTTCATGGGAGAAGAGAGCGACGACTGGTGTTGTATGATTGAGAACATCGCTGCTGAGCTTGATCTTGATTCTTATGTCCAAGAAGACGACTCTGATGGCGAAGCCTACTTCTGTATCGGCACATTCATCGGTAACGAACGTGATATGGGCAGGGTTGACCTACTCGAAGGCTCAGTCGAGATCAGCTATCTCGTAAAGTTAATGACGGAGCTTAAGGATAAACTCCCCGGAGATATCTCTCTTCACTTTTTAAGTAGTGCTGGCTAATGAAAGATATTCAAGAGGCTTTAGCCGCCCAATTTGGCCTTGTATACAAGGCCCTCTACTTCGTGGAGTATAAAAGCCCATACTACCCATGTAAGTGCCCATGTCATCTACCCGGTAGTGGAGTGGTTCATTGTATCCCATGCTGTTCTGATGCCTCTTATCAAAGGGTTCTTCGGTATAGTGGCGTATTCAAAACGCCCCATGCTGGGAAGCACTACTTCCTTTTTACCGATCCTGACCCTAAGAATATAGATTACCCAGTCTTCCCTCCTGTTCATATCGATGCATTTTATGAAGCTACTATGGATGTACAACGTACTCACGTACTACATCGTGAAGTCTTCTGGTGTATGCTGTCGCACTACACTATAACTCTTCATAGGCGAGCTTGGGATAAACTGCCGAAAAATCGGCATGAGCCAGTGGATCTCCCCATTGATTTTTCCGGACTAACCAATGATTGAAGCACTAACAGTAATCTTTGGATTCGCAGCCATCTTTATGCTGGCTAAAACCTTCTTGCTAGTTGGCAATCGCTCAGGATGGTTGAATATTTTGATTCTACCGTTAATGTTACCAGCTTATCTATTCGCAGCAATAATGTCTATGATGGATGATGAAGAATAAACCCCTATAAGGAGCGAAACCTTGGACGGTAATCAGAAATTTTGGCTAGGATTCTGGCTTATTGTGACCGGATCTGTGTTTGGGATGAGGATTCTCTGGATCGTTGAACAGTATATTCTGAAGAATTGGTGATTCTCCAGAATCCAGTTGACAAGCTGACCAAGGTCAGCTATAATCGGAAAACGAGGTCCCGGTCCATGCACTATTGGGCCGGGACATTTTATTGGCTTCGCCAATTTTACGCATCCGTAGCTCAGTCAGATAGAGCAGCCGCCTTCTAAGCGGCAGGTCAGTAGTGCAAATCTACTCGGATGTACTTTCGGTAAAAGAAAAGTACCTACTCTTAAGGGCGTAGCCTTATGACCTTCCTAGACCTATTCGATTCACCCTATTCCCCCGCCAACGATGACAAAGTCACTCGTCTGGCTCGTGAGCTTCCTCCTCTTCCAAAATCCATTATCATTGTGGACGTTAGTGGAAGCATGGAGTTGCCTAATGGGAATTATTCCCGCCTCCAAATCGCCGCTGCCCTTGCCGCAGAGATCAAGCTTCGGGCTGACGCCCCCCTATACGCCAGTTCAGGCCTTGACTCCGACCAGTCTCACATGACCGAACAGCTCAACTACGATGGGTTTAATCTATGGTTGGCCCTAAGAAGAGCCTGTTATGATTTTGGTGGTGGTGGGATCTTCCTAGAAAAAGCTGTTAAGCATGTCAGCCACTACCATGTCAAGCCTGAAAGGCTTTACATCCTTACAGATGAGCAGAACTCCTACCTGCCAACTTTCGGCAAAAGCGTCTTCAATGTTGATGTTGGTTGTCAGTCCTTCGAAGAAACTCGCAGAATGCTAGATTTGGAGGTCGCATGACCCTATCCTTTAAGAATGGTTGCCTAATAGAAGCGGCCAAGAATAAAGAGATCGACTACTTGATTCATTGTGCGAATTGCTTCTCCACGATGGGTTCAGGAGTGGCCAAACTTATCAAGGAAGAATTCCCAAAAGCCTTCTTAGTAGATCAGGCCGATTATAGATCCCCGATTGAGAGGATCGGCTCATATTCTTCAGTCTTCCTGAGTGGGTTGACTATTATTAATCTATATGCTCAATATGACTATGGGACATCCTGTCGTAAGTTTGAGTATGGAGCCTTCAAGAGAGCCTTGGACGAAATCTGTAGAGACTTCTCTTTTACTGGGAAGACTATAGGTCTTCCGGAGATCGGCTGTGGCCTCGGTAAGGCCGACAAAAGTCTGGTCCACGATATCCTCGAAGATTATGCTACCGAAGGTAGCTGGACAATTTACACGCTAGGGAAATAATGGCCAAAAAAGCACAGAAGAGTCCAAAAATTGATTTTCCAGTCGAGATCAATACCACAATTCAAATTGGTGATAGTCTAAGCCTAGTCAGACAATGGGCCGAGGATCATGCCTGCGATAGGTTTACAATAAGAGAAGTGGACAAGGACAAGTTTCGTGTGAATTTGTACACCGAGTCTGGCGACACGATCCGAATCAGCCACCTTTCCCGCAGTTTCTATCTGGTTGTGAACAACGGTGTAATCGAGGATAAAACAATAAAAGGCTCTTGACAGGGCGATTTCGCCCGTTATGATATACGAAGAACGAACGACGAAAAACACAAGCGAAGGACGTAGTCATGATCATCGAAGGCGTAAAGAAAAGTACTCAAACCTCAGGCTCGTTTCAGACCTCGGGATTCCGCATTGATGCGAGTGCTAAGGCATTCAAGCTCCTCTCATCGAATCCATACAAATTCAAGGTCCGAGCCGTAATCCGAGAGCTTACTTGCAATGCTCTTGACGCGAACACTGATGCTGAAGTCTCAGCCGTCCCACGAGTGCATCTCCCTACTAAACTCGAACCTTGGTTCTCTGTAGCAGATAATGGTAAGGGCCTATCCCCAGATGATGTACGGGATGTCTATACCGTTTATTTCTGCTCCACTAAGACTAATAGCAATAAATTAATTGGGGCACTAGGCATCGGGGCAAAAGTTGCTTATTCTATTGTAGATAGCTTTATTGTTAAGTCAGTTAATGATGGAGTTAAATATACCTACTCTGCCTATAAGGATGAGGATGACCTTCCTCAGATGGCACTCTTGTCGTCTTCCCCAACTGATGAACCATCCGGTGTTGAAGTTATTGTCAACGTAATGGGTCGAGACTATGAATTCCAAGACGAAGCTGTCGAAGTATTTAAGTACTTTGACGTAATCCCCGAGATTAATATCTCCTCAGTAAAAGAGAAGATCGTAGCTGCCCGTGAATTCAAAGTCAAGGGTGACGGGTTCGCTTTCAATACTGGCTATGGTCAATGTAAAGCCGTCATGGGGAATGTAGCCTACGACATCCCACATGGGTATGGGCTCGATATTGATGGGTACATCCGATTTGAGATTGGGGATTTGGACTTCGACCTTGGGCGTGAGTCACTCTCGTTAGACAACAAGACCATTGCCAATCTAAAAGCAAGGGTCAATCAAGTTAAGGAGGGTATGGCGGATCATATCATCGGCCTAATTGAAGCTGAAGATACCGAATTCAAACGTGCAAAGATGTTTGATAAGGTGAACTGTGGAGTTTTGGGCAACATCATCGAATGTAATAAGAAGAAGTTCGATTATGTGCTTCCGCACACCTCTACGGAGATGTCTGTTTATTCTAAGACATATAAGTCTGTGAATATCAGCCATATGAAAGCCTTGCCACTTTCTGCCGATTACTACCGATTCAAGCCAAAGTTTACGGCTCGAATCAAGAGTTATCTGAAAGATCATGGTGGGAAGATCGTAGTCCTGACTGATGCTCAAATCTCAGAGTGTAAGATTGACTTGGATGTGATCAAGGATCTTGACACGCTGCCGAAGATTGTATATGCTCGTGGACCCAAGTCGAAGAGTATTAAGGTTAGATCCTGCGTTAATGGCTGCTGGAACGAGGCCCAGCTAGATACTTCTGAGCATTACGTGTATATTGAGACTATGCATGGAAAACCATCTGCGTATTCTGGGTATCACGCAGTGAATAGCTTGGTCTCTGCCGCTAAGAAGTTAGGTGCTGATATTGATGTGATCTATGGGTTATCCCCCTCTGTAAAGAACAAGGGGCAGGGAGTTGAGCTTCGCGAATTCCTGAAAGAGAACCTTGTCCTGCCGGAAAAGGCGATCTTAGATAAACCGACCAATCAGGCGATCCTGTCAAAGGTTGACAAAAGATTCGCCAAAAAGGATCTTGACAGCGATATCATCTCGTTGTACAATCTGTTCGATGTGGCCCACGACGACACGCTTGATAAACTTTCTGAGAGATACTCAACAGAGTTCCCCCTTTTGAAATTTATCTCGTACCACTATTACTCAAAACCGACCGACGCAGAACTTCTCACCTACCTCAAGGAGCTGAAATGAACTACATTAAAGATCACAATGGTTGCTGGACAGTTGTGACCTCTAACGAGGTCCACACATTTGATAGCAGCCATCCAAACTATGCCGCTCTGATTGAGTCAGTAAAGACAAAAGACGAAGCGGGCTTTCTCTCCCTCATCAATATTGGCAAAAACGTCCAGACTTGGTCGAAGGATGGATTCGTTCTTCGGGAGGGGGCTCTTTACTATCAGGACGAACAAATTGACCCATCAATCTCTTCTATCATTCTCTCAATGATTGAGGAGGGGTTCGATGAAGTCCCCATGCTCAACTTCATGAAGCGATTGTTCTACAATCCAAGCAGCCGAGCCGTTAAAGAGCTTTACTCTTGGTTGGCCCATAAGAGCTTGGCAATTTGTGAGGATGGGTGCTTTCTAGCTTACAAGTCTGTGTCAGTTTATAACGGTCCTAACTTCGTGGACTGCTACGGTCGTGAAGTTAAGGCTGGTGACTACGTGGATAAGTACACTGGTAAGATCCGCAACAACGTGGGAGATGTCAACGAGATGCCTCGCCGTAAGGTCAATGATGACTTTCAAGTCGGTTGTAGTGAAGGCTATCACGTTGGCAGCTTGAAGTATGTGACAAGCGTATACACTTCAAATAAGCAGATCATCTGCAAGGTTGACCCTGCTGACGTCGTGAGTGTGCCTCTTGATTGTGACTGCCAGAAGATTCGTTGTTGCTACTACGAAGTTGTCTCCGAGTTCAAGAATCTGGCTATCGTCGAGCGTCAGGCTCCAGCATATGCTATCGACCCAGAAGATATCGAAGATCTTGACGAGTACTGGAGCGAAGACGAAGAAGAATACGAATGCGGGGGCTGTGGCTCTAGCGAGTTCGACTGTAACTGCTAATCTAAGGGGCCGAAAGGCCCCTTTCTTATTCAAAAGCTCGGAGAGATTTCTTGAAGAACCGAAAAGAATATGTTGTCTGCGACAACGAAAAAGGAAGGATCTGGCGGATCTCTAAGCGGCTTTGCCGCATCAAGCATGGAGCCGGATTCAGATTCGTTTCCAAAGTACTGCACCTCCACATAGCCGAGAATCGCTTCTGGTTCAAGTGGTCGAACATCGGAGCCACCGTATCTGCGAAGCACGTTATGTCATTCTCAATCAAGAATGGCAAGATAGCACTCGTGGCTAGTAAGAATTCGGGTATTCCAGTGGGAGCCGGTGCCTACCATTGTTCCTACTCTCAGTTATCCATCTTCAAAGAACTGAAGAAGGGTGTTAACGCCAAAATTAATCGTGTCTTGAACAAAGAGTTTGGCCTGAAATTCAAGATAGGCCAACCTTTCTATGTGAACTTACTTAACCAAAGATACCCTCTATATAGCTCTCTATACAAGGCCCCAACCTTCGACATGGTTAAGGTCTTCAAGAAACCATCGGTAAAAGAAAGTATCAGGTCATACTGCGGATTCTCTGGTAAGAAGTTCTTGGCGAAGCTGTTTCAGCTAAGTGAGCATAGGCAGATGGAGGTACTGGACACTATACGGATGTTCAGGCGACACTTGACCTTCGGAGAAATCCATACCACGATTCATCCAATAATGGGGGTGGGACTTAAGACTAAGTTGAAACCCCTGATTGGCGTTAACCCTGCCTTCTTCAAGAATATCTTCATTGGGAAAGATACGGACAATGCCCAAGATAAAACAACATTTGCTCTGAGCTTCTCTCCTTGGCGGGTTGACGATACCATTAAGATGTATACAGAGATCGCCAACACCATAGACATAGAGGCTACTCCCTTAGCCCTCTCCAAAGCTAAGAAGCTCAATGAGTACCATGATCAATTGGCCAATTATCATGCTAAGCTACGCTATCAGAATGTCCCATTCAAACCACTAGAGTTCGACGGAGAAGAACTCGGAGAGTTCACAATCCGCACATGTAAGGACTCCCACGAATTAATAGAATGGTCAACCTATATGGGCAATTGTGTAAGCTCATATCGAAGCGAAATCATCGCTGGTCGGGTTGTTATGTGTGGCCTATTCAAAGATGGCGACCTAGTCTATAACCTATCTCTGACTCCAGTTGGCAAAAAGTTCCGAATACAACAGCTCAACTGTCGCTATAATAAGGGTTACACATCAGAGGACTACTCTCTGGTTGAATCTTTCTTAGGAGACAGAAATGTTTTATCTGGACAAAAAAAGACAGTTGGTATTGGATGCGAGTAAGGAGGTCGTGGGAGTTATCCGCGACGGGAAGTTCAGCCAAGACTCGCCTATGGTCTTCAGTTACTACAGGGGCGGCTTAACGGCCACTCAGCTTGAGCAGGTATCTGAGGCCATCCAAAGAGTCACCATTGCGAGAGCACGATGATTGAGATGAAGATCTCGGATATTGACATGATGACTGCGAAGTCTCGCAGCGACCTGATGGGAGTCCTTGCCAGTTCCCGGACCCAAGGGAAAGGGAATTTGGCAGGATTTGTCGGAGAGGCCTTGACAGAAAGGCACACCTCTGGTAGACTTGTGGAAAGCTTCGACTTCGATATCCTAATCGGGGATCTCAGAGTTGATGTGAAAACCAAGTCTTGTTCCTCAGAGCCGAAGGCCCACTATCTCTGTTCTGTCATGAGCTATCAACTCAAGAACGAGTGTGATGGGTATATCTTTGCTCGGGTTAATCTAGCCTCAGGGGTTGGCTGGCTCTTAGGATATATAGCTAAAGCTGACTTGCTAGAGAGGGGCTTCTTTGCTAAAAAGGGCGACCCTGATGGAAGATTCACTTTTACTGAAGATTGCTGGAATTTGAAGGTCGAAGACCTTCTGGAGATACCATATGCTAGTTGAAGTCGGAAAAACCTATGTGAATCGGGCGGGAAATATCTGTAAGGTACTATCACGTACCGATCCATTCTCTCAAGCTATTCCAGCAATTCATGTAGGATTTGATACCTACTACTCATACTTCCCGCTCGAAGATGGTAGAGAGAAGAGGGAGACATCTTATCAGGTAGATAGATTCGGCTCTCATCTCGGGGAATCAGATAGTCATGATCTAATCTCTGAATACAAAATGCCAGATCTTCAGTGGGCTTGGTGCCAACCAGATAAAAATGGGCTATGGGCCTATGGAGGCGATAGAGATAATACCACTCCAGTACTCAGTGGTATCGATACGGTCCTAGATTATTCTCCAACAAGAGCGAGGTTAAACGTTTGGAGGTGTTATCTAGGCCCGATTCCTCAGATCGCCCAACCCAAAAAGCTAGTTAAGCAAACTCTATGGATGGTTAAGTACTACACCACCGGGACATGGGAAGAACTTTGGCTACCTGATGGAGGAGTACCAAAATTCAAATCCTTTCACGACATCGGTCATAAAACCTGCACCACCAGAACAGTATAGGCAAAACCATGTTACCACTGATCAATAGAACCCATTACAGCATTCACCGAGCCTTCTCAAAGCCTAAGGAAATAGCACAGAAGGCTAAAGCTTTAGGTTATGAGGCAGTGGGCCTCTGCGACTTTGGCAATGTCTCTGCCGCTCTGGAGTTTATTGAAGAGTGTAAGTCTGCCAAAATCAAACCTATTATTGGGTGCGACTTTGGCGAGACTTACACATTCTGCAAGAATCTTCAGGGATGGAAGGATCTATTGTCTGTCGTGAACGAGTTCTCTATTCATGCCCGGCTCAATCGGGACACCTTAGCCAATTCACCCCATCTCTATTCTTTTACCGGAAAGCTCCCCGACTGCCGCTATGTAGAGAAGTCTGATGAAGAGTTCTATCGAATCATGCGGTGCTTAGGACTGAAAATCAAGCTCTCAGAGCTTACAGAGGAGACCGCAGGTCTCCATATGATGGGGTATGATGAGATCCCTCCTAGCCTTAAACTAAACATAGACTATGATGCGTTCATCGATGAATTCGAAGATTTCGAAATTGCTGCTCCCCCAAAACTCCCCAAATTCTCTGACGGGGAAGTTGAGCTACTCTGGACTAAAGTAAAAGAGGGATTCGCAGAGCATACGAAGAACTTCGATCCTATCAAGAAAGCCGAGTATGACGCTCGCGTCAGATACGAGATGAAGGTTATTGAGTTGGCCAATCTATCTGGTTATTTCCTTATTGTATCAGACTTTGTCAATAAGGGGAGAAGCGATGGACAGTTGTGCAGTATCGGAAGAGGAAGTTCCGCAGGCTGTTTGGTCTCCGACCTGATTGGGATCAACCTAGTCGATCCAATGCCTTATGGACTTCTATTCAGTCGCTTCTTCAACGCGGCCCGAGCCTATCCTAAGCATTTAAGCTTTGATGAGTATCCCTTCATTGACGAATTCAGGGACTTCGAAGCTATCTATCTGAAAGAGCTAGAAGCGATTAAGGCGAAGCCATGAAAATCCTAACACATCCAGACAATGAAAAGCATATCAACCAGATCCGTAAGGATTTCACAGAAAAAGTTGATGCTTGTGGCATCCGCCCAGTAAAACTGAGTGGCTTTGATGTGGTTTACACCTGCGAGCTTCCTCCAGAAAAACCCAGCAAAACAGAGTTTGTCGCTAGACACGACAAATTCATCGAGTACAATACATCAGCACCAGCCGACTGGGAGATTTTTTGTGGGCTTGTAAAGCCCAAAATGGTGCCGAACTTTATCATGGTCAACGAACGAAGCTCTACCTTTATGGGTCCCGATGGACCGGAGATAAGATGAACAAGATTAGATTTCCAGTCGGTGATTGGTCAGATGATGGCCATGGCAAATGTGATTATTTCTTTGCCACTACGCCTCTATCGGCTCAGGATGTAAGAGAGGCACACTTTGCCGCACCATCAGTAATAGGCTTTGACATAGGCTGTCTATATGCGAAGTATCGAGAAGGATCTCTATCCCAAGAGATTGAAAATAAGATTTCAGAAATATTGCCAGATACTTCTGGGTTCAAATATGACTGGCGAGAGGAAGATTTGTCTCCACCAGAAAGTCTTTTCTTCCTCTGGATCTCTCTGCTTAACGAGATCAATCCAGCACTAGAGCTTACACCAATGGTGTCCGACTATGAGGACATCAACTTCTATGGGTTTGATGATAAGGGCAGACATCTAAAAACTCCCGGCTACGGACTATTCGAATGAGCCTCTCACAGACTGAACTCAGACAACTCCACGACGAGAGCCAGAAAGTTTACTACCATCCCAAGATCGGCCTGTACACTGTCCACTGGATAGAGACTGGCAATAATGATATTCCAGTAATAAAACCAATTGATCCTGTGGATCTGTTTCGTACAAGGGACTAAAATGACACCAAAAGAATCGCTCAAATACCTAGAACGAGTAGCAGACTCGCTGTGTGTTGGAGGTATTGCTAGTCACGTATTGGACGACGATAGATTCTATCTATGGTCCGGATCATCACGTATAGATCAGCACCATTACGGCAAGCATGGGTTGGTCGTACACACTGCCGAGGTTGCACGACTCTGCATATCGAACAATGAATACCTAGGAAACAAGTTAAATAATACTGAGCTATTTCTTTCCGCACTATTCCACGACTGCGGCAAGATGTGGGACTATGAACCTGTCGGCTCCGATTATGAAGTTTGGGGCTCTACCCCGCATAAGCGGACAATCCATCATATTAGTCGGTCTGCCATAGAGTGGAATCTAGCATCGTACTCCAAAGAGACATGCGAGCGTTATGATTATATAAGCGAATATCTGCTGAATGCCGTCACCCATAATATCTTAGCCCATCATGGGCAGCGAGCTTGGGGTAGTCCTGTAGCACCCAAGACTGGTGCGGCTTGGATGTTACACTTGTGTGACGGAATTTCGGCCCGTATGAATGATTGCGATAGCTGGGACCCTTATGGGAGCGTCAAATGAACCTAGAACAATTCATAAAATTTACTACAATGGTAAGTGCCATCAAGAATCAGCACCTAAGATGGGGGCAATCTATAATGATAGTGCTTCATAAAGCCTACCCATCAATCTATGATGCTGTAAATCTCACGGAGCTAGACTGTTTTTACGATGACGATAAAGCAGAAGCCTTATTCCTACATCTATTAGGTGCCACATGCAACTCAAAGTGAAAGACATGATCGAATTCCTAGAAGGAATCGATCCTGACGTTGTAGTTGAAATCGGTTATGAGCACTACAGTGGCTGCGAAGATGGCACAGATATTGGGTCTCCAACCATTATAGACGCTGAGCTATTGGCTCTTACTTTGGAGAAATCCGGTAAAAGAGAATACACTCGGTTTGTAATTTGGGCTACCAATTACCCAGAAATCAATGGGAAAATTTTGAAAAGCACGAGAACATGATTGGCAATGCATATCAACTTGAGGACCTCTCTATCCTAGTTATCAATAGGATCAGGGATATCTATATAGTCGCTCTCCAAAAGATTGTAGCTGGTGTGGTTGCCCAGTTTCCCTTCGTACCAATCCATACGTCAGTCATGGAAGAGTTCGTGGAGTCTGCAAGACTCATTGGAACTGGAGTTCCATCCTCTATCGAGGAAAGCTTCAAATTGTGGGAGGGATACGGGAGTGCCTACTTCACCATACCTCCAGAGGAAATATGGAGTATTGGGATATCCCTCCTTAGAGAGGTAAAGGATCTGCAGGATTTTAATAAGGGTGAATATTTCCTATTCCCACCAGTCTTCCCGGCCACTAGGGATGTCCTACCTGTTTTTGAAGGGGTGGCGGGTATTGTGGATCATAAGATTGGCGAGAAATCCAGCATAGTAAGCAACTAGGGGCTGACGCCCCGCAGCAAGGCGAAGCCCATGAAGTTTCAGATCAGTAAAAGAGAATTGTTCGAAGTAACCCCGTCTCCTGAACTCTGCCAGTTTTGGGAGAAGGGGCCTAGGGGTGAGACGTGGTGGAAGGCAGAAAACCAGTTCTTTAGCTCTGAAGCAATAGGCGGATCTCTTGAAGATGCTATCCTACACCTTATGCTAGAGATTCAGAGCATTGCTAGTATCACTATCTATGTGGGCCTAGTGGCCCGAGAGGATGGTTGGTATAAGGTCGGAACCGAAGCCCTCGAATATGAAGGCATGAGAAGAATTACCTTGTCGGAATATCTAGAAGCTCTTAAGAGTGACACCTTACTTCTTCGTGGAACTAGGATTAAGGAGAACGAATCTGAGTCTAAGAGTGTCAAAATTGGCGAAGCTTATTTCGACGGGGAACAATGTTCTATAGATGAATTCGATATCTATTTTACTACAGAGCCCATATACCTAGAGGCGAAGCCATGTACTACATAACCGTATACCATATCGACAACGATGGAAAAATCACCAAGTATGATGGTGGTACTGATTCATATAACAAGAATAGTAGCAGCTATGTAGACCCAGCAAATGCTCTCTCCACCTTTTGGAAGTATGAGCATTTTTCGGAATGTGATGGATGGGATTGGGCGATGACTCCAGAAGAATTCAATGTAAAATTCGCAGAAGGCATCAGAATTCTACATATGGAGTTCATGCCACAATATGGATTCAGGGGTACATCTTTAGTGGAAGTCCAGCTAGATAGGGTTGGTCATGAGGAATGACTGGGAAAAATCCCCAAATGATCGAAAAGAGGAGGCATTTCATGCTCCCGATGAAACCAAAGCTAGGGCGAAGCCCAAGAAGTCAGATAAGCCGTTTCTCGTGGAAACTCGCTACAAATATGTTGCAAATCGAGTTTTCCAGTTTATGATGGAGTGGTCCGGTAAAAGAAAATTCGAGACTCTTGAACTTGCCCAGACCTATGCGAAAAAGCTAAGTCGGGAAGCTTGGTCCGACCGGAGAGAGATTCGAATCACTGACCTACGCGAGGGAACCGAACATGCTGTGGATTAAAGGCCCACAAAAGTGGGACAGGCTGTCGCTAGTAGAGCGATTAGAGGCTTTACGCATCCACTATTGCACTGGTCCATGTGGCCAGTCTATGAGTGTTATGATGACCCGTTCGGCCACTAATAAGGCCCTTAAAGATGCAATTGATGAATTGACAATCATAGAGGGAAATAGGCAATACCCAGATGGATCTCAATTTTAGTACAGCAAAATGAAAGATGGATCAAATGATAACGCACTCAAGGTTTTCTAATCCTATACTGTCTGAACTTGGCCATTATTCAGTACGCGAAAGTCTGGACAACGAAAAGTACGAGAAGATTATTGAAGTGACACTGACCATGGGCCAAGTTGGTCACATTGAAGTCAGAAGTGGTCAATCATACTGCTGCCAAGCGGGGACATTCGATACTCGCGAAGAAGCGATTGATACACTTGTTAAATTGCTACAAACTCAAAACGCATCTCAATTTTAGGAGAATTAAATGACTCTGAATGAACTACTCAAACAATGCAAAGAACTAGTCGATGCCGGTCTTGGTGACTGTAAGGTCATCAAGGCTACCGATGATGAGGGTAACTCTTTCATCCCAGCAGGAGGTATTCAAGAAGACTTAGCGACTGGTGGCCCATACTATTTCGAGGTTATAGCAGAAGAGGACTATGACGAATATGAAGAAGACGAACTCCAAAGAATCATTACCGTCTGGTGATTACACACTCACCATCAATAAAGAGCAGGCTCGTATAATCTGTGAAGCATTGGAAGTCTACTCACGCCTAAAACATGGGCAGATTGACGAACTACGCAATCTTTTTGGTGACCGCTGGTGTGAGCCTAACGGCTCATTCAATTGGAATTCAGAGTACCTATTTGACGCTCTTAAGGGCGTCATCTTTCCGGAGCTGGAGAAGAATGCCTCTTATGGGGTTGGCAATAAGATATATCCGGAAAGCACTGTAGCTTGGGATATAATGCAGGTGCTTCGCCATAGGCTGGCGTGGGACCGATTGAGGGCTGAAGGCCGAGATCGGCCAGAATACTGGGGAGTCCAATATAACGTGCCAATGAGGTTCGGAAGTGAGCCATTAGCTCAAATCGAGGCGAAGTAGATGGATAACTATTATGTCATGCCGTGGCTGCGTCTTGCCGTTCTAGTCAAGAAATTCCAGAATGATAAAATCCAGCAAGGATATGTTCTCAATGGTAACTGGAACCTAGTCAGGGGTGACGAGTTCTGGTATGCCCTGAATGTATCTGATGCTGATCCTAGTAAAGGATACGTTAATCGATGGGAAATTGACTTATTATCTGATGGTTACGTAAAAATACCAAAAGAAAAGCAAACAGACTACAATACAGCCATATCATATGGTGTGGCCGTATGGGAGATTAAACAGAAGCTAATCCCATCAGGTCAATATTGTTATGAGGGTGAGAGATTGTGCCCATTTTGGGGAAGAGATCATTCGAAACCAGAGCAAGAGTCTGGGTTTTGTACGTTCCTGAATCTTAGAGACTGGGAGGACGCCGGTGGCGTCCCTCTACTCTGGGATCAGATAAAAACCTGCAATATAAATAATGATTGGGAGGCGTAGCTATGGGTATGTATACGGGCTTAAGAGCCCATGTTGAAGTTCATCCAAAATTTAGGGGGCTAATCGCCTCTCTCCACTCAGACGATGAATCAATGCGTTGGGAAAAGTCTATCGAGACTAACCAGCATAATTTCCCCGACGAGGCAGACTCGCTAAAGAAATGGTGCAGGTTTGATCGGTGTGGTTTTATTCCTTTCGGAATGCTAGCCTATATGCCAGACGATTTTGGCGATAGGGTAGAAAACCCAGATGGTGGCAGTCGTTACGATAAAGAAACTGGTTTTTGGGAGTTCGCTTGCTCTCTTAAGAATTACGAGGGGGAAATTGAATTCTTCGTCGAGAATGTCTTGAAAAAGATATCTACTCTACACTATTGCGAAAGTCTCTACGAAGAATTCCCCTATCCAGACATGCCGCATCTGTTTGATGATGGGCCCACTCCATGTCTAAGCCCTGATGAGTATGCCCACTGGAAACAATTTGTTACGGACTGGACCAAATGAACGAAGCAGCGAGAAAATTGATCGAAGAGTGGGATGAGGCCAACGGAGAAAGTTGGTCAGATTGCTCTGGCAGTATTGCGGATATCATGATAGAATTTGCCAAGTCTCAACTCGAAGAACTACTGAGCGATCTAAGGTTGGTGAATCGATACAGCATGGAGGTAAACTATTCGGTATCGGATTATATTCTTCCCGAAGAATTAGATGCTTTGGCACAAAGCTGGGAGGCAAAGCTTTGACTCTATACGAACTCATCAAAGATGGTCTCGATAGAGACATGATGGTATATGACATAGACTCTGACTCGTTCAAAGGTAGGATCTCTAAAAGGCTTATCTGTTTACTTATAGCGATCGCTAAAAGGAATGGCATAGAACCAGAGACACTATTCATAGATATAAACCAACTTCCAGAGATTATGGTGCTCCTACCATACACAGAAGCTTGGCCAAAAACTGGTCCCGGACACGTAAATACGATATATGGGATCGAAGTCGAGTTTGTAATCGGATTAAACAAGAACGATGATGGGTCAGACGGGACATATTTGGACTTCTACAAGAAGATGGGTGGGAGTCTGGCATATGAAAGAAAAAATATCATCGTCGCGGCCAGTAAAGATAAAGCCATTTTGGGGTGCTATTAATGTCAACAGGTTCTTTTCTTCCAATTCGATTCGGAGATATGGAAGAAGCATTCAGTAATGAATACATTCTGGAAGCTCTGGGACTTGTTCCTCCATCTCCACCGAATAGCCAAGAAGTTCTCGCTGGAGACTTTCCAGAAGAGATTGGTGAGATTATCGCCAAACTCACGAAGGAAGAAGCAGCTAGGTTAATTGCTTACATAAGGACGAAGCCATGAACATGACCACCGCTATCTACCTAAGAAACAAAGTTAGGCAAAGTCTCTCCGAGCGGGGTCTAGATATCCCGGATGTCGATGTCTATAATACAGCTCTAGGTATGCTCCAAGGTATTTGGCCGCTATCTTGGCCTTCTATGCTTGAATATTACACGAAATGTGTTGCAGATGAGAAGTATACGTCTGCCTATGTGGATGAATCTGGCGAACTCTTATATCATCATCAGGTGTATAGACAGCCATCTATCAATAAGGACATGTGTCTATTGGGCTTAGCTACCGAGCCAGCGGTATCAGTGACCTTCGAAGGTTGCGGGATGAGAGAATTCACTTTCTCTATCTTTCATGAGATCGCCCACATTTTCTATAAAACTCGCAACGAAGTCACTTGCAATAGCTTCGCTTTGCTCTATAATAACTTGCTTTGGGCTACGCCCGCAGCAAGAAAGGGACAATCATGCCTCACGTAAGTCCGTGCTTTAATTGTAAACAACCAAGCACTAAAACCGTGCTTAAAGATCAGGCTTGGAAATGCAAATCTGATAAGGTCATACATAGGGTTCTGGTGCCAGAACTCATAGTCAACATGTGTCTCGCCTGCGGCGAGCATACTATTGGTGGTGACGGTGATGAGCAAATCACTGAGGCTCTACGAGTTCATATCTCCCAACCATGTGAGTGTCAAGAGGCTGTGCCTCACAGTAAAATAGAAAGGGGCTGACGGGCCTAAGGTCCTCAGTTAGTGGCATGAGTGAAAACATAGATATGTGGGAATTTTGGCTCGAAAAACGAGGAAGTCCTTCCGAAGCATTAGAGGCTGACTATCCCAATCTGCTTAAGTCAGATATCTCCTTGCAAATCTCACTCTCCCATGTTAAAATGGGTCAGGCTAGCATTGACAGGATCATGAGGCTTAAAGCCGACAGTGGAGATGGAGATGGCCTGAGTGGAATTCTTGGAACTGCTTTTGGGAATTGCGGAGACTAATATGACCGGATTGTCGACAGAGCAAATCATTTCCTTAGAACGCCATCTGGAAATCTCTGATGGGGCCGCTTCCTTTTTACTGGAAGAGGAGTCTCTGCGAGACTCGTTGCCGGATGGTAAAGCCTACTATGAGCACGTTCTAAAGAACGTGCAGCTTGATCGGAGTAATCCCAAGAACTCCTTCATTATGTACATAGCGGGCAAGGTCGACCATATCGACCTAACTAAGCCTTGCTCCTTCACGAAGGCCTCTACGGCCCTCCCCGACATCGACGTGGACTTTCCTACGGACTATCGTGAGAAGGCTATCGATTACGTTAGGACCAAGTATGGTCCTGACAAGGTCTGCCAGATTACAACCTTCGGTCGGTTATCGGGACGTTCCGCAGTTAAAGCTGTCATGCGAGTCGAGGGCGGCTATGACTTTGAAACTATGAATATCGTCACGGAGGGAATCCCCGACGAAGCAGCCATCTCCGACCAACTTGAAGAGACAGGGGAAGACAGTATCATCTCATGGATGCTCCATAACGATGGAGATAAAATCGCAGACTATTGCCGAATTGAGGATGGTATCTTAGTCGGCGACTACGCCGACATCTTCCGTAAGGCTATCGCCCTAGAGGGGACCTTCCAGAATCAGGGCAAACACGCAGCAGGCGTAATCATTTCCTCTGAGGAAGTGGCTAAAGTTAGCCCAATGTGCCTCGCCAAAGATGGCTCGGCGATAGCCGCCTTTGATATGGCATGGCTGGAGAAGGCCGGTCTTGTTAAGTTCGACTTTCTCGGGGTAGATATTCTCAATAAGATTCAAGAAGCCTACGGCGTTGGGATCGTAGACGTGCCCCTTACGGACGAAGAAGCTTGGAATGTTATTGGGTCCGGAAATACTAAGGGTTGTTTTCAGATCGAAAATCATCTCGGCAGGGACTGGTCTAAGGAAATTCGCCCTCGCGATATCGAAGAGCTTGCAGCAGTCATAAGCGTGATTCGTCCCGGTTCGCTTCAGGCTAGGGATACGACCGGAAGGTCAATGACCAAGGTCTATGCTGATAGAAAGAACGGAATAGAGGCAGTAGATGATACTCCGATTAACAAAGTGATCGACACTTACGGTGTCCTAATCTATCAAGAAACCCTACTGAGAATTTGTAAGATACTGTCTGGCTTCAACTCCGCTGACAGTCTTTCAATGATGAAGGGGGCGGCGAAGAAGGATGCGAAAAAGTTATTCTCTCTGGAAAACCAATTCTTGTCTGGATGTAAGAGAGTCGGTATTCTAAAAGACGAAGAAGCAAAATCACTATTTGACAATATCAAAGCTTCTGCGAGATACGGGTTTAATAAATGCGTATCTCCTTTATCTATAGTAGATTCTAATAGGGGTAATTTAACTATAGATGAACTCAAGATAGGGGATTGTGTCAATAGTCCAGACGGCATGGTTAAAGTTCTAGATAAAATGGAAAATGGCGAGGTGGAACTATTCAAGGTCTGTTTAGAGGACGGATATGAAATTGAATGCTCTCTAGACCATAAGCTTCTATGTGAAGATGGTGTTCCGACTCCACTGTGGCAAATAATCTCTGAAAATAAGAGAGTGATGTGTGAGGAATAGCGTATACAATAGTATGGGACTTAATAAAGAAAGGCCATACTATGAGTTACGAGATTACACGAGACGACTGGTCTAAATGTGAAATTTGTCAAAAATCACTCGGAGATATCAAAAAGGAGGCAGGAGGCGGCAAAGTATATTTCTCTCATGCTTTTAGAGACCATCTTAAGAATGATCATTCGTTAAGTTTGGATGAGTACTTTCTAGATGTGTTAAAGATTCCTAGAGAAGAATGTCCCTGTGGTCTTTGTAAGAAACCGCTAAAGCTCACAATCTCTGGTGCTCACATCAGATACAAGAAACTAGCGTGCGGTAGGACTCCGGGGACACTAGAGTGGTCAAAAAGGGCTAAGACCGAAAGGCTTGGGGAAAACAACCCCATGTACAAAAAGCCAGCATGGAATAAGGGGCTGACTGCCGATACTTCAGACATCATGAAGAAAATAGGAGAAGATCGTCTCGGGATGAAATTCTCAGACGAGACCAAGAGTAAACAAAGTGAATCGGCAAAGAAAAGATTAGTACATGGCCATACTGGAATGCCCCATTCAGAGAAGACGAAACAACGGCTAAGAGAAACTACTCTAGCCTCGATAAAGAGAGGCGTCTTCAAGCAGACTAAAAGCAAGCCGCATATTAGAATGGCTGAAATCCTAGACTCCATCGGTGTCAAATATGAAGAGGAAAAAAGAGTATCCTTCTTCTCATTCGATTTCTACCTTATAGATCTGGACACGTATCTCGAAGTTGACGGAGACTATTTTCACTCTAATCCTAAGATTTATCCCAATGGCCCAAAAACCAAAACTCAAAAAGTAAATGCTGTAAATGACTATAAGAAGAACGCCATAATGACCGGCGAGAGATTCATCAGATTATGGGAATGCGACATTTTAAACCGTTCAGAGGAAATAGGATGCAAGCTAAAAGAATACTCTCAGTCTCTTCTTTGGGAACCTCTAGATCGGTAGATATCGAGGTAGACTCAGAATCTCATATTTATTTCGCCAACGGAGTAGCTACAAGCAATTCACACGCGGTATCTTATTCATTCCCTTCTTATTGGTCGGCATATATCAAGGCCCACAAACCACTAAAGTTCTATGAGGTATGGTTAAAGTATTCATCTCATAAGTTAGATCCACATGCGGAAGTCCGTAATCTGGTTCTGTCTGCTAAGTTGGACAATATCGAGATTCTCCCGCCCTCGTGTGAATACCTCACGGAAGGTTTCTTCATCAAGGGAGAGGCTGTTGTATTTGGCCTCTCCCATATCAAAGGTGTAGCTAATCGCGAATTAGAGAAGCTATTCGCATTAATGCGAACTCACGGGGTTCGAGCATCCCTAGTCACCTACCTGACTGAAATCCTGCCACATATCAACAAGAGGACCTGTGAAGCTCTCATTAACTGTGGGTGCTTCCATTATCTGGGGGTTTCCAGAGCGGCCCTGCTCCACTATTACGAGTGCTTCTCTGACCTGTCCGACAAAGAGCTGGCTTTCTTTACGGACAGGTCCTTCAAGACGCCAGCAGAAGCCTTGGAAGCAGCTTGTCTGCTTAAGAAGGAAGGTGGAGCCTGTGCCACCAAGGGTCGCGTAGAAAAATTGAAGATTATCCTTGAACGCTTGACAAATCCGGGTAGAATCTTACACGACCTGCCGGGGAAGATCGCTGCGTCTGAGGAGGCTGCGATCGGGATTACTCTGTCATGTAGCTATATGGACGCTTGCTTAGCAGCAGGCGTAGCGGATACCACCTGCAAAGAAATTATGAGGGGTAAGCCGGGCAAGAGGACTATCGTCGTAAGGATCTCTGAGGTTAAAGAACATGTGATTAAGTCTTCAGACAAGAAGATGTGCTTCATCGTCGCAAGCGACGATTCCGCTGAAATCGATAATATTGTGTGCTTTGCTGATCAATATGAGACCTACGGCAGATTCCTCTACGACGGGGCGATGGTCGCCATCTATGGGGAATTAGGGAAGAAACGCTCATTCGTGATAGAGAGGGTTGTGGAGCTGTAATGTGGGGACCAAGCATGATAGAACACAAGTACAATATCAAATCGGTTCAAAGGATTGGTTTAACCAATTATTTGGTCGAAGTAGAACTGCTTACGAAAGTAGGGTTCTTGTGGCGAAAAAGATGGCAATCTGACATTACTTTTTACCGAACCTATAATGGTTCCTACTGGTACGAGGAAAGTTCTGGCATAAGAGCTTCTCATATGAAAGATATGCTAGATGCGGCAGTAAGAAAATATCAGTGGGACAATGAGACTAAGGAGCTTTAGCCATGTCATTTAGTGCAGCATATTATGATGCAATTAGAAAAGACCCACCAACTAGTCTCAAGGAAGTACCTAGTACTTTCCATGTTAAACCCGAACAAACAGAAGCTAAAAAGAAAGTGGCGAAGCCATGACAATCTCTAAGATCTTAATCGTTATCGGATTCCTCGGAGAGGCTTGGGTCTGGCTGGCTTACTTCAAAACCAACGTATCCAGACGACTTTTATCAAAAGTCTCCTTCGTATCTGGCTCTACTATTTTATTCGGCCTTGTCGGCTATTTAGCCGACCTTTACTAAGGAATACAATGTCTCAAGAAATTAGAATCAGAGCCGATATTCGCGATCAATATGATCGAGAGTTCACTTGTGAGTTATCTTCATCGGCGTTAAAAATGGTTGGCTCACCTATGAGGTCCGCAAGCTCTCAGTTTGAGCTTGCACGTCTTATGGGAGAGATGTTTCGAGTGCTCTCTCAGCACCTACTTGCCCCACCAAATGACCATATTATTTTAAATGCTTTTGCTAGTGCCGCTCTGAATTCAGAGCTAGAATTCCCAGAATGAATCCGCTGACTAATCCAATCCAGCCTAATGCTGTTCGTGACGCAATCCATATTGCTATCGCCCCAGTTATTGCCTCCGAGGGTCTTAAGCCCGGAGAGCACATTGGTTTCTCTCCCGGTTCCACAACTCACATGGAGCGATCCGATTCACCAATTGGGATCGTTAACCCCTTCGGGAAGCGAGTTGTAGCTGGTGAATCATTCTATGTGTGCCTATATCCAGACACCGTCACGGATATGAAGCACCACTGGAGCCACCCATCCTTTGGGGCACCCATGATTCCCGATAAGGGGGTCTCGGAAGCATGGCTCATCTCTTTCTGCAAGAGATATGGGCTCCGCATGGAGTACTTACTGAGAGAATTGGCAGACAGCGATCCATCGTTGTGTGTCTATGAAGATAGTGTTGATGATGGATATCGCGAGAGAGAAGATCTCTGGAAACATTATCAGATCTTCACTGGAACAGTAGTCTCGGAAGACCAGAAAGACAATTTAGGCTTCAGGTGTGCCTGCTAATTCTACTACATCTATATATGCTATCACCTCATGCGTTGGCCTCCTCCAACAAGTGAGGTCGTAGAATACATAGAAATTGGTAAACTTATTGAATTCTTTGCCAATTTTGTTAAGCAGATCATGAACTGCAATAGCGAATGCCCCTTCGATGAACATGTGTTCAGACGAAGCCACGAAACTAGCTCGCTTAATGATCTTAGGACTATCTGACACTTTGTGCATTAGTTTTTCAGATAGCTTTTCGGCAAGGAACTCCGTATAGGATACTTCCAGTATCTTAATCTCTTCTGGATTAGCTTTGATCTTTGTTAGGAGCATCGTAATAACTCCTAGATCTCAGAAAGGGAGGATGCAATTTGCGTCCTCCCTTTTTTCGTTGGCCTAGCCCACTTCTCAAATCCATCAACAAGTCCAACAACAGCTTTAGCCGTCCCATGACGCTCGTAGAGGACCGCAAAGCATTCCCCGTGGAGTTCTTCGTCATTCAATCCGTCAGGCCGGTAAGCCCACACCAGTCCTGCCAGAATGTTATCTGATAGGCTGTCAGCAGTCTTGCCCTTATGTTTTCCGCACGGTATTCGGTATGAGGCCATAGAAAATGTCTAATAAATACTATAAATCAGGTGCGGATATTCGAGAATACATGGAGGCCCAGCTAGTTTGACTTTCTTCAGCCTATCGCCCCTTGAGAGGGGATCTAACAAATGCTTGATATTCTCATCTACCATCATTATAGTAGAGCCGTTTACTAATTCTTGAGCAGAAAAAGCAGAAATCTTTTGTTTAACGAGTTCACTTCCACCCATGAATGAATAATGCCATCCGGCGTTCGACACAACAATATCTTTCGACACCCTCATCTCATTGAAAGACATTGCCTTTACATGTCCCCAACTGGAAATTCTCGTACCCAACCAGCCACTATCTTTAAGACAATTGACATAGTAATAGTATTGTGGCTGATTTAAGGCTACTATCTTATCAGAGCACATACATACTGAATCATGCACGGACTCAGGGTTCGGTATTTCGTCGCAGTCTGAAAACATTATTATGTCATCATCTTTACAGTCAACCAAAGCTCTTCGGACAGTCTCCTTCTGGAAGAAGTCCCTGCCATAGTGCGGCTCCCTATGCTTGTCAAATCTATTGACCTGAGTATTGATGAAATAGAAAATCTCATCTTCTGAACTATCTAGTGCGTAGAACTCATTTGGAGTATCAAAGACCTTTATATGCATGATCTTGTCTAGATACTTTTCAAACCTGCCTTTGTTTTGCTCAAAGATAAAATCTTTAGGCTTACCAGTATGAGTTACTGAAGATTCACTTATTACGAACCTATCTATTTGATCATAGAGAGTCTTAAGGCGTATTTCGAGGATATCAAGCTCGTTGAAGAAGCAGAATGTGTCATATATCATAGAAGTCTCTTTTCGTAATAATCTTCAGCCATTTTCTTGCAACTCTCTGAGTCGCTCAGGAGGCCCTCCCTGTCCATGTAGGTGAATCTCCTAGACCAAGAGTCTCCAATGCTCCAGTAACCGTCTGAGACGTTCCAGCGAGCCCAGTATTTTGGTGCGATGATTCTAGAAGTCTCCGCGTCTCCGAGCCACGCCGCCCACCAACTGAAGGTGGAATTTGCCAAGATTAGTTCTTTAGCATTATTGACTATGTAAAAGTCTAAATCTATTCCTTCGTGGATTACTCGCATGCCGGGGAAAAGAGCAGATGCATAGCCGGGATCGTCTGACACACATATAAATTGCATCTTCGGATTCTCTTTTAACTTCGTCTCCATTGCCATCTTCCAATACTCTGGCCTTAAAAGGCAGGCCGGAATAGACTTATACTCTCCTCCACGGACATTGATCACGCATAACTCGTCCCCGAATGAGATGCCCAAATCACTACATCTTAAGGCCAGTCTCTCCTTGTGCTCTGGATTATATCTAAACCACTCTCTCACTTCATCTTTTCTATGCCAAAAGTAATCTTCTGACTGAAGCAACGCTCCAGCCGCAGAATCATGGCCATAGATTTTAGTGTTATCCTTAACACCATATAGGTCTTTGTCAAGTCTGGTAATATTCACCCTGTCTGCGTGATTATAGAACGACCATTTTTCACATATGGTATGCTCTATGCCCTGAACCGGCTTCCCAAAGTCCATATCCATAAAGAAAAATTGATTCATACCTCTATGGTAATCATAGCTGAAGTTACTTGGTGTCCCCCATTCGTATCCGAGATCAGAGGCTATAGATCTAAGAGTAGCTATCTGAAAGGCAGAATTTCCAAAATTACCAGTTAGGTCTGTAGTGATCATGTATTTCGTATCTTTCGTCAAAAATATATAGTTCAAGCCGCTCTATAATCCAAGGAGCTACCTTCTCTGTCTCAAGGAGTTCAATTATTTTGAGATAGAAAGCTCTTGGCCTAATGAATATGTGTTCGTGGGTTATTGCGAAATGTCCACCGGGATTGAATTCGTAGTGAGGTGGTGGGTCTCCAGTAAAAAGGAGCCGCCAATATCTGTCCACATCTATTTCTGAGTTATGATCTTGCGGCATTCCATTGGCTAGACATTTCAAGACCGAGCCAGCGAAATGCTCAGATCGAGACAGTCTCCACATTGTGCCAATGGTATTATAATGAAAAGCAAAGAACCCACCGATAGACACATTCGCTCTGTCGAGGACCAAATTGTTGACAGTGTCAACACAATTCTCAAAATGATCGAACGGATAGTCTTGGAGAAAAAATACTATGTAGTCTGGCGTCGGCTTTGGGCAATTCCTGAGTATAGAAATACTCTTAAAAAAGGTGTGGACGTCGCGACCTATATTCTTTACTTTTAAGACGCTATGACCATAATCTATGTCTTTCGATTCTGATTTAGTTATAATATTCACTCTTACATCAGAATCAAAATCTCTCACCCAAGATAGGTCTCTGTCATAATGCGAAATTACTACTTCTGTGTGCATAAAAGCTAGATCCTTTATGAATGGAGTTGTATCCGCTGCTTAATATCTGATTCCCCACCATTGCTTCTTCAAACGACCCACGCCCATATGGTGGCCCAGCATATATCCGGCGAGAGATATTTGAGTCAACTTCAAGATCAATAGTCTTTAGCTTAGAAGTTTTTGCTAAGAAAAATTGATCTGTAAAATTAAGCCTTCTATAAAACTTGTCATTTGCTCTATCGATGCCAGTAAAAGAGAAGGCCTGTTTCTCTTCTGGTAGAAGGTCCGCCCCCCAGTTAACCAGCGTAGCGTAGCATGATTCATTCTGTAGTTCACTCAGTGAGTCATCGAAGAAATCGTCATTAATGGATATAGATCCCATACAATCTACGGCCACATGCAGCACAAATTCTGTTTTTACTGAATCGATCATGCTTACATATGGGTCCCTATACGGGTGATCGAATCTAGAATTCATGCACGTTATCCCTATACTTTCACTACTAAAGCCTTCGTCAATGTTGGTCACGGTCAATAACTTATTAGTTATCAATGGATGCTTAAAATCTTTAAACCAGTCTATGTGTAGGTAGGTTTTCTTATAAATAATTGTGTGTAATGTAATCAAGGTGATGTTTTCCGTGAAACCCAAAAGAGCTATCGATATTTCCGACCCACTCGGTAGAGAAGGCCTTAGCTACTTCTTCTGTGGCGAATTTACAGTCTGCGTCCTCGTATACTGACCTATTGTGGCAGCAGATGAATCCATCCTCATTCCAGAAGCCATAATACGACTTCCAAGGAATATCTTTCTCTTTCGCGAGCTTAAGTAACTTATGGCTCCTCAAAGAGAAGCCACCATTGCCTACTCGGATCAGGGCGTTGTCTGGCGTCCGGTAAGAAATTGGGTCATTAGGAACCGGCCACATAGCCCCGATATAATCGTAGTCCAAGAAATCATCACGCCATAGGACAGGATTAATAATAAAGCCATCATCTTGTATGATCAGAGCATGAGAAGTATGTATGTATTCTGCTAAGTCATAGACTATGAAGCGATTATATTCTTCATAGGTCCTATTGTCATCTAAGAATATCGCCGAGTCAAAACTACACAACTCATTCATCTTGTCAAAGATGTTCTTTGCCTTAAGCTGATTTACTCCGGCTACGCAGACTAATGACGCCGGGATATGCTTCTTATGTGTCATTTCCAGACTCCATACATACCCTTTTCCACTTCATACGCTGGCCTCTGGGGCTCCTTAGGAGTATCATCTTTAGCCCATAACCACATCTTGCGAAGGGAAGACTCAAAGTCAAAATCACATCTCCCGAAGGCTTCATTCGCCTCAGAATGATCCAGACTTAATAGGCTAGCCTCGTGCCTCTGCTCAACATGATTGACCTTCACTACGCCAAAGTCTTCGTCCGTCACTCTCCTAAAGATGTCTACTACTTCATTAATTGTGATAGGATCATCTGCTCCAAGATTAAAAGTTTCGCCATTAAAGTCAGAGAGCATTCTAAGCATTGGCTCCATTAGATATTCGACCGGGGTAAAATATCGCTTTTGAGATCCATCGCCGAAGATGGTAAGTCCCTCTTGAAATCTATACTGCCTCATCCAAATACCTAAAACATTCCTGTAGCGATCCCAAATGTTCTGATATTTTCCAAAGACATTATGAGGACGAATGATAGTGTAATCTAATCCGTGTTGTTTATTCGCTATCGCTATATCTTGCTCACATGCGAATTTGGCAACACCATACGGATCTGCTGGGGTTGGAGCGACAGCACCGCCCAAACTATGTGAAGAGTTATGCCCATACACAGCTATAGACGATGTGAAAATAATCTTTCTAACATTGTGATTAAGGCAACAGTTTACTATATTGGCGGTAGCGACTACATTATTCGCATAGTTATACTTTCGAATAAATGGAGACAAGCACTCGGCGGCATATGCGGCCAGATGATAAACGGCATCAATCTGCCTGCTGGCAAAAATTTCGTCTATATCTTCACCGCAGTCTACATTATGGAATTCGCATCCGTCTGGAATGTTAGATCTATAACCACCGCTCAGGTTATCTACGGCGATAACATTGATCCCATTTTGCATTAAGTACCTAGACAAATTGGCCCCTATCAATCCTGCGGCCCCTGTGACAACAACATTTTTGCTCATTGACTCTTCCCCCATCTTCTTATCATCACTTCAAGCTCTTTGCTCTTTTGATCCTGCTGTATCGTATCAGTCAGCCTTGCCCCCCAAGTCCTATTAACGTGAGTAATGTATGGAATGACATTAGGCTCACCAAACATAGAATGCCACTTCATATAATAGTCGCAGTCCATGTAAAAATTAAGACCATCGTCAAATTCTATCTCTCCCTGCATATGTCGTGCTCGCCCGACAAACCCAGAAGGGCACCCCAGCAGGTTGTTGCCTAGATAGATATCATTGGTCCACTTCGGAGTCATCTCCCTGTAGAAGCTCTCTCCATCGTTGCTGTGAACGAATCTAGACATGTACCACTGAGAGCCCTCACGCATGATATGAAAAGCGATACAGAGCAAAGAATACTCATCGTATAAAAAGTCATCCTGAAACAGGATCTTAATATATTCGCCTTCGCAGTATTCAATTGCTTTATTGATATTTGGAGATATTATACCTCTCCCGACATCATTCCTGACATACTTAATGTCGAGCTTCTTAGAGAATGAATCTGCCACTTCTAGAATAGTATCGTCGGTACTATGGTCAGAGATAACGACTTCGAAATCCTTAAACGCCTGCTTGGTTAGCACAGACAGATTCTTCGAAAGAAAGTTAGACCCCATTCCTCCGTATCCATATGTAGGAATAGCTATAGAGAAGAAATTACTAGTCATTATGACCCTCACATAGCTCTTTAATACCAGCAGATATTGGAATTGAACATCTAAAACCTAGTGCCTGTATTTTGGAGCAATCTAGAAACATGTCTTTAACTTGAACAAGCTTGTGGAAATCTGGCGGCTCGATAGCAGAGATTGCACTAGCACTTTTAGTATGTCCCACTGCTTCATCGATAATATCCTTAAAAACTATCGGGCTCCCATATCCGAGATTGTAGATTTCATCATCTAGTCCATAGTCAATCACATGAATGATCCCCGCACAAACATCATATACATGTATGTAATCCCTTATAAACTCGCCATTATGATATAAGGATATGGGCCTATCGTGCTTTAACTCATTAATCAAGTATTGTAGGGCGTTTTTCTTCTTAGAAAAATTGTCGTCAGTCGCGTAACGACCATACACGTTGGCCAGTCTGACTATCTTATGTTTTATCCCGTATGTCCTACAGAAACTTGTAAGTAGATCTTCAGCACATTTTTTGGTTATAGAATAAAAACCTTTTGGATTACACTGGCTCGACTCTTTAGCTGGCAAGACGGTGTCGCCATACACGAACCACGAACTTATAAAAGTGATAGACTTACATGACCTATTCTCATTTAAGACCCTAACCATATGGAGCAAATTTGTCTCTATATCTTTAGTGGGAGCATCGAGCACATTGTAATTGTCTGTAGTGCTTATGAGATAGACGATATGATCCGAGTTAGCCTTTAGCTGATCTCTTGGAACAACCTCATACTGCCTTCCCGCTTCGTCGAGGACCTTACAAAAATTTGAGCCTATATATCCGGTGCCGCCAAAAATACTAATCATTGAAGCTCCTAACCACCTTAGATATTCTGCTTATCTTTTCTTCCGAAATTGTTTGAGAGCACCCAACAAAAAACACTCTCTCTAAAACCTTTGAAGCTTCAGGATAGTCCCGATAGTCTCCTAACTCTGAATAGGCCGGATGCATAAGAATATTGCCAGCAAAGTAGTTCCTCGTTTGAATCCAGTTCTTCTCTAGGTGTGTAACTAGTTTGGACTTAATAGCAAACGAGTCGCACATCACCGGAACCCCGAACCAAGAAGCTTCGGCGGGAGGTAGCTCTTCGAAGACAGTCATACCGCAACCCTCAAAGATATCAGAAATCTCCTTCTTGTTTATCCTTCTTTGAGCATGAATATGGTCCAATTTATTTAGTTGCACTACACCTATTGCCCCCTGAATATCTAAAGGTGTAAGGTTATAGCCTATCTCAGTAAAAAGATACTTGTGATCTATTTCGTGGTCTGCACAGTCAAGCCATTTAGAAAATCTCTTCCCGCATATACCATGTTGTAAAAGATTCTCTGCTCCAGAGCAGTAGCAGGCACGCCCCCATGTTGCAAACGACCTAGCAATCCTCATGAAATCTTCGTCGTTCGAGCACACCATTCCGCCTTGCAGTGTTGATATATGATGGGATGGGTAGAATGAGAATGTAGATAGAAAGAAGTATTCAGACAGGTGTTTAGAATTCCATTTGGACCCAAGACTATCGCAACAATCAAGTAGTAATACTAGGTTGTGCCTATTAGCAATATCTACTAATCGATCGATATCTGGTGGAGACCCCAATACCGGAGACACAAAGATTGCCCTAGTCTTTTGGCATATTTTTTCTTCAATCTTGTCTAGGTCGAAATTAAGCGTATCATACTCAATATCAATAAAGGTTGGCTTAAGGTTGTTCTGGATAATTGGGTTAAGGGTTGTTGGGAATCCTACGACACTCAAGATAATATGATCACCGTCATCCCACCCAAAATATTTCTTAGCAGCCGAAATAGCTACCAAATTTGCAGAGCTGCCAGAATTTACCATCAGTCCATTTTGCTGATTCACATATCTAGACAGGCCATTCTCGAATTCTTTGACCTTATCCCCAGCGGAGCCCCAGTTCCCAAACATCAGAGCGTCGATAGCATCGACTAGTTCCTCTTTGCCAAAATCTGGCCCACTATAGTAGACCCTATCCGAATTCTGATTGTGGGCGAATCTGGGTACATTAGAAAACTGCTCTACAAATTCTTCTATCTTATCTCTCATAAAATGATCCAGTCTTTCTCGTATAGATCGTGCTTTTTTGGCCCATCTGGCCCAAACCAATTCTTTGGAGCGACGTAAGCCCTAGGTGAATGAGATAAGTAGGCTCCCCACCAACTGAAGGTGGAATTGGCTATTATCCCCCTATCACATGAAGCCATAAGCTGGAAGCAGTCAATTGCTGGCTCTTCGAAATAGACGAAGCTCTTATGATGAAAGTTCGTCTTGACCCACTCCATGTCATCCGATACAATGTAATACTTGTCGGATTTAACTACATACATAGCTCTTTCATAGTACTCTAACGGTAATACCGTATGATAGTTACTCTTAGACAAGTAGTCGCCACGCCTGATATGAATGAAGGGATATCGTTCCTTTTTAGAAGAACAATTGAACTTCTCCCGGAGCATTCGCCTTGTGAGGACGTCATTGAAGTACTTAGATGATTGGAAGTACCCCTCAAGAGAGATATTCCCATCTAATTCTGGAATGAGAGAATAAGCAAAATCTGCCTCGTTGTAAAGACCGAACTCGACTCCCTTGCTACACTTGATGAAATTGGCAGTTACGAAGTTGAAAAGGTTCAAGTCACGATCATGCAATGATCCAGCATGCCTTGCATACCTAAACTTCTTACCAGATTTTTTGGCATATGCCCATCCAGCCGACATCTGGAACATCATGTTGCCGAGACCGCCGCATAAGGTGGTAGTTACGTACATCTATTCACCAACTTCATTGATGATCTACGAGCATTTGCATCCCCACTAGACCTGTCCTTTTGGTCGAAGGAATAATTCACAAGACTCTTTTGCAAGTTGCCGAATCTGAAGTGGTCAATACTCCTGACCCAAAGATCATGATCTTCGGCTCCTGCGTAGCCTTGATCATAACCCCCAGTAAAAAGGACTAGCTCCTTCTTTATTAGGACGGACGGGTGAGCCATTGGATTACTGCCAGCAACAAGATACTCACGAATCCTATAGTGGGGAGATGGGTAGTGAACATCTGTATACTTCCCATCTGACCAAAATCTCATAGAGGTTCCGCAGACATCCAGATCAAGAAGATCCATGTATTTAATCTGATCTTCTATTTTACTGGGAAGCCATGTATCCGTGCCATCTAATCTGGCGATATGGGTGGTCCTTTCATCCGACAAGGCATGAGCCAATCCTAAATTCAGGGCTGGAGCCACCCCCTGAACTGAGCATTTTACATACTCAATATATTCCCCATCCTGATCTTCTATGATATCTGCTAAATTATCAGTAGAGTTATTGTCTATGATGATAATTCGATATGGTCGATTCACAAAATACGTCTGGTCCTGAACAGACTTAATCGTAGCCTCAATAGAGGCTACGCAGTTATAGCACGGAATTAGAACATATATCATCGATAATCCTCCAAAGTTCAGCGGGCCTACCTGTAATATACTCTTTTACTTGACCGTCTCTCCACCATTGCTCTGTGACGTGCTGAGAATTACTATTAGTAATTACTTCAAGTCCCATCAATCTAGCCTCGATAATGCAACGAGGGCAAGTGTCATCCACGATCGGCAAGAATACCAACCCTTTATAGTTGGACAATCTATCAATGTGTACTTCGTACTCTGCAATCGGCAGGATATCATACTTAAGCGAATTAGCTACGCAGTAACTAATAGCTTCTTGTAGCCCTTTCGCCTGCGAATGCCACCCACCGAACCCACCAAGAATTGCCCATTTCCCATTATGGAGCCTTTGTTCCTTCTTCTCAGCAAATAGGGCCAATTGAGCTTTTGAGAAGCACGATGACAGAACTGATGTCTTTTCAAGCTTAATGTTTGGCATATGAAATACGTGGATGCATCTTTGTCTCTCGGACATATAGAAGATCCATTTTGCCCTTTCAGGGATGAACTGATAGATCCGCGAAAGAGTAGGATGCCCGTTCCCATGAGGGCAGTTGCAGACCTCATTCCCATTCATTTTATGGGGGGCTTCGCCGCGATATGGACAATAGTTGTAATCGAACTCAATCTTGACGAAGTTGACCTCAAACAATCTGTCAATAATCTTTTTATCTAGACCAGCTAAACCAATGATATTCCCTAGTATCCAGAGTCTGTCTTGGTACTTCTCGATAGTAGCGATCGTCAGATCTGGGCAGGACACTACGACCACATCAGAAGCCCTATCTTCAAACAGGGCTAAACTTGTAAGGTTAGTACCGCCAATTTTGATGGCCTGATCATCCAAATGCACATACTTCATACGCCAACCCCTATTGATTTAAAGTAGGATTTGCAATCATCGTTAGAAACACTGCACATACGGATAGCTATTGCCTTTAACCCATCTGGATGGATACATCTAGAAGTGCAGAATGAGTAATTATATAGCACGTCCTCATGGATACAGATTACGTCAGTATTACAGAATGGGAAAAGATCGTCTGGATCTACCCTAGCAATAATCCTTTCGCCAATATCAATCATGACAAAGCAAGCGTAACCATGCTCTCTGACCTTTTTCAGTAGATCCTCGCATCTGTGTCCATGCTGCATTAGACAATACCCATTAACCTCCATGAGTATTGGGGGCTTGTCTCTTGCTAGAGTTTCTCTCGCTCCGTCCAGAGCCAAGATTTCCCCGCCCTCAATGTCGAGTTTGATAGCCGAAACCTTTTTGTTACCCACTATCGCATCAATCGTATTTGTAACAAAGTCACCATCTGGATCTTCAACCATCCAACCAAATGGTCCAGTATCTCTTGAGAAACTGCATTTTCTCACAGAATCGGCCAAAATAGCTTGGTGAATCTCCTGTGTCTTGCCAAATGTTGCCCTTAGGCACTCCACATTCTTTTGTGCCCCCTCGATCATTATCACACCAGCACCACTAAGCGATGCGGGAACAGAGAAGGTCCCAATGTGGGCACCAGCATCCACAATTGCCCCATCCGTAATGATCAGATCCTTTAGGATCTTATAGTTCGACTCACCATACAAATGGCCCTGCTTCAGCCACTCCTCCACGTTACACCCATTGTCATAGTAGTATACGTCTATTCCACGTATATTTACTTTCTGCATCTCATTTTCCATATAGCTAATTCCCTTTTACCGAGGTCAGTACGTATCACGAGTATTCGGGGCATCTACCCCGTGGCAGCATAGTTGCTTCTCCCGTTCAAGTGCTTGGAATAGTCCTTGGCCTTGGTTGTGCCCCACTAGGTTGCACTCAAAGCAGAGCCTAGAATTTCGCCAGAGACTAGTCCACGAGGTTCATCCTCGCTCCCCAAGAAGTGATCTGGGCGGACTACAAGAGCAGCCCCGAACTATTGCTCGGGTTTACAGTTCTGATACACATATCCAGTGAGAAGGTGGAACTCTGTCAGTTTGACCTGACCGACGCCCTTGGATTTAGGTAGCGGTGAACCAGAAAAGGGAAAAAGCTTTCGCTTAACCGTAGTATAGCAATTTTGAGATGAGTGGTCAAGGTTTCATTGACTTCTTGGCCGATCGAAGCTAAAATAAGTTGGAATTTTCATTTTTTCTTACGAGGTGCGACATGAAGGGTAATCAGATCATTATTCACGGTAACGTAGTTAAGGAAGCAAAAGTCTTCGCAGATAAAAAGTTTGCGATAATTCGGCTAGCCTCAAACTATAGTGATAAGAAGGATGGTCAAAAGACCATGTACTTCGACGTTAAGATTTTCGGGGATCGATTGGGGGACATTGAGTATTTTGAGCCAGTTGTCGGGGATAGACTCTGCGTTACTGGACAATTGGCCCTAGACGAGTACGAAAAGGACGGAATGCTGCGTAGCAGCATGGTGATTTATTGTGACCACCTTGAAAAGATTTGGAGGAGACCTAAGTCCTCCTCTGACGTAGTAAGCAAAGAATCAAAGGCAGACTTTTGAAAAAGATACTGGTAGTACTCAATAACGGAGCACAGTTTTCATCTGTCTTACAGGACGATGTCGCTGATTCTCTTACAAATCAATTTTATTGCCTGTCTGCTGGCGATATGGATGATCGCGTGTTCGAGATGTCGCTAAAGAACGAATCTGATAAATTGGAGAATCTACTAATACCAATCAGATCTATTCTTTACGTCCAGTGTAAAGAGTTTATAGCACAATCTGGGGACCACTAATGAGTATAACAATAGTCGGAGAAAAATTTAATGTTAAAAATGGATATAATAACTGCTCTAGGTCGCACGTAGTAGTCAAATGTAATGAATGTGAAAGTGAAAACTTCATTATTAGATATTCTGATAAACACCTGATACAATCATGTGGGTGTGCATATAAGACCAGAACACATAATTTGTCGTCTTCTTCTACATATCGTATCTGGCGTGGTATGAGAAGCAGATGCACAAACAATAAGTGCAAAGAGTACAATAGATATGGTGGAAGAGGAATAACAATATGTGAGAGATGGAATAAATTTGAAATGTTTTTAGAGGACATGGGAATAAGACCTGAGGGTCTATCTCTTGATAGGATAGATAACAACAAAGGCTATTGTAAAGAAAATTGTAGATGGGCCACCAGAGAGGAGCAGAATAGAAATAAAAGGAGTAATACTTTTCTCACGATAAACAATAGGACAATGACAATAGCAGAATGGACTCAACAAGAAGGATCTGTGTCATTCGGAACTATATGGGCTAGAATCCAATATGGATTTACCGATCATCAAGAAATAGTATTTAGTAAGCCGCATTCTAAGAAGATGAAAAAGAAAGCAAAAACTAGCATGTCACCTGCCAAGAACACGCCTGAGGGAGCCAAAGATGTCAAAGAAGAAACTAAGAGAGAAGAAACTGATGGCCCGCAAGACCTCAGTAAAGGACAAGTTGTTCCGCAAAAGAGAAAAGGCTGCTGCGGAGGCAAAGCTTGCAAAGCTACTCGCCCAACTCCGAAAGGAAATGAGCAATGACGAGCCGCGAAGTGCTGATACTTCAACAGAGGGTGATTTCCTTGGAGGCAGCTATAGTCCGACTGAAAACAGGGCCGATGTGTAGTCGGAGCTATGAGGGGCTTATAGAGTTTGCCGAATTCTTGATGAAGATCGGTAAAGAAGAAGATTCCCACATTCATGAGGAAGCTGGCTTAGCTCTTAAGAGTACAGCCAATAGATTAAAGGTTTACATGGAATGACTATATGGGTTGTAGAAGCTTTTAAAATGTACGACTATGAAGGTCAGGACGTCCTACACATAGCCTCTGGTGACGAAGTCGCGATGAAAGACCTATTCTCATCCGTTATATCACGTTTGGTTGGTGAGTTATCAGGTAAGAAAGACCATCTGGTTTTTCAGGTGGAACCTGATAAGAGCCCGCCACACCTTAGTGGAGACGCTAGAGGTATTTGCTTATATAAGCAGGAAGATATTTCAGAAAGTTCCATAAGGGAATTCTTAGGATATGACGATGAATCTTAATTTCACATTCGGATATAATTCGACCAGCTTCGGCCTCCACGGTAGTTACACGCTAAAGTATCTACTAAAGCTAGGATGGGACGTTCGGCATGTCCCGATCGGCCAAACTCAACATGATCCAAGCTTCCCTGCGGCCAATACCAAATTTCACCACAAGGCCCCTTCTCTTCGGCTATGGCACCCAAACGATATGGCGGCTTTCACCGGGGAGCCAAAAATAGCCTTTACAGTATTCGAGCTTGAAGACCTATCAGACATCGAGGTCCACAATTTATCTTATCCAGACAAAGTCATAGTCCCAACTCAATGGGCCGCTGACGTTTGCGACAGACAGGGGATTAAAGCTTCTGTAGTCCCTCTTGGATATGACCCGTCTATCTTTTTACCGAGTCCTCCAGAGCCGGGAACCCACACGATCTTCGGCAACTTCGGCAAATGGGAAATCCGAAAAGGGCATGACGTCCTTATCAAAGCTTTCAATGCTGCTTTCGAGAAAGATGACGAAGTCACCCTCGTTATGATGCCGACTAATCGATTCCTTAACCAAGAGCAGGTAAGAGCTTGGCAACGCATGTATCTAGAGTCAAAGCTTGGTGATAAGATTCAGATCGTTCCTCGTGTCAACACCCATCAGGACGTGTACAACATCATGAAGCAGGTAGATTGTGCTGTTTTTCCAGCCAGAGCCGAAGGCTGGAACATGGAAGCTCTCGAAATGATGGCCTGCGGCAAAGAGGTCATTATTACCAATTGTACTGGGCACACCGGATTTGTCAATGAATCTTGTCGACTCATCGATATGAAAGACGAATTTGATATTGCGTACGATGGTGTATTCTTTGGCGGTTTCTCAAAATGGAGAAAATTTACACAAGATAGTTTCGACCAGCTAGTTGAGCATATGCGAAATGTCCACAGGCTCAGATCCGATCTTCTGCTTAATAAAGCGGCGGTTGATCAAGCCAGCAAATTTTCTTGGGAGCTTTCAACAAATGTTTTGGCAAAAGAAATCGAAGAAGCCTGTAGATAAGGCTGACTACCTAACATTCTATATTGAAGATGGAAGTCTGCAAATAGAATTTGGCTTTGACAATATAGAGAATCTAGTCAGAATATCCGATTCAGTACTCAATGGTAAGGTCAGACATTCCTGCATGGATGTTATTGAGTCCAAAATCCGAGAAGGTGGGCTCTGCTCAGAAGCTGACTATTTCCTAAAATCCGTCAACAAAACTATCAAGCCAAGTGAGTACACAGCATGAAAGAGCGAAAAATAGCGTGGGAAAGATGGGTTGATGAGGTTGTGGAAGATAACCTTGATATTGATATGGATATGGATGAATCTGATGAGGATATGCCAAATCTGCAAATGCTCGAACTCCCGATGCAAATTAGGACTCCACTAGGAGTCTACGGGCCGCTTGAGACTATGTCTCCCAATAATATGTTCGACTGCTGGTTCTGCCATACTAATTTCGACCTGACCGAGGCTGACAAAAATGCTCTAGACCTAGTTGATGGTATAGAAGCACTCAAAATCGTCAGTAGATATCGATTTTTCATCGGAATTGGCAAGATGTTCAGTCTGACTGATGTTAGACCAAAGGTCGAAATAGCCCTAAATATTAATCAGCACAGCATCATCGCCCAAATAATCTGTGAAATTTCCGGTAAAAAGAAATGGGCAATTGGCGTCTACGAAGATGGGTCATATAGGTCGATCACGTCAGATTCAGAGAAAGATGAGTCATATGACACAAAACTTGAAGATCTCAGAACTTCTGGGGTGGTCAATATATTGACCTCAGATGAGGTCTAAGCGTATTTATCCTTAGGAAGACAGGACTTCTCTTTTACTGGACCCTTGGGATGGATATTGTGGAGATCTATTATGGCACTTTTGCCAACTGGTTATGTTGTTAGCTGTAGAGGAACGGGCGTAGCCCCTCTGGAGCAAATTGGGGCTGTCGCCCTCGGTATTACCGATGCCACGACTGTCACGACTGGAAATCCCTACACCCAGACTTTGTCTATCAAAGACGCTGTCACAAACAGTACTATGTCCACAAGACGTAGTCGTCCTATTGCTGCTAGCGGAACTTTCCATACGTATAGTGCCCAGAAGGCATTTGCTGCTGGCACGTTCGCGTATGAGCCAAACGCTGCACTGATTCAGGGGTATAGCACCACAGTTAACGGTATTGCAAACAATGCTCTACTGTTCACCGATGGCGACTCGTACCGCCGAAGAACCGCTCTTATTCAGAAGTCTTGGGGCTACAAGTATTCTACAGCCATTCGGGCCGGGTACTTCAGCTTTACTAAGATTGCTGGTAAGAGAACCAACTGGACTACGGCTCCATCTTCTTTGAACGATACGTTCCGGTCTACGACTAACAACGCTGTCGCCTCTTCTGATGAAGCTCAGTTCGTCACCTTCCGGTCTGTTCCGGGTGAGTTGACCTACATGGATGGGTCACGCAACCCAATCACGGACGAATATCCAGCGATCACTGGCTAATCTTTTCCCAACGTGGGGGACGAAAGTCCCCCACCTATTTTAAGGTGAAACCTTATGAACTTCCTGTCTAAACTAAAAAACGCAATGTTCGGCAAGTCTGAACCATCAGTAACTCCTGTTGGCAAGGTAGATACTGTCGATATCGCCAAGGTAACACGCACAGCTATCCTGATGGGATTGGCTACTGTTGTTACGTCCCTTTTGGCCAATGTTAAGCCAGAAATGTTTGGCGAGCACTCAGGAATTGCAGCCATAGTACTAACTGTAGTAAGTGAACTGTCACTAAGATTTTTGAAGGACAACAAATAATGCAATCTGTCATCGATTTCCTTATCGCCAACAAAGTGCCAGTAGGTGGTGTTCTTATCGCCATCGTCGCGTTTTGGGATAAGATCAAGGTCGCCTTCGTCTCTCTGAAGGACAAGGTAAAGATCCCTTCCTTCGGTGGGTCAGTGGCTGTTGACGACGAAAAAGCAGATCAGGACGCCTTGCGACATCTTAGAAATAGAGCTGTTGCTATCGGGAATGTTGAGCTTCTTGCCCTGATCAAAGAGATCGATACTCGATTCTATGACATCCACACGGGGATCAAAAATGCAAAATAGACTAGCTACGCTCGTCCTATTGGTTTTGATGAGTTGCTCGGCGATTGGTGCCGATAAGGAATCAGTAGCAAAAGCGGTAAAAGAAGATGGCATGTCCGTTCAGGATGCCAGAAAGTGGTACACGGTCTACAAGGGTGCGTACATTTATGTCAAAGAACTAGATGCTGCTGGTTCTAAAGACTTTGGTGATGTTTTTGTCAGATTCCGCTCTGTCAGAGATAAGGTTATGCCGACCAAAGGCAATGAGGCCTTTAAAAAGGCTACCGATCTGTCCAAATTCGCAGACCCAGTAACTAATACCTATGCCGATTTTACGGCAGAGAACAAAACAGATCTGGCGGAAGAGCTATACGAAATTTGTGAAGGTCTTAAAGCCGGGATTAAATAATGGGAAGGGGACCTTCGAGGGACTATAGCGAAGTAATTTCAATGTACAGCTCTGGTCTATCTTCATATGACATATCTAAAATTCTCAATTGTGATAGGAGCTTAGTCTGTAAATATCTTCAAAGGGTAGGAGTAAAATCCAGAGCCAATGTTTGTATTGATGTTCATAAGGATGAAATAATTCAGCTATATAATTCATTTCATAAGATTGAAGACATAGCAGATAGATTCAATTGCGACAAGACTACAATCTACTCATGCCTCAAAAGAAATAACGTAAAATTAAACAGCAGGACGCCAAAATATAAAAAGAGGCTCGATAGGATATCTGAAGCCAAAAAGATAAAGTCAGTTGAGAACCTTAAAGTAGTAGAACTGTATAGGTCCGGTAACAATCTAAGCAAGATAAGAGAAATAACAGGATTCGGGTATGCTAGAGTTAAAAGTGCTCTAGCTAATGAGCCTAAAAATTTAGATTGCTATTTGGGAATACATAACAAAAGGTTTCGTGGTCTAAATGATATATCTGGAGATATTTGGTCAAAAATTAGGAGTGGTGCTAAAAAGAGAGACATCGGCTTCAATATAACAATTGAGGATGCATGGGGGCAATGGGAAAAACAGGATGGCGTATGTGTGCATAGTGGACATAAGCTGAAATTTGGTAAGGGTAGTGAGACTACTGCAAGCCTAGATAGAATTGACAGTAGAAAATCTTATTCTGTCGGCAACATTCAGTGGATACATAAGCAGATCAATATTATGCAGTGGGGAGTTCCAGATGAATTATTTGTGTCTCTATGTAAAATGGTACATGATAATCACCTGAGCCCGGACAGTAGCAATATTCCTAACAGAAGCTATATTAACAATTCGTGGTTCAGTAGGTTTAAAGCTAACGCCAAATACAGAAAAATTGACTTTGACCTTGATATTATCTCAGTAAATAGTCTTTTCATAAAGCAGGGCGGCAGATGTTACTTATCAGGAATGCCACTCTTGGTCGGCAAGATCGGCGAAGAGAATACCGCGTCTCTGGATAGGGTAGATAGCAACCTTCCGTACACAATAGATAATGTAAGATTTTCGAACAAGTATTTGAATAAGATGAAGCTGAATCTTACTAAAGAAAATTTTATTAGTATCTGTAGTGAAATCACTATCTATCAAAGGAGCCTTGAAGATGCCAGAATACAATATTAGTGGCTGGGTCGACCTTCCAGACGAAGTAGCCGCAATGGAGGAGCGGGTTGGGGTATTTTCCTCAGTCGCTCCTCTCCTCGTTGGAGTCGGCAAGGGGAAGGTAGTCTGCCTACACAAGAGCTACACAAAGATAGGTATCAACTTCCTATTAAGAAATCAAGGAAATATTGGATCATGTGTTGGGTTTGGCGTTGCTGGAGCAGTAGATACATTGAAAGCTGTCGAAATAGCTAATGGCGACAGAGAAACTTTTGTAAACTATACCTCTGAAGAAATGATCTATGGTGGAGGAAGAAAATTTGGCGGGTATAGAATAAGCGGAGACGGATGCGTAGTAGCTCATGCCATAAGCTATGTCAATGAATTTGGTACGTTGGCGAAGGGTAAGTATGGGAATATAGATGTTACTACTTATTCTGTAGATCGTTGTAGAAGGTGGTCAAATGCTAGTGGTTTCCCTAAAACCTTAGAGACTATCTCCAAGGAGACAGTAGTAAGACAATTTGCGAGAGTAAAATCTTGGGAAAGCTTTAGAGATAGCATAGCAAGTGGTCATCCTGTAGTAACTGGGTCGAGTCTGGGCTTTTCAACAAAAACCGACAGTGAAGGTTTTTGCAAACAAGACACAACTTGGCAGCACTCTATGTTCGGCCTAGCAGTCGACGATGAATCAAAAAGACCGGGTGGGCTCATTAGTAATAGCTGGGGAGATTATCTAAAAATAACGAAACGCAAACTCGATCAGCCTGATGGATGCTTCTGGGTAGATGCCGAAGTGATCGATAGGATGATGAGGACTGGCGATTGCTGGGCAATTTCTGATTTCAATGGCTTTAAAGCTAAAGTAGATACTAGCCTAAGCTGGTAGGAGACGAAGATGAAAAGAGCCCTCATTCTAGCAATCATACTACTCATAATGTTCATGCCAACTAAGAGTACACCCACTGTGCTCGATTTTTCGGCTGAAGATCTTGATGCTTATGGTATTGCTGGTGCTATGATGATGGTAGCACCTATCGGTGCTGATGATCTGGTTCCTATCCCTAAGCCAGAACCGCCAAAGCCAGTCACTGAATGTAAATGTAAAAATGGCAAAGTCTCATACGATGGTGGCACTTCCCTGACAGATTGCCCATGTAAGGATTCTGATAAAGATTGTGGCTGTAAGAAGTTGGCAAAAGAGACGCCTCCAGATACTTTTCCAAGAATAGTATTAATTACACAACCGTCCGTTTGTCCACCGTGCGTGTCAGTAGATAAGAATATCGTTGCCAAACTTAAGAATGATGAACATAAAAATGCTGGTTGGGATGTTGGGCCAGAAGCTTTTAATGATCTTCAAGTGCTTGATCTAGATAATGAGGCATCTTATGACGAGATTGACAGGCTGAAACTCAAGCACACAGCGATTCCATCTTTCTTTTATGTGAACAAGGACGGAGTCTCTAAAATCTTCACCGGCTCAATGTCTTATGACACTTATATTAAGTGGTCTAAAAAAAACTGAGTACTACGTATTCTCGTATTAGTTATCGTAGGTGGCAACTTAATGGATCGTCTTTTCCTAGCCGAGATCAATTAGTACAACACCTACAATCACAACATGGAATATCTAGCTTAGACGATTTATCATATGAAGAACTATTAGCAATTCACGACGATGATCACAATGGAGTATACAATGAAGCTAATAGATCTTTTTGAGGAATTAGTAAAGAATAAGACAGTCGAGGTATCTGATGGCGTAAATATCAAATGTGGTGATGAGATCAACCTAGTTATCTCGTCAGAAGATGGCAATCCAGTAATCAAATTTGGATCACCAGCAGTTCAGGTTTTTATAACAAAGATGGGGCCGATGCGGCTCTTGAATGCAGTTCGGCCCACCCTAAAATCCATTACCATAACGGATAAATCGTTCAAAATCAGTGTAGACAATGCTCCCGATATGGAGGTGGCTCGTGAACTGGTATGAAGAATACTGCAAAGAGTTCGGCTATTCGGCTAAGTCTGGCAGAAGGGGCGAGCGTGACGCCGAGAGAATGAAGAGACGAGTCGAGAAGGCCGCTACCCTCTCAAAAGAGGACCTCTCCTCTTTTACTGATAGGGCTTCAGCGGAAGCCCATCTGGAGGATAAAGCTGTAGGCATGTATGGATCATTTGGGTTTATGTTGTTTCAAGCTTTGATATCTTGGGTGATTCGAAGAATTCTAGACAGCTATTTTGGGGCAAAGAATGACAATAGTAGTAACGGCTAGTTCTCTAGTAAAAACATCCTTCAATTTCACAGAGACTCAGTCTGGCACTATCAGATCTGAGAATGAGTCTATTACAGCCAATAGGGCATATACCTATGGCACTGGCAATTTTGAGATTGATGCAGCAGTAAAAAATACTGGGGTACTTCCATCAGGCGGGTCCGTAATTCTTGATCTTAATGCGATGACTAACGAATCATTTGGGATTACTTCTACTGTGGCCTTTTCCGGGGTTAAGACCGTCACGGTCTATAATACTTCTACAGTCCAAAACAGGGACATCAACATTAGGGCGACAGGCTCGAACGCTTTCACAAACCTTTTCAATGGTGGTTCCGGAAACTTGCTTATCAAACCTTATTCAAGTTTCACCTATAATGATCCTTACAAACTAACAGTTAGTTCTACCCAGAAGAACATTAGTTTATTCGACGTTAGTGGCTCTGGGGCCACTTATGAGATCTGTATTTTAGGCAATTTGACATGATTGATACACCAAAGCCAGAGAAGGACGAGTCAGAAGCAAACTACATGCAGAGATGCATGGATCATATTGCTGGTTCAGAAGCAGAGAATGATGAAAAGGTTTCTTCTTGCTTAGCTATGTATAGAGGAAAACCAAAAAACTCTGGCTCAGCAATGGATAGAGTAGATTTCTCCATGTGCTCAATTAAGTATCTTGAAGATATTGAGCTTGGATTTGAGGAAGAACTTACTGAGGCTAATTTTTATATTCCAGAAGTATCTGAATATGAAGATTTTGGAGAAGACACAGAAGATATTGCGGCTTCAAGCCTCTGGGAAAACATTAGGAAGAAGAAGGATCGGCTCGGTAAAAAGTATAGGCCAGCAAAGCCCGGAGACAAGGATAGACCCGATCCAAAGTCTTGGAAAAGGGCTCAGTCTGGAGAAGGAGAAATGGCTAAGGACCAGATCAAAAAGATGCATACTCAGTTGATGTCTATTGTCAGCAAGATGGAAACAATGGATATTGAACTTGAAGAGTGGACTACTGATATGGTGTCGAAGGCAGAGATTTATATTCAGAATATCTTTGACTTTGTAGAATCATATAGCGGAGAAGAAGATGAGTCATATGCTTCTGAATATCAGGGTAGAACTGTAACACTCAATAAGCCGTTTAGAACTCCTAAAGGCCCAAAGAAGTTCTCTGTTTATACTAAGAATGAGAAGGGTAATGTGGTCAAGGTCAATTTCGGCGATCCGATGTCATCTATAAAAAGAGATAATCCAGCTAGAAGAAAATCGTTTAGAGCTAGACATAACTGCGATAATGCAGGACCAAAATGGAAGGCAAAATTCTGGTCATGTAGGCAATGGCGTGCAAATTCTCCAGTAGAAGCAAAAGGAGATGCAAAATAGTAAAATTAATGTTTGCATCGCCACTTTTTGCGATTATGCTATAGGAGGATACATATGCAACATTACGTCTATGGGTTATATAAAAAGAATTGTGCCTATTCTACATACAGCATATCTGAAAATCTTTTTTATGTTGGTGTCTCGTCAGAAAAGAATATATACTTTAGAGAAAAAGACCATAAGAGATCTGACTCAAACAAGCACAAATTAGCAATAATAAACAAGTATGATTTTTTCCTAAAAATATTGTGGTCTTTAGAGTCTAGGGAAGAGGCAGAAGAGCGTGAAGCTTTTTTGATTAGGTTTTTTAAGGATCAATTGTGTAATATTAACTTAAGTTCTAGAGATATGACATATGCTAGATCTAGAACTAAAAAGCCTAAGTCTCAGTGGAAGAAGCATTCGTTAGAGGATAGGGTCTCTAATAGAGATAGGAATCTTACAATTCCTTATTCAGATATCATCTCATTGATAAATGAATGGATCACTGACCCAAAAGAATCACAAACAAGCTTCGCTAAAAGAAAAAATATATCTAGATGTATGTTTAAAGACTGGCTCAGATTATATTTTCCTCAGTATTTAGGATTGACAAAAAAATGGCAGCTAGAAAAATGGAACCAAATAAACAAAGATAATAAAAAGCCAACAGACATAATCAAAGAATTATCCGAATTAACTGGTTATAGCTACATTAAGTCAAAGTCTTTATATTACAGATTTATTAAGAATCAAGATTCTGATTCTTTGGAAAAGAAGTCTCGCCAAAAATAAAAGCTACAAGCCACTTGACACCACGACCTCCGGAGACTATAATCCTCGGAGGTCGCTTTGTTCAACGTCTAGATTGGTGTACAGATGAGCAATTTTTTAAACATAAACATTCCATTCTTTTGGGGCTACCTAGACACGGG